TAACATGAAGACTGTGATACAAGCAAAAATTCTGGCATCCAAAGAAGAGTCCAAAGCATTATTGGATACGATGCAAGTTTTTAACCAAGCTTGCCAAGAAATTGCCGAAGTTTGCTACAAAGAAAAATTAACATCACAATTTAAAATTCAGAAATTGGTTTACCACGAAATTAAATATAAATATAAATTATCAGCACAGTTGGTAATCTTGGCAATCTGTAAAGCTTGTCAGTCTTATGCAAAAAATACAAAAGTTTGTCCTAAAATTAAAAAACATTCTGCCATGACTTATGATCCAAGATGTTTGACATTTAAAGGATTAACCCATGTAAGCATTAGTACAATTCATGGCAGAAAAAAATATGCAATACAAATAAGAGATTACTTCCAAGGCAATGCAAAAAGAATCAAAGGACAAGTAGACTTGTTGTATAAAAACAATGAGTTTTATTTGTATGCTACTTGTGAAACACCGGAAGACCTTGAATACAAACCAGTTGATATTCTGGGAATTGATCTTGGTGTAACTAATATTGCCGTAGATTCCACCAAAGAATTTTACAATAATAGTCAATTAGAAAATAAAAGAACTAAGTATGCGAAACTAAGAAAGCATTTACAAAAGAAGCAAACGAAATCAGCCAAAAGAAAGCTGAAAAAGATTAGTGGCAAAGAGTCAAGATTTAGAAAGGATGTTAATCATCAAATAAGTAAAAAGATTGTTTCTAAGGCAAAAAGCACAAACTCTGCAATAGCACTTGAAGACCTCAAGGGTATTAAAGAGCGGACAATTGTTAAAAAATGCCGTAAGAAACAAAGAGACAAAAGGAATGCTTGGAGTTTCTACCAGTTGAGGTTGTTTATTAGTTATAAAGCTCAATTGGCTGGTGTTCCTGTTGTCATAATAAATCCTGCTTATACATCGCAAATGTGCCCTAAGTGTACAGCAATTGATAAGGAGAACAGGAAGACACAAAGTGAATTTTGTTGCACAGGCTGCAACTACACCGAACATGCTGATGTAGTGGGATCAATTAACATTGCATCAGCAGGAGCCACATCAATTGGCTTAATGTCGTCCGCTAACTTGCTACAAAAAGCTAGTTAGAATTGGAATGACAAGCTCCCGGCTTCAGCCGGGGGTAGTTGAAAAAGATTTCCTTGAATTTCTTTAATGGTAGATGATCCTGCATAGTCAATATATAGGACCATGTAGCCTATTGCCATAGAGTTGTCGATCTTTATTTCGTAGGTAATAGTAAATGTTAATCCTAGGTTATCTAGCTTGCTACTTTTTACTATAACTTTATTTCCTGTAAAATTCACTTGTGATTGGACTAACGTCCAGTTCCTAGCATATAATTTAATTGTGTTGATTGCAAAATCTAAGAGAACTTTGTAATCAATAAACTTTGTCCAATTTTGTGTCAAAGTATCTTCTAGTTTCTCTTTTTTTAACATTTGCATGGGGAATGCTATGCCTCCTAGGCAAACAAAGCCTGTTTTGAGAAATTTTAGCTACAACCTGACTGACAAAGATCTTGCATTTATTTGTAGCAGATTGCATTACAATTATCAAGATGATCTTTCTGATGTTTGTAATTTTTTATCTTTAGCCCAAACGGAAAACGTCGAAGTTATTCGTGGTTGGTTAGAAAGTGCAGAGTCATCGGGAGATTTTTACTCTGTAGTTGACGAAATTAAAAGTTCTGTGGACAAGGAGTTTGAAAGACGAGGCGGTAAGTTCACAGAAATTATTTGATATTTGAGTCTGTTTCCTTTAAAGGGGGTGATTTCTTTTAGACTCAAACCACGGGCTGGATTTCCAGCCCGTGTTGCATTATTATGGGCGCATGCAAACAATATCTATTTCTGATGCTCCTCATCCAATTTCTACTTCTGCGTTTGAACACGCTGTTTTTCCTTTTCAAGAATTTAATATTGTACAATCTGCATTGTTGCCAATTATAGAAAAAGATTGCAATATATTAATTGCATCTGCTACTTCTAGTGGCAAAACAGTAATGGCAGAAATGTTTGGTAGTTATGAAATACGAAAAAATAAAAAAAAGATGTTATTTTTATGCCCTTTAAGAGCATTAGCAAGTGAAAAATATAATGACTGGACTAACGAATCTTATCATTTTTCTGATTTAAATGTGGGTATTTATACAGGTGATTACAGAGGTGAATCAGATGCTGAGACTCTTGAAAAGCACGATATAATAATAATGACATCTGAAATGCTAAATCATAAAATAAGAAATACAAAAACTAAAAACGATTGGATTAAAAATATTAATTTAATTGTTATAGATGAAAGCCATTTGTTAACAGTTCCTGGCAGAGGCGATCATCTTGAGTCGGCAATAATAAACTTCTCTCTTATTAATAGAGATTGTAGATTTGTTTTGTTGTCCGCAACTTTGCCAAACGTAGAAGAAGTTGCTGGATGGTTCTCAAATATTATTAATAAAAAAGATACTTATGTTTTAAGGAGCACACACAGGCCCTGTCCTTTAAAAACACATATTATGCAATACGATGATGAGTCATCAATAAGACCAAGTGTTCATGAGCTTATTGATGAAATTTGTAAATGTGTATCCAAATATTCTTTGGATAAATTTCTTGTTTTTGTTCATGCTAAAAAAATAGGAGAGATGATTGTTGAAGGTTTAGCAAGGAGAAATATTACTGCTGGATTTCATAATGCAAATTTAGATTCGGCTCAAAGATCAAACTTGGAAAATAAATTTAAACAAACCAAAGAAGCCAGAGTGATGGTCGCCACAAGCACCTTAGCTTGGGGCGTTAATCTTGCTGCTAGAAGGGTCGTAATAGCAGGGGCTACAAGAGGTCCAGAAGTAGTCCCTTCCTACGATATACTGCAAATGATGGGCAGAGCAGGCAGGCCCCCATATGACACCGAGGGCGATGCTCATATTTTCTTGCCAGCAAGTCGAAGTAGAGAAATAGCTAAGATTATTTTAACCGCACAGCCTATTCAAAGTAGGATGTTAGATGTTTCATGTTTTGGCACCTATGATGTATTAGCTTTTCATATTGTGTATGAAATATCAGTTGGAAATATTAAAAATAAAAATGATGTTATAAAGTTTTATGATATGACATTTGGAAGTTTTCAAAAACAAAAAATTAAATTAGATGTATTAAACATTACTATTGATAGATTGATGAAGGGCGGAATAATATTTACAGATGATTTAACTGGTGAATATAATGTAACCACAATTGGCAAAGTTTCTGCAATTTTTTATTATAATCCTTTCGATCTTTCAAATCTTAGTAGTAATTTTACCAAGCTTTTTAAAATGGAAAAGTTTGATGATATTGAACTAAGCCTTGCTTTGGCCAATACTTCCAGCAATATCATAGGCTCTCTAAGCAAGCAAGATAGATTGGATATGCAGTCATATCTTACAAAAGTAGATGATAAGAAACTAAACTATCCAGAAAATGTGTTAAAGATAGGATATTTGTATAATAAAATTTTAAATGGAAGGTATGAACAAAGGCATGGTTCATTGTACAAAACTTTGCAAAATGATTTGCAAAGATTAACAGAAGTTTTACGGGTAGTAGACAACATGTCTAAAAGATGGGGCAAAAACGAGTTTTTTAAAGTTTTATCTAAAAGATCTATTTATGGCGTTTCTTCTAAGCTAATTAGCTTAATAGAAATAAAAGGAATTGGAAAAATCAGAGCTGAAAAACTTTATAACAATGGTTTTAAAAATAAAAATGATATAATGAGCAATATTGAAGCTGCTTCATCGTTAGTTGGAATTAGCAAAGAAAACCTAATTAAATCTATTCAGTAGAATTTTTTTCCTGATCTTTTCCAAAGAAGTCTTCGGGGTATTCAATTTTTACTACTCCATCTCCTTCTGTTGGATTGCCTTTTTCATCTTCTACCCACCAACGGACTTGCTTTACCTCTATTTGTAATTCGTCCATATGACATTTATCTCCAGGATCAACTGGCATGTGGTATTCTTTACCATTAAGTAATATTGCCACTTTACAAGTAGAATTTTCCCTGTTATATAAAAAACAATTATTACAAATTTTTTCTATTTCTTTTCCCATGTTAAATTATAGTTTTTTTGCGAAGACTTTTCTGGTAAAATGTCAATAATGGAGGATTATAACCGTGCATATCGCATCAAGAGTATACAGAGCGCTAAAACATATTAATTCCGAAACAACTCATACAATTGATTTTGGTCAGGCATGGAAAATGTATGATGGATCTAAAAATGATAAAAGTTTTGTGTTTTATAATGCCCCAAAGCATTATCAAAACAGCGGAGGGATAGAAAGAATATGGTGGGTTGAAACAGATAATGGACCATTTATTTTGAAGGATGATGATGATACTCGGTGGATAAGCAACAAATCAGGAATAAGTTTTGAATTTTTAAAAAATTTGTTTGAAAAAACTACATCTGATACAGTTTTTTCTAAATAGCCTTTCTGTTATAATAACAGAAAGGAGAATTTGGATGCGCCATGAGCAACTACCATTTGAACAAAGGTTAAAAATATCAGATAATCAAACATTTCAAATAATGAACTCTTTGTTTGAAAAAAAAATTATTAAAAAATTTGTAAAAGCCCAGCTAGATGAAGACAAGGAAGGAATTGATTATTTTGTAGACATGGACGACTTTTATGCAGCTCCTATACAGTGTAAAACAAGACTCAAAGGTAAAAAAGATATTCCAATAGTAAGATATCAACCATTTAGAGGAATAGATCACGATTCTATTGTTGTAGGAAGAGATTACAAAGGATTGAAAAACGGCAAAACTTTATTGTATCTTACAGGAAGTCAAGACAAAAATAATTCGAAAAAATTTAATAATGTAAGTATTATATGTGCTAAAAAGCTATTTGCCCTAATAACAACAGCAGAAAAAGAATGGTTTCCAGATGAAAAACATTGGGATTATTTTAATTACGAAACTTATAAAAATACAATTAATAAAGGAAGAAATAGCTACAGATTAAAAGTTGCTTCAAATGGAGTTGAAGCTTGGTTTAAGAAAAACCCTCAAGAAAGTTTTGGAAAGATAAACTACTATGTTCCTCATTCTGAAGTAGATAGGAACGTGCCAATCTAAAAAAACGTGCAGATAAAAGGAATTAACTGCTTGTTTATTTTATTATAAAAATCTTCTCTGCTTCCATTGTTAATTATAAAAAAATCAAAGCATTCTAGCCCTTTTGGATATTCTTTGTGACCAAAAAGATTGATTGGTCCTTCGGCTATTTTGGTTTCTAAGCAATATTGAATTATTGGTTTCAATTGTGCTTCAGATGGATTAGGATCATCATTTAAATAACCATCTCTATAAATCAAAATGTTTAATCCATTTTTATTATGAACTGCTTTTGCTTCATTAATATATCTGCCATCAGATATGATTAGATTATCTTCTGAACGCAAAGCAATATCGATCCAAATACTTGGTACAATTTGCCTGAACCCATCTCCTATAAATTGAAGACTTTTTCTAACATTCATTAACATGCCTGGAGGGCATTCATTTTTTCTTTTCCATTCTTCAATAAACTCTCTAGTAACACCAAAAGCTTTGCAATAGGTATCTTTCACCGCATTTGCAAACGCTCCTCTAGTCCAATTTTTATTTTTTGGTAAAACATCTACGAGATAATCGCAAAGAGTATCTTTTCCATTTGCGAGCTGAGCATAAGTGGCAATGATATTACCCATACAATTTCTCCTAGGTATAGGAAATTGTACTATTTAATAACTTTTGATTCAATTAATATTTTTACCTTCTTTGAGAAGCTTGAGTCCCTTTTCGGTCAGGATAATAAAATCCCAGTTTCTTTTTTTGCAATAAGAACCTGCCGCAGACCACTTTGCTAAATTTTTTGGAAGCTTTGTTTGATTTTTAGGCTTGATTTCCCATAATTGCATTTTGCCATTTGCATATTCAACTAAAATATCTGGGATATATTTGTGACCATACCCTTCAAACATGTAATCTATTTCAATTGGCTCAACACTGTATTTTAATACATCTTTTTTTGTTTCTAACACTTTGTAAAATTGACATTCAAGGCCAGACCTGAAATAAAGTTCTTTATTATTTTTTTTAGAAAAGAAAAATCCTGTTTTAAACTTTGGCAACTTTTTAGGCCTTTTTGCAAATGCGTCTCTAAGAATAAGCGGTCTTAAAGGATAGTCTTTAGGTATCGTTTTTTCAGGATGTTTTATAGCATAGTGCTTTCTAAGTTCTCTTAAAGGCATTTTGCATTCAGGACAAACAATGTAATCTGTACCTTCTTCATGATTATTAAGAATATGATTTCTAAATCCTTCAAGATTGTCGAAGGATTCGAAACAAACAAAGCAGGTGTATGATCTTTGTCTATTGATCATCAATTAAAATGTTTTCTTTTTCTTTGGATCCAGCAACTGGCTCATCAGTTATTTTATTTTTTAGCTTTTTAACAACTTCTTCTTCCTCTATTATTTTGATCTTATCAGCTTTTGGTTTATTAAAGCCAACGGAGTTGTTAACAACAGGGTCGCTAGATCTATCATTAAGAGCTTTTTCTACATCTACAGCAGTAAAAACAACATCTGGTTCTAATCTGTGTCTTGAATTAATGTCCATCATTGTTGCAAAAACCATTCTGTCATCTTCCCCAGCTGCATAATACTTGTCTTCAAATTTAAAAAACATTATTAAATTATGAGAATCAAAGAAAGAACGAATTGAATCTGCATCTGCTTCACTAATTATAAATGTTTTAAAATCTAATAATGTTGAATTGTTGCTCATATTAACATATATATTATATGCAAAGTTTAAATTTTAAAAGGTTTTTTGAGGAAGCTGATGGAGCAGATGCCGTAGGTGCTTTGACAAGCTTTTTAGGTATCGATCCTAAAGATATACCAGAAGTTATGGTAGAACCAAAGCTATTATCGCAAATGGTTTTTGGCAAACAACAAGTTTCTGTAGCTCCATATGAAGTAAAACCTGTTTATAGAAATGGAAATTGTGTTGGAGCTTATTTAAAAATAAATCCAGAATATTCCAAACCATCTTATGTTTATATTAATTCATCTTTAAATAGTAATAGAAATAAAAAAATTCAAGGAGCAATATCATTAGATAGTTTAGATAAATTATTAACACTAGGATTACAAGCACAATGATTACTAATTTTAAAGATTGGTTAAAAATACAAGAAACCACCACAACATCAAATGTAGTTTCTGGAGCATCTGGTACAGATACTGGAAATATTGCTTCATTTAAAATGCCAGTAGGCGGTGGATTGCTCAAGAATAATAATGCAAATAAAAATCAATATAGAAAATGTGGTCTGGCTGGTTGTCCTCAAAAAAGTAATTAAAAAATTATTTTTAGACACTATATTATTGTGTAACCTTTGTTTTGTTTAATAAATTTTGTTTACTATTATTTTTATTTGTTTTTTTAATATTTGATAATATAATAAATATGAGCTTATGAGGTTACAAAAGCGGCAAATATTTGCCACGGTTCTGGCGGGGTTTCCGAAAAACCCCGCCAATTTTTTTTGTCTTGATCGCAAATACAATTCGTTTTAGAATTCTTCAAACACAGGAGAATCATATGGACGCTCTCGATCTCGTTCCTAATAAAAAAATTCAATGCCTCGACCTCGGCTTCGTTGAACTAATCGATGTAATGCCTCGCATCGTCCCAGATGGACAAACCTGCGATTATGCCATTTGCCAAATGGCTAGAACTAGCTACGGGGCTGGCACCAAAACTGTTAATGAAGACAAGGGTCTTATTAATTACCTTCTTAGAGCAGCGCACACTTCTCCTTTTGAAGCCATAGAAATAAAAATTCATATGAAAATGCCCATTTTTGTTGCTAGACAAATGATTCGGCACAGATCAAGCAGCGTGAATGAGTCGTCATTAAGATATAGTGTAACAAAAGATGAATTCTATTTACCAACTGCACAAGAATTAAGACTTCAATCTAAGACAAATAAACAAGGTTCTGAAGGTGCATTAGATTTAGAACAAGCAGAAAAATATGTAAAGATTATAGAAGACCAAAGTAGAGAGTGTTATAAATGGTATTTGGATATGCTTGATGCCGGAATATCCAGAGAACAAGCCAGAATGATTCTTCCAGTCAATCTTTACACAGAATGGTATTGGAAACAAGATTTACACAATCTTATGCATCTAATGGCATTAAGATGCGACCACCATGCACAATACGAAATTCAAGTCTATGGCAATGCCATTTTGGAAATCGTAAGACACCTATGCCCTTGGACTATCGAAGCATGGGATAAATACCACCCCCTCCGTGGAGCAATAAAACTAACCAGCCTTGAAAAAGATGCTATTAAAAAACATAATATAGAAAACAATTCTATTTCTTCGATAGGAGAAATAGCCACAGAAAATAAAAGAGAACAGGGAGAATGGAAAACGAAAGCTAAAGAATTAGGATTTTAACAAACAGAATACTAAATATTAATTATGGAAAACTTTATCAATTGGCTTAAAAAAGAAAAAGAAGTTAGTGCAGAGGAAATCAACAATTCCTCATCTGTGGAGGACATTATTAATAATGTCAAAGCAGTTTGTGTTGACAAATTAAGTATGCAGACAGAAGAGCAGGTTCCTGCAGCCAAGATTCCCGCTCCACAAACGAAGCCCATGAGTTCTCCAACCGTTGGGGGAGGCAAAGGACAAGTTGCCGGGCCACAGAAAGTGGTTCCACAACAAAAGGGACAAGCTCCTGCACCACAACAACCACCCGGACAACAACAAGCTAGGCCTTTGGTAGGTGATGGTGGGACTGCGCCAGCCCAAATTCAAGGACAGAAAGTTAATTTGCCAACTGACCCTACGGCAAGAGAAAAAATGCTTAAAGCCATGCTACAGCGTGGACAAGGGCAAGTTAAAAAATAATGCAGACTTTTTGTCTGCATTATTTTAATTTTTGAATTAATAATCAAAATTTCCAGCGCAATTTTCTTAATGGGAATCCTTCGACTCCGCTATAGCAGAAGCTATCTCCTTGTTTTAGCATTCTGTCTATTACGCTGCTGTGTGCATAGAAGCCTGCTGGGCTTGGATTGCCGGGACCAATATTATTGGTTCCCATATAAAGACCCCAGCTATTTAAAATGAAACCATATTCTTGACCTTCTATTGTGGCGTATCCCAAAATTGCCATTTGGTGCGCCCAAGATCCGCTAGGACGACATATACCATTCTTATCTCTGCTTGTTGTAAATCCTTGATTAGATGCAACACTTAATGCATAGCCTTGAGCTAATGCTTTCTTGGCAGAAGTCCAATCAGAAACTTTAGTGGTTGATTTTACAGGATGCTTCTTAACTAGAGGCTCTAAATCATTTGGAACTCCACTCGATCCCCATTGACGGCATAATGACTGAGAGTAATTTGTTAAATCATATTTGCCATCTAGGAATACTCCACGATTAATAATTCCATATGTATTAACAAATTTAGCAGCCCATGCACCGATGGAGCCATCGCCACGCAATCCGCCATTTCCTATTTCAATCCTACTTCCTCCATATACAACTTCTTGAACAAGAGGTTGGAATTCTTCATTTTGTCCTTGTGCTATCTCAATGCACATAACATGTTCTATTGCTGAACAGCAACCGAATGCGACACAGCTTCCGACTTGACCTTGGTTGCGAGCAGGTAGTACATCACCAGTAACTTGTTTGGCAAAATCCCAGAGGTATACATGGTCTGGAAGTTCTTCGTCAGCATATGAAAAAGCAGGTGCCTCTGTGAAGTCTTTGATAGGTAGAGTATCGACTATGGCGGTAACAGCTACTGGGTCATCAACCCACCCGAATTCAACGCCATCTGGCACATAAGTAACTGAGGAATCAAAGCCTTCATTGGCTAGATTAGTCATATATGTTAAATAATGTTCATTAGACATTGATGCCTCCTAGAGCGGTTAGTATTTTATTGAAGTTAGCTTTAATTTTTGTTCTGACTTCTGGTGTTAAAGAAGTGTTGCTATCGGTTCCGATTTCAGCGTCTGATTTATCGGCGCACATTTCTCTAATAGAGTCAATTTTTCCAGATTGAAGATTTCTATTTGAGAATGTTTTTACAGTAGCAAATAGATCTCCTTGTGTTTTGTAATTAGGATTATCTACTTCCTTTAGGGCAAAAGAGTAGATGCTTATTAACTTTTTTACAGAAGCCGACTTGTCTTGTTCTTGTAATCCACCGTACATACTTTGAACAGCTTCATTGAATTGCTGGTCAGGAGGTGTTGGCGGAACAGGATTTGGCGGCATGGGACCGGGAGGAGTTGGCGGCACAGGATTGGGTGGCAATGGATCTGGACCGGGGTTTCCGACAACGAGTGTTGTGATGGCGGGATTACTTGGTTTGTTATCAATAGAGGTATAAGCCAGAACTCTGTATTTTCCTGGTTTTGATGCTACAACAACAGTAGTTTTTCTATCTGTTAGTAGATTTGATGGGAAAACAGATAGTCCTGCGTCTAATGGGACGAATTGTACAATTTCGCCTTTTGTTACGGCGGTAATTGGAATGAATACAGAGGGCTCTCCCTTGACTGTTTCTGGCAGAGATATGTCTTGTCCAGAAATTAAAAACGAAGCGAATAATTGTAAGAACATTTTTTCTCCTTATAGTTTTACTGATTCTTTGGTTTGTTCTTTAGATGTCCATTCTTCTATGGCTTTTATAACAGCATCTAAAAGTTGAGGTCCATATTTTTGAATAAGAAATGGTAACAGCTTTTCAAATATAACACTTATAAGTTTTGGATTAAGACCTTTTATGTCTAAATCTTTGAATAGAGTTGCTATTTCGGGGTCTGATTGTATAACATTTCCTAGTTCTGAAAATGGTTCTTGTTGTTCTCCGACAAGTCCTTTTGGTTTTTCTTCTTTTGTTTTCCACAAGGATACAATAAAGTCTAGAACTGTAGGGCCAAATAAACGCAGGCATTCCATTACAAATGGAAGGCTAAATCCATTTTTTAAAGCCGAAGAAACAATACTTAGTACTGTTGGGCCATATTTATTTAATAATTCTCCAACATCAGATGGTGAAAGACCAAATGATTGGGCTTCTAATATACCTAGTGATTGTGTTTCATTGTTTGACATGATTAATTGCCTTTCGGTTGTAAGTTGTCCAATATGTCTGTGAATAATTTTAAATCTTTTGGAATGTTGCCAAAATATACATTGTTATTTTTAGTATCTTTTACAATAAGCATTCCTTGTGGAAAATTCTTAGAAGCATCTTTATATTGATCATCTGATAAAGAAGCTATATCAATAGTTTTAAATGTTATACTGTTATATTTGCCGCCAAAATCTGTATATGGAACATTTATTATTTTGTTTTGTTCTGTGGTTAAAGAATTGTAATTTACATAAATTGTAACAGAATATTTATCTGATGGTTTTTCTGGGGCTTTTGCTCCTTCTACTGTTATTTTTGTATTTGCAAAATCTGTTAATCCATTTTTTGTATTTGCTATAGCAAAAACATTAATAATTGATATGTCTTCAACATTATTAAATGTTAAAGTTTTTTTTGTTGAATCTTCTTTGTATAGACATGGTTTATTTGAAATTACCAGCCATTTTACATTACCTTCTGTTCTAGCATTTACAACTATTTGTTTTGTATTTGGTAAAACTTTTATATCTGGAGTCAATTCTAATCCCGGCACAGCATTTAATTTTTGTGATTGGGATAAAGCAAAATTTGAAAGTAGAAATAATAAGGCTATAGATAATATATTTTTCATAGGGCTCTCCTTACTAATTGTATGTATACAATTGGAATTTTTTCCTACTGAATACTATATTGAATTTGGGAAGCGAAATAATTGCTTGCCATGTTTTTCTCCTGCTCTCAGAGCGTGTAATTTTTCGGAATTACACGCTCTTTTTATTTATATGGACGAATTACTTATTGACTTTTTAGCCAAAGATTCAGAATCTAATATTAAAATTAATGTTATTGGCGATTCAATGTTTGATGAATATCACAATGTTGAAGTTAAAAGAATAAGCCCGGAATTTCCTATTCCTGTATATAAATCGAATTCTGAAGTGGCATCTAATGGCCTTTTGCCTGGTGGAGCCGCTAATGTTGCGGCTCAATTAAAATATTTTAATGTTAATGTCGAGTTGGTTTCTTTAATTACGAATTTGGCGAAAGTAGTATTTGAATCGAATGATGTTAGTACAAAATATTCAAAAATAATAGACAATATGCAGATTCCCACGAAGAGAAGAATATATTCTGAAGGAATTCCTTTGGTAAGGTGGGATATTGAAAAAGAAAATTTTGGTTTAGATGATATTAAAAAATATTTGATGGATTTAATTATTCCTGATAGTGATTTCAATATTTTTTCTGATTATTCAAAAGGTTTGTTTAGTTATCCTTGGTTTAGGAAATTTTTTAATCAAGCTCCTTCTTTGGTAGATCCTAAAAATTCTGAAATAGACTTTTGGCAAGATTGCACTTATTTTAAGCCAAACAGCATAGAGGCTAGGTATTTATCAGAAAAAAAGAACTGGAAAGATCAAATTGAATATTTTATTGATTCAATAAGATGCAAGCATGTTGTAATTACACAAGGTGGAAATGGAATAGTAGGAAAAGATGAAGATTATTTTGAATACAATCCAAAAGACTTATCTGTAAATCCAGAAAGTTTGGTAGGGGCAGGAGATTGTTTTGCAGCATTTTTATCGATGGCAGCATGTCGAGGATTCAAGTTGGAGGATGCTGCAAAGATAGCTTATGTTGCCGGTTCATTGTATGTTAAGAGGAATTTTAACAAGCCTATAAGTCCCGGCGAATTATTGATTCATGCTGGAATTAAACATGTCACAGCCCCGCAGATTTTACAAAACAGAAATTTTAAATTAGTTGCTACAAATGGTTGTTTTGATTTGGTTCATGCTGGCCATTTGCAAAGTCTTAGGTATGCAAAGCAACAGGGAGATCGTTTAGTAGTATTGATTAATTCTGATGATAGCGTGGCAAAATTGAAAGGTGACTCCAGACCTATTTTGCCACTTCACAATAGACTACAGATGATAAAGAGTCTGGACATGGTTGATTTTGTTGTTGTTTTTGATGAAAACACACCAGAAAATGTTCTTAGGAAAATAATGCCAGATGTTCTAGTAAAAGGTACTGAATACGAAAATAAAGAAGTGGTTGGTAGTAGCTTTATCAAGGAAATAAAGCTTGCTCCTATGATCAAAGGCATCTCTACAACGGATATTATAAAAAAAATAAAAAATTCATAGTAAATAACTTACTATGAAAAAATTCTCTATTTGGATGGAAGAACGGCTACACGAATTGGCAGCGCCGGGGCAGCAGCCTGCTACTGGTACAGCCCCAGCTACTACCAACACTTCTGCTACACAAAAAAACGATCCTAATAGTCCTGCATACAAACTTTTGTTGGCTAAAAATATTGGCAAAGTGATGACAGGCAATAAAAAAGACACTTTGGCAAACCAATTGGCTTTAGCTGTTGGCGCTACAGGTGAAGGGAAACAAGTTTAATGACCTTCAAAGAATTTATAAAAATGGATGAGCATAAATGGAATAATCATGGTGGAGATAGAATGAAAACAATGAGTTCTCATATTAGAAAAGCTTTGCACACAAGCAGAAAGCCTTATATGGGAAGCATACATGATTTTAAAAGTAAAAAAGGAAAGTAAGATGTTTGTTGATATTTCTTTTGCTGAATGGCTATTGTTTTCGGAAATGGCAGTTGGTGGTGCGCCACATACATTCTTGCAGAAGAATCCAAGAAAGCCAGATCAGTCAGATCAGGATTTTATGGTTGTAGCCGGAAATACATTTCCTGTGAAAGATGATTTGAAGAGTGCTGGATTTCAATTTTATATGCCGACAAAAACATGGAGCATACCTAGATGGAAATACAAAAGCATGAAGCCAGATTTAAAGGTTAGTTTGGAAAAGAAAGGAATTAGTTTTGATCCATTCGATATGCCAAGGGAGCAGATGCTGCCCCAAGAAGCACAAGAAAAAACGACTGACGAACAAATAAAAGATGACATTGAAAAAATTGCTAAAATGAGCAAAAATCAGCAGTATGAAAAGCTTGATGAAATGTTAGAAAAGCTTATCGATGATATTGGCACAATGACAGACGAAGCGAAAAAGAGTCAGTTGGTTAAGGACTTTTTGGCTATTGCAGCAAAGCTTTATCAATATTCTCCAAGAAACCAATGGCTAATATTTATCCAAAATCCTAAAGCTACAGATGTTCAAAGCGTTACCAAGTGGCAAAAGCTTGGCAGAAGACTTAAGCAAGGTGCTGATAAGAATAAGATTGCAATCTTTATTCCAATAGTTAAAAAAGAAGAAGCTATAAAACTTTCACAAGAAGAAGAAGAAAGATTAAAAGACCCACAAATTGAACCGTGGGAAGAAATCGAACTCAGAGATAAACAAAGAGGCGCAGCAACTGTTTATGGATACAAGATTGGTTATGTTTACGACATTCAAGATACAGAAGCTATTCCAGGTGCAAAAGCATATGATCCAGTATCTTATAGAACAGATAAGAATGAGCCAGTTGAGGAATTAAAAGGAATTGTTGCAGCCTTATTAAATTATGCAAGCGAAAAAGGAATTCCTGTAACTTTTGAAGGCATGGATATAAAGACTGGTGGATTTGCAACTAAAGACAAAGTAGTAATAAATAATACTTTTGATGGTATTAATAAAGCATCGGTCTTAATTCATGAGCTAGCACATAAATTTTTACATTTTGGTCCCGAGAGAAAATCTTATAGAACTAAAGAGGAATATCAAATTGGAGAACTTGAAGCTGAATCAATAGCATCAATTGTATTAAACTTTTTTGGCTTCAATCCAACTACAGCTCCAAATTATCTTGCTTTATGGCGTGGCGATAAGAAACAAATCAAAGCCAGATCTGAAACTATTAAGAAGGGTGTTCAGGAATTTATAAAAGCAATTGAAAAATATTATAGAGATTCTCATGTTCATGAAGACGAGTTTGAACAACAAGAAACAGTATAATTAAAATAATATTAATTAATTAGTTTAAATAGATACCAAATATTTATTTTTTGCTAGTTTGTATTAATTTTGTTTTATATATAAATAAAGTGTTTAGTATGAATGAAATGTGTGTAAGAAAGGATTTTTAGTAATATATAGGAGGTTTATTATGTCAAAGCGCTTTGATTTTGGTGAAGACGATTTCTTCAAGAAAGACGACGACGGCAGCAGCGAAGAAATAAACTTCAGAGATGAGTTGTTTGCAGCACAGCAGGAACAAACAGATCTTTTGAAAATGGATGTAGACGAAAAGATTTTAAATGATGCAATATCTTTGGCGAGTAAAGATTGGATTTGGTGTTTTAGAAGTGCAAAAAGTAAAATTGATATTATTGCTAGAACATATAGAAGTTTGAAAAAAATTGTTGATAAGAAATAAAAAAATAATTTTTCTAACTTTATTAACCGGAGAGAGAAATCCTCCGGTTAATTTTTTTTTGGAGATAGCTTATGCCTGTCTATGTTTTTACTTGCACCAACTGCAATCATTATTATGAAAGTTTAGAATCATTTGATCCAACTGGGAAATACAAACAAGTTTCCTGTACTCAATGTAAATCAAAAAGAAAAAAGTTAGGCGTAACTGCTGCAGCAATTAAGTTTACAAATCCTAAAGATACAAGTAAGTTTGATAACTTTGACTATCGTGCTGGATATAATTTAGAGCAGGCTCAGAATCTAAGAAGAGAAGCCGAAAAGGAATCTCATGTTGGTTCTAGTCCGTATAATAGTATAGATGACATAAGTGGCGGCGAGCACTTTGGAGAAGTTGAATAATTCAAAGATTGGAGAAGTTTAATGAGCAAGCTTAGTGAAATTGGAAAGAATTACAATAAAGAAGAATTTACAGTAATAAACGAAGAAATTAGCTTTGATGAGTATTTGGAAAAAATTTATAAAAATCCAAAGCTTGTTAGAACATCATATCAAAGATTGTATGATATGATTGTTTCTTGTGGTTCTTATGAAGTTGAAAAATATAGAAAAATAATAACACATTATAAGTTTTTTGACGATTTGTCTATACCAATTTTTGGATTGGAAGAAACTCTTGATAGATTTGTTAAGCACATTAAGGGTGCTGCGGGTTTTTATGGTACTGAAAAGAGAATTTTGCTTCTACACGGGCCGGTTGGTAGTTCCAAGAGTACGATTTGTAGATTGTTGAAGAAGGGTTTGGAAAAGTACAGTCGTACTGATGATGGTGCGTGGTATTCTTTTAAATGGGTAAATCTACCAACCGGCGCAGATGGTCTTTATGTTTCTGAAACAGATATGTGTCCTATGCACGAAGAACCTCTTCGTTTGCTTCCATTGGAAATGCGACAAGGTGTTTTAAAAGAACTAAATAAGGTTCACAGGGAACAAGCTGAAGAAAGTAGCTTGCCTACTTTGTATTCATTAAATGTTGAAGGTGAGTTAGATCCAAGATGCAAGTTTTTTATGAAGAGCTTGCTTAAAAAGTATAATGGAGACTGGGAAAAGGTTATTGAAAATCATATTCGTGTTGTAAGAATGGTTCATAGCGAATCTGACAGAGTTGGAATTGCTACATTTCAACCTAAAGATGAGAAGAATCAAGATAGCACTGAATTAACAGGTGATATTAACTTCTCTAAGATTAGTCAATTTGGTTCTGATTCAGACCCTAGAGCATTCTCTTTTGATGGAGAGCTTTGCATCGGCAACCGTGGTGTTGTCGAATTTATTGAAATGTTGAAGCTTGAGCAAGCCTTCTTATACGACTTGCTTGGAGCATCTCAAGAAAAGTCTATTAAGCCAAAGAAATTTAGTCAGATTCAAGTTGATATGGCTATTATTGGTCACACCAATCAACCTGAATTTGAGAAACTTAAGAACAATCCATTCATGGAAGCCTTGCGAGATAGAACTGTTAAGATTGATGTTCCATACCTATTAAAATGGACAGATGAATTGAAAGTCTTAGAGCAAGATTACGGCTCAGATAGAGTAAAGCAGCATGTTGCTCCTCACACATTAGAAATTGCATCTCTTTGGGCAATTCTTACAAGATTGGAAGATGACAAGGACGGAAAGCTTTCTTTGGTTGAAAAGGCCGAGCTTTATAATGACAAGATGTTGCCGGGATGGACTGAAGACAGTGTTAAGGAACTTCGTGACAAGTTTCCAAATGAAGGAATGAATGGAGGAGTTAGTGCAAGATATGTGCAAGATAAGATTGCAAATTGTCTATCAGATAGACATGATTACATAAATCCATTTATGGTTTTAAATGCTTTGCAAGATGGATTGGATAATCATAGTTTGATTACTAATAAGGACCAAGCAAAGAGATACGCAGATTGTGTTATTTTTGCCAAGAATAAGTTAGATGATATTCTTAAGGCGGAGGTTCAAAAGGCTTTGATTGGTGATGAGGATGCCGTTGTAAGGTTGTGTGCCAATTATATTGATAATATAATGGCATACATTAACAAATCTAAGGTTAAGAATCCTTATACTGGTAGAGAAGAAAGTCCAGATGAAAGATTCATGAGAAATATTGAATCTAAGATTGATGTTCCAGAAAATGGTGTTGATGATTTTAGGCGAATGATCGCAGCTTTTATTGGTGAGTTAAGCCATAAAAAGAAGCAATTTCGCTGGGATTCTAATGCTTTGTTAAAGAAAGCGTTTGAAGCTAAATTATTTGAAGATACAAAGGATCATATTAAGCTTTCCAGTTTGCATGTTAGCGGCGCTACTGTTGTAGATGATAAGCATCAAGAGAAAATTGATGCTATAATTGAAAGGATGAAGTCTTTGGGCTACAACCAACAATCTGCAAGAGATGTGTTGGATTATGTTGGCTCAATATTCGCCCGAGGTGATTTGGCTGACCAAGATTAGGAGATCTGAACATGGTTACGAATCTTAAGAACAAGTGGCTTACAAATGTTAAAAATCTTCAATTGATTGATGATTTGGACGAGCATCTTATGAATGCATGGGCATCTGATGCTACTATCGGTGAGTTTTTGAATAGTTTGCCAGACAACTTGAAAAAAACTTTCCTAAATCTAACTTTAAATGTTCCTGTAAGGACTGATGAAGGATTTGAGATCAATCTAAATTTGCCCGCTAAGTGAGTTAGTTTTATGGATATCCTGCTTCTTTTTTATTTAAATTTGGTCACCCCAATTTATGAAAAGAAGCAGGATACTTACGTTATATCATTTGATATTTAAAAGTAAAAAAACTGAAAATTTTGTTTTAAGCCATATAGATTCAGTTGCTACAATTAATGGAATTAAAATTTTTTCAAACACAGAAAATGTGATTCTTGTAGAAAATGTAAATTTTTTTGAATATTAAGAAAAGGGGCTGGTATGCCTAGAAAAATTGGCGAAGATCACAAAGAATTCAGAGATGTAGTCTCTGGCAAGATCCGGAAAGCTCTTAAGAAGTTTGTTAAGTCCGGCTCTATATTTAGAAGCCGAGGTAAAAATGGCAAAATTTCTATTAGTATTCCGAAAATTGATATTCCTCATATCGTCTATGGAGAGAACAACTCCGGGGTCGGCAGAGGAGACGGAAACCCTGGCGACGTTATTGGAAGAGATAAAAAACAACCAGGAGGGAAAGGAAATCAAGCTGGTCAAGAAGAATCAGAAGGAATAATGATTAATCTTGAACTAGAAGATGTTTTAAAGTTCCTTCAAGATGAATTAGAATTACCCGATTTACAACCAAAACAAGATAATGTTTTCGAAGATGTAAAAATAAAATATAATAATATTTCACTAGTTGGTCCAGAAAGCTTAAGGCATACTAGAAGAACAATGTTAACCGCTTTAAAAAGAATGTGCAGTACGGACGAAATAAACAAGCTGCATTTTGTTCCTGGATACAAAGACCCCGTTAAACTAATTACTCCAATCAATAGCGATAAAAGATACCGTCAGTACAAAGAAATACGATATCCGTCAACTAATGCTTGCATAATATATGCAAGAGATGGCTCCGCTAGTATGGATGCGGCAAAATGTGAAATTGTTTCAGACATGGCTTGGTGGATTGATGTTTGGATTAAAAGATTTTATAAGCGTGTAGAAAGAATGTTTGTTTGGCATGATACTGTTGCACAAGAAGTTGATGAACAAAAATTTTATAAGTATAGATTCGGTGGTGGCACAACATGCTCCTCTGCTCTTAAATTAATTTCAAAGCAGTTTGAAAATCGATTCCCTCCCAACAAGTGGAATATATATGTTTTTTATTTTACAGATGGAGAAAATTATGAAAGCGACAATTCAGAGTTTATTCAAACATTAAAAAAAGATTTTCCTCCGAACTTAGTTAATTTTGTTGGAATAACTCAAATTTACGCATACGACTATAGAAACTCTGTTTTAGAAAATGTAATAAAGGCACAAAAGGCAGATGTGCTTGGCGAAAATGTAAAAACAGCAGAAATTCCTTCAAATTCTGACACTATGAATGAAGGAAGAAACGAAGCTGTTCTTAAAGCGGTTAAAGATTTGTTAGGCAAAACAAAAATTAGTTGAGGTTGATATGACAGAGAAATTTATGTACGGGTCTTCTTTGTTGCATGGAAGTGCAACTACTCCTGGCACTCACATGCCAAAAGAATTAGCTGTTTTAATACCAAAAATTTTACAAGATTGCAGAGACTTTGGCTTAGATTTCTATCCAACTGTAGTTGAAATGCTTACTTATGACGAGATGTCAGAAATAGCAGCTTACGGCGGGTTCCCCAACCGCTATCCACATTGGCGCTGGGGCATGGAATATGAAGAACTTCAACGTGGATATATGTATGGACAACATAGAATATATGAATTAGTAATTAATTGCTCGCCTTGTTACATATATTGTCTTAACAGTAACACACTTCTAGACAATGTCACAGTTATTGCACATGCAACTGGTCATAATCATTTTTTTAAGAACAATATTTATTTTAAGCATACTAATACGAATATGCTTAACGAGTTGGCAAATCATGCAAGCAGAATTAGAAGGTACATGTCTCGCTGGGGCAAGGAAAGAGTTGGAGAATTTATTGATCATTTGTTAAGAATTGAAACACTTATAGATCCTACTAAAGCATGGGATGCCAGACAGATAAAAGACCCAATAATTAGGGATTCAAGGAAATATCGCTATCCCAAAAGAATTAAGATAGACAAGGACAGCATGTATATGGATACTTGGATTAATTCTAAAGAATATATAGAATCTCAAAGAGATGGTATCGAAAAGCAAGAAAAAATTGAAGGGCTTGGCATTCTACAAGATCCAGAGAGAGATATTTATGGCTGGATTAAAGATAATTGTAATTTGAAACCTTGGCAATCAGATATCATGAGCATGTTGTATGATGAAGCTTTGTATTTTGCGCCACAGGGAATGACTAAGACTTTAAACGAAGGACTGGCTAGCTGGACAGATTATCATTTAATAGCAAAACAGGGACTATGTGCTTTGGGACAAGAAAAATATGATGATGGAATTGTTGATTATTCAATTCATAAGATGGGAGTATTGGGTGGAAAATATTCTACAAATCCATACAAGATTGGGTTTTGTTTATTATCAGACATTGAAGAAAGATGGAACAAGGGAAGATTTGGTTCAGAGTATGAAGATTGTACAGACTGGAAGAGAAAAGAAAACTGGGACCTAAATCTGGGCTTGGGAAAAGAGAAGGTATTTGAGGTTGTAAAGCACTACAATGATATTAATTTGATTAATGAATTTTTTACTCAAGAATTTTGTGACAAATATCAATTTTTTGATTGGGAAAAACATCCAAACGGGGAATATGTAATTAAATCTAGAGATCACAGAGAAGTTAAAAAGAAGCTAATTAAAAAATATGTTAATAGAGGGCTTCCAGATATTAGATTGGTTGACCCCAACCATTTGAATAAAGGCATTATGCTTTTAGAACACAAATGGGATGGCAGGGTTTTACACAAGCCGTATCTTGTTGAAACATTGGCTTCTTTGAGATTCGTATCTGGCAAGACGGTTATGTTGGCAACAAGAAATGAAAATGAAGAAGAAGAAATATATGTTTGCGAAAATCAAGAAGTTGTGCCTATGAGCAGACAACAGTATAAAAATAATTTTGGAGTTATTATATCATGAGTATTTTATTTTATTTTTTAATTTTTGCTTTAGTTTTGTACTGTTTTGTACCACCTCTTCCAACCAATGATGTTCCAACTCCGGTCGAAGACTCGGAAGATTCGGACTAGATTCAGCCTAATTTTTTCGTATACTTTCTTTCGAAGAGGAATTTTTATGCGAAATGTTGGGTTTGAGCATCTTCATTTACACACCGATTACTCCCTCCTGGACGGATTTGGTCAGTGTGAAGAATATTCTGAACATTGGCATCATCATGGACAATATTTCTGTGTGTCTGATCATGGAATGATGGGGGCCGTTCCCAGACAGATTAAAGCATGTGATGAAATAAATGATAAGCATGGCAAGGGTAAGCTGAATCCCATATTTGCTATAGAGCTTTATGTAAACAGAATGCATAGTGAAGCCACTCCTACGGAGGAGGCTAGGGATAATTTTATTGCACAACTAGGTCCAGAAGAGCTTAGTGAATTTAAGATAAAAGGAAGTCACTTGCTGGCCATAGCCACAACACAGCAAGGATATTCTAATCTTGTACAGCTTTCATCGTGGGGCTTTCTAAATGGATTTTATAGTAAGCCAAGAGTTAATTATGAGATGCTTCAAAAGCACAAAGAAGGAATTATTTTTACTTCTTGTTGTTATGCAAGTGAGATAGGAAGGGCTTTTGATAAAAAGGGACCAGAAGCAGCAGAGGAAGTACTGGTCCGATATATGAACATGTTTCAAGGTCAATTTTACCTTGAAATAATGATGTTAGATTTTAAAAAGCAGAAACCATATGATCAATTCATTATAAGTATGAAAGATAAGTATAAGTTGCCGATAATATTATCACAAGATGTTCATTATTGCAAGAAAGAAGATTCTCATTATCAGCGTCTTATGTTGATGATTCAAACCAAGAGAACCATTCCTGAAATCAATAAAATGATTGCAGAAAATGAGATGCAAGATTTATTTGAATTACAGGATACAAATTTATGGATGAAGACAGAAGAGGAATTGAATGAATTTTGGCAAGAGAAATACACTGATATTATTCCTTTGGAAATATTTGAAGAAGCAAAAGCTACTACTGTAAAAATATGTGAAATGGCAAAAGGTGTTGAGATTGATCGAAGCATAAAATTCCCTATTCAAGATGATGAAAAAAGAGCTTTGGCTCAAGCTATAGGTGATGGATTTAAGTTTAGAAATCTTAGCACCAAAGGAGAATACGGAAGAAGGGTGAGCGAAGAATTTGATATTATTACAAGAAAAGGATTTGCCAGTTATTTTCTTGTTCAAAAGAAAATGACGGATGAAGCACGAAGAGTATGTCCTGAGTTGTTGGGCTGGGGCGATGGCAGAGAGGCTGTCGGGCCTGGAAGGGGATCTGGAGCTGGTAGTTTGATTTTGTATCTTCTTGGTGTTACTGATGTAGATCCAATAAAACACGGTTTACTTTTTTCAAGATTTCTTAGCGAAGCTAGAGGTGGCAAGCAAATTAAATTGAAGTTCACCTAATTAGCACCCTATAATATTTAGAGGTGTATTTATGCATGTATTTTTTAAAGATTTGTTTGATAAAGAAAGATGTGAATTATTATCTAAAGTTTTAATGGATGCTTATGATAAAGGGTCTGTAAATTACGAAGGAGTTAACAATGCTCATTATGGCAACTCATATGGAATAGGATGTTTGCCAGAATATGAAGTTATTTTAAGAGAACTAACTCCGATTATAATGGAAAAAACTGGATATACAAATATAGCAGTAGAAAATTCTTATTCTAGAATTTACAGAAATGGAGGTCGGTTAGAAAAACATATTGATAGAGAAGGATTGGATTTGACTCTTACTGTTTGTACTTATAACGATATAAACAAGCCTTGGCCTCTTTATGTAAGATGCATAGATGGTGTAGTTAGAGAATTTGAAACAGGTGTTGGCGATGGGGCTTTAATTTTAGGCACAAAAATGGAACATTGGAGAGATCCATTGGTGTGCGACGATAACCAAAAAGTTTTGCAATCTTTTTTTCATTGGAGAATACAACATGCTAAAAAAATCTTTTGATGATGATTGGAAATGGTGGCTTTGGACTTATGTAAAGCAAACAAAAAATAAAGAAGATTTGTTTACAATTCTTTTAAATTCAGAATTTGATTGGGATTTAATATCCAAAGAACTTAATTATTCTCCTTTAAAGAAAATGAATAATTTAAGAAAAAATAGACAAAAGAAGTTTGAAGAAGAAGGCAATGAAATTTATGTAACAAATCTTTATAAAACTTTGTCTGATAATCCTAGAGTTCATAGGGTTGAAACTCATAAGGCAGAAATATACGAAGTTGATGATTTTATTGGAAAAACAGATTGTGATACAATTATAGAAATTATGTCGTCGAATCTTACTCCATCTACTGTTACAAATCCAAAAGAAGATATTGCTTATGTAAGAACATCATCAACATCTCATTTAGATAAGAATTCTAGTCCATATATTAGACAAATAAATGACATGATTCATAAATTTATGAATATCTCAATAGAGCAAGGAGAGGAAGTTCAGGCTCAAAGATATTTGCCCGGGCAAGAATTTAAAGAACATACGGATTGGTTTGATTCGAGTTTGGATTATAATCAGGTCCATCTTACTTCGGGGCAAAGGACTTGGACTTTGATGATTTATCTGAATGATGTTGAAGAGGGCGGGGAAACAGAATTTACTGAATTAGGATATAGTTTTAAGCCCAAGAAAGGCAAGGCTATAGTTTGGAATAATCTTTATCAAAATAAACAAGGGAATCCTTTTACAAAACACGCTGGAAAGCCAGTCATAAAAGGTGTAAAAAACATCATAACAAAGTGGTTCAGAGAAAAAAGCACGGTTCCACCTGTTGTAGAGATGCTTCCAAATTCTCCTTGATGAGGCGTTAAATGCGTCAGAAATTTGAAGACTTTGCTAAAGAAAACGAAGTTGAACTTTGTTTTTGTGATGGTCATGACAATGCAATAATAGGACTAGGCAGAAAATTTAATACATTTTCTGTTATTTACAGCACAAAAATTGTATTGCAAAATTTAATGGCTGATATGGACTATGATGATGCTGTAGAATATTTTGAATACAACATCATAGGAGCTTATGTTGGGGAGAGTACTCCAACATTTTCTCTAGACGAGGATTTTTAACATGAGCACGAGAGTTAGCCATTCCTATAGAACTGGAAAAGAATATTCTCATTTTTTTGAGGATGTTGCTGATGGATTATATCATATTGAAAAAGAACAAAAAAATTTAGTTAATTTAACATTAACATTAGAAGACGTTATTTCTATTGCTAAGTCTGTTAATATTGAAGAATTAACAAGGCAGTCAAGCATATCAGATGATCAAATAAAAAAATATGTTTTTGAAGAATATAATAAAAATAAATTAAAAATTGGATTGTCATTTTGTTGGCTTTCAACAGTATATGGCAATTCTGAATTGTCTGATGAACAAAGGATAGAAAAAGGAATTTGTTATTATTCTAAAATAAGAGAAAAAATAAAAGAAACCCTAAATGTTGCCGAATCATATAGGGTTTCTCAAATAAGTTTTGGTTTAGAATGTATTAAATAACGGACTTCCACTTTTTGTGATAGTGCCTGTCTATCCAATTAGCATACTTGTTTAAGCAGCCAGTATCTTTTGCTTCTTTCATTAGAGCACTTAAAAGATTATCGTTTTCATTTGTTAAATATACAATATATTTTATTGCTTGTATTGGATCTGGATGGTAAGAGCCGCTACTGTATGCAACTACAAAAGGGGCTTTTTTCTTTTCGCAGCCGCAATGTTCTTTTATTTCTGTTACCTTGTCTACAACTGGTGATTTAGCGTCGAATTTAACATTTGGTGTTCCTAAGTCGCCAAGACCTTCGTTATCTTTTACCTTTGTTTGTTTTGCAGTATAATCATTTGGTTTTGTTTTGATTTGAGCTGGGAATTTAACCACGGCATCTTCATAGTTTTCTGGAGCCGCAGGAGGCTTTTCTTGCTTCAAATCTTCTATATCTACGGCTTTTTCTATTGTTTTTCCCTTACCATTTAAGTATTCTAGGAATGTTTTACGGACCATTGTTCACCTCTAGTTTATTTATGGTTTGCGGAGTTTTTTTAAATGTCTATGGATCATCTTAAGAATATTATTCAAGAAAAAGCCAAATATTGTTCTTATTATACACATTTTAATTTTGCTGCTAGATTAAAGTGGGAATTAATAGAAATAGATGTTCAAGATATGTCTGAATATTTTATTGGGATGTATAAGAATAATGAAAAGCATGATAATAAGAATAATCTTTTAATTCCTGTTATATTAGGCATTTGTGATATTGTGGATCTAGATATTGATCCTTCTACTAAGATGGGGGAATTTCCAGATGTAGATGTTGACTACCTTCCAATTGTTAGAGATTACTTGAAGAACGAATGGGCACCTAAAACTTTTGGTGCTGATAAAGTATGCAATATTGGTAATTATGGTACTTTTGGATTAAAAAGCACTTTAATTGATATGGCAAGAGTTCATGGGCTTGATAGAAATGAAATATTGAATATTACTACAAATCTTAGGATGAAAGATGATGAAGGCGATTTGCTTACCTATGAAAGTGCCTTACGTCTTTATCCAGAATTGAAAGAATATTGTGAAAAGTATCCAGAAGTAGCTATTGCTACTCAGAAGCTTTTACATAGAAACAGGAGCATGGGAAAACATGCTGGTGGTCTAATCCTTTGCAATCAAGCAATTGATAAGTTTGTGCCATTGGTAAAAGGATCTGAAGGAGAGGCTGTTTCTGCATGGGTAGAAGGCTTGCATGGGCAAGACCTGGGTCCAGTTGGTCTCATTAAGTTTGATTTACTCGTGGTAAAGAGTTTGTGGCAAATATGCTTAACTGTTAAACTGGTTAAAGAAAGACACTCTTTGAAAAATATTTGTGCTGCTCCAAACCAATGGGACTGGAGTGATTTATCTTATTTAAACGACCCTACAAGTTTGGAAATGGCAAATCGTGGAGATTTGCGATGTGTATTTCAATACGATTCAGATGGAATCAGAAAGCTTGTTAGGAAGGGTGGCATAGAATCGTTTGATGATTTGGTTGCATATGTAAGCCTTTACAGACCATCAACTTTACAGATGGGTATGGATGATACTTACTGTCTTAGGAAAAGGGGAAAGCAAGAATATGAAATACCTGAAATTCTTGAAGATGTTTTGAGAAAGACATACGCAGTTATGATTTATCAAGAACAGGTTATGCAGATACTTAGTATTGTTGGCAAGATTCCTTTAAGGGATTGTTACCAAGTTATTAAAGCTATTTCAAAAAAGAAAAAAGAAGGATTTGAAAAATATAAAGATAAATTTGTTGAAAATGGACAAGTTACTTTGGGTAAATCCAAAGAAGAAGTAGAAAAATATTGGGAGCATGTTGAAAGTTTTTGTGGGTACGGCTTCAATCTTTCGCATGCGACCAGCTATAGTTATATATCTGCAAAACAGCTTTATTTGAAGGCGCATTATCCATTGGAGTTTTATGCTGCGACTTTAATGTGTGAGCAAGACGATGAAAAAATAAGGGAATATATTACAGAGGCTGAAAATCATGGAGTGAGAGTTAAAAAGCTTGATTTAAATTTAAGCAAGGAAACATTTTCCATTTATGAAAATGAAATTTATATTGGATTTGGGAATATAAAAGGAATTGGCGAAGAAAAGGCTAAGAAAATAGTCGAGATGCAGCCTTATGCTGGATTTGAAGATTTTCTTGCCAGATTTGGCACAGAGGCAAATGTATTGAGAGCTTTAATACCTTTGGGTATTTTTAAAGAAGCATCTAATTTGATTCTTTACAAGTTTTGGATGCATTATTCTGAATTTGTTAAAAAGCAAAAAGATAAAAAGAAACGGTTTGAAATAAGTTATGGTAAGTTTATTCAACAAGTTCAGGATATTTTACCAGTCAATTTTAGAAAAATAGAAAAAATTGACATTGATCTTGTAAATGAAATGTTATTAATTGATAAAAGTTTGTCTATTAAGATTGATGATATTCGAAAGAAAGCAGCAGCTTCTTCTGCTAGAAACATTGCTAGTGCATTGCAAGCACCAACTTTGGCTGAATTTGATGAATCTAAAATTTTAATTGAAGATAAAGAGTTGATTACTTTATTAGAAGATGTAAGCCTTGCTGAAAAGACGTATTTTGGATTTGTTTGGGATAATCCACTGAGATTTTCTCCAGACTATAAACCGCATAAAAACTTTGCTGAATTTAATGTGTTGTGTGAAAATGGAATCAATATGGCGGCAGTAATGTGTCAAATAATTGAAGCAAAAGTTAAAAAATTTAAAAGTAACAAAGGTCAATTTTTGAGTATGACAGTTATGGATGATAATTTTGAACTTGGAAGAATAACGATGTGGGATGATGATTATCAGAGATTTAAGGATGAGTTGAAGGAAGGAAATGTAATAAGCATTCAGATTACACCTCCGAGCAATGGTTTTTCAAGCTATACGTTTTTTTCTCCGCCAAGACATGAGAAATATAAGCTTCCAAAAGATAGGAACAAAGATTTAAGGTTGTGTTTACTTAGAAAGGTTTAAAATGATACAAGATCTAATTATTGACGAAACTAATTTTTACGATCATTTCAGGCCGGTAGAAAGCGGTTCTCCTAAAGAAGGGGAGATTCTTGCTACATTTAGAAGCATGGCAGAATTACAAGATGGCGAAATAAAGCGGGATATAGTCAGGCTTTTATCTACGGAAACTCTTGGTCCTAAAATGGCCATTCAATTAATGCAAAAACTATGCCATGCGGATGAGCGATGGGCAACGAGGCTTGTTACTCAAATATGTTCTGATTTGCATTATGGAATGAAAGTAGAAGATGTATACACAAGAAGATATGAATTTATGGTAGAAATGAAATTTTATACCAAAAGAGAAAATGTGCCAATTGATAATAAACATTGGTCAACTATAGAGTTGAAAAATAATAAAGAAATTGAACAAAACATGAATATGATAATAAATGATGAAAAAATTGTCGAAGAAGAAAATAAAAGAGTTTGTCAAGAATGATATTTGTGAAATACCAATATTATATTCGAATCCTAATATAGCATTTTCTATAGCTGAAGATTTTAAAAAAAGGATATGTGTTCCTTGTTGGTATGACTGCAGAGAAATATTTCATGCTGATTATCCAAAAGCCAATCATATTTTTGTAAATCATAAGAAAAATAACAATAATAGGCTTGCAAGTTTTCTTTTTTCTATTGAAAAACTTATTGGTGTTTCTAAAAAGTCAAAATATTATAAGACAGTAAGAAAAACTGGAAGTTTATTTATTTTATCATCTTTTTGGAAAACCCCTCTAAGATTTAGTTTGTTAACTTTTCTTTTGAGAGCTGCTGCTTATTATAATCTAACTTCTTATTCAAATAAGGTTTTTAATTATTGCAAATATTTGAATGACACAAAGAATGCGGTGAAAATGTTTATGGATGGAAAAGTTAATTATGAAGGTCAAATGTACAGTTGGTACAAACAATTCAAATATTTATCTATTAAAGATTGTGAGAAATTATTATCATAACAATAGATAATGAAGTAACTCACAGAGGTTCAAAATGACCAATTCATGGGAAAATAGCAAAGACGAATTTGATAAACTATGTGGTTTATGGGATAAGGCTTTGAGCGATGGAATATTTAACGATGCAACTCAACCAAAACGTGAGCCAAAAGATTTCTTTGGAAATACGCACTTTGATGTTTCTAAAAATATTAATAATAAAGATGCAGAATACTGGGATGACGTAATTTCTCGCTCCGGAGAGATTATGCCAGATGAAAACATGATATTAATGGAAGCTGCTAAAAAAGAAGGCAAAAAAAAGTCAAATGAAAGCAAGAAGGATGAAAAGCCATTGGGAGATATGAGTGGAAACAAGCCATTCGATCTTCATAAAGCCAGAGTAAAAACAAGCTTAGAAACAAGCGGCAAAGGTGGAACAGAAGCAAAGAAGGCTAAGATTTTAGCTAATACTCCAAATTTTGTTTCTCCAAATACTGTTGGTCCTGATACGGTTGATAAGGAAAACAAGACAAAAATTACTTCTGGTTTAGCCGCAAGTGAAACATTTACTGAATTAGAAAAACTAAAGTTAAAACTATATGATTTAGAAGTAAAGATGAATAATTCAAATGGTTTGGATGAGAAAAAAGCCAAATCACTACAAAAGCAATTTATAAATGTTCGTCAAAAAATTGAAGATATTAGCAATAGTTTTGGCGGTTCATACAAAGATAGAGAATATTATAGTTGATTTATTTTAAAATTTAATTATAATATTACATGGAAAATAAATTTAATATCCGCTGCATGAAGTGCAAGTGGTATAAGCTAACAACAGGCATTTCTGAAGATTTAAAAGATCTATATGAAGTTAAAAATCATTGTACTGATTGCGGCAAACCTAGGGAGTTTCGCTGTCCAAAATGCGGAACTTCTTGTAAGATGCTGAGATTAAAGAATTGATCAGAAAATTATTTAATTATAATTTTTATAACAATTTGGATGGCGGTCCTTTAGTTCGTGAGGACCGTCTATCACACTTAAAAATACACAAAAATATATACAAATCAAGCAGCCTGCCAGCAATTTACATTCTTGGATTTGTTGAGTTTGGCTGTGAAACATTCTTTCCTTATTATGTTTTGCCAAATATTATAAAAGAAAATCCTAATTACAAAATAGTATTTGTTGGTTGGTGTGGTAGAGAATATTTTTACAAACATCTTGTTCATGAATATTGGGAACTAGATGAAAGTTTTATGCATTTGCGACAAACCGCTAGAGCAATGTCTTATGAATCGTGGAATCTTAGGCAGCTAGAAACATATTTTTCTAGAATTGGAATTGTTTTAAGAAGTGATGCTATAGGAAATAATTTAATAGAATATATGTGTTTAGATTGCCGCCATAAATCTGGGTATGCTAGACATTTAAAAGGTTGTCCTGTTTGCGGATCAAATAAAATAAGGCAATCTCTTTTGTCAAATCAGTCCGAGTTAAATAAAAAACTTTATCCATTGCCCGAGATAAAAGAATCAAAGCTTGATTGGGCAAAGAGCATAATCCCCAAAAATGCAGTTGCAATTTTTGCTAGAAAAAGAGAAGCTTACGGAAGAAATTTAAATTCTGATTTTTATAAGAGGCTAATATTTCTTCTTAAAAAAATGGGATATGTTCCTGTTTGGATAGGTGAAAAAAATTCATCACTTGCTTGTCCAGATACTTCTGTTTTAGATATAACATCACTATCTGATAGAAATGATTTAGAAAAAGTTTTGGCAATAATTTCTCTATGTGAATTTACTATTCAGCTTTGGACTGCTTCAACACGTTTAAGTATGATTGCAAATACAAAATTTTTTTTAGTAGAATGCCCCGATCAGATTTATGGGAATGGCCAAGAGGGCATTCGTTTAAAAATATTTAATCTTAAAAACACTCCCAGTAAATTATTTCTTTGCAATTATTGTAAATTTGTTGAAGATTATGATAAAACATTTAATTGTTTGGAAAAATCATTAAATGAATTCTTAATTGAACAAAACTATAACGACACTATTGATATGATAGATAATAAAAAATTATTAGAGGGATTGAAAGTAAAAAATGCTTTTAGATAGCGAAAATTATTTAGCTAGATATACAAATAATTTGGGGATTTCTAGAAAAAGAAATTCTACAAAAACCATTCCGGCATTACAAAACATAAGAATTTTATATTGCTACGGTGACTTAGATTCTATTTTAATGTTTTGCAATACCATTTATCCAAACATAGTATACAATGATAAATTTTATAACATATTTATAACATGGAATGGATTTGAGTTTGCTAATAAGTATGCGGATGAAGTTTGGTCTTTTAATGATGAAAAAATAACAGATATGTTTTATAAAAGCACAAATGGAATTCAAAATACTTCAGATGGAGTGTTTTCTCTCACAAGAAGCTTAAATGAAAATTTTATTAATGTAGAAGGTCCTCAGAAATATGAAAAATACTTTACAACTAATTTACAAGATTTATTTGTAAAAGAATTTAAAACTTTAAATATAAAAACGCTCGAATTACAAAGCCAGTCTATTATAAATGACAATATTTTAAAAAGAATTTCTGAAGATAAGAAAAAAGTTTGTATAATACCATTTAAGTATGCATATCATTGGGATACAAATAAAAAAATATGCATAGAACAAAATCAAGAGGTTCATGAAGAGGTGGCTAAAATACTTGCTGGCATTGATTACAAGGTGCTAGTTATTCAAAATTCTTTTACATTAGATTTAAGTAAAAATATTCAAAATGATAATGTTGTTATAGTCAGAGAAAGTAATTTTGAAAAAATACTAGTTATGATAAAATTGTGCGGAATGTATCTTGACATATTTGCAAATAGTTTTGCTTTAGGTGGAATTGCCAAGGTTCCGACTGTTAGTGTTTTTGATAAGCCATCATGGATGGCATTTAAAAAGTACGAAGATGTTGAGCTATTTTTACAAAAAGGTTTCTATAATTTTGTTCCGTCGTTTAATTATTTTTCAAAAACAGAGTATAATACGAATAAACTGTTTGTTCGTAAAATTGCAAATACAGTAAAGTTATTCTATAATAAAAATGTAGGAAGTCCAACTTATTCAAAAGAAATAAGTTTTGATACAGAAAACTTTTGTCATTCAAAGCTTAATTACTTCCGTACAAAAAAGGTTTTTTTCTTGAGGAGTCCTAGTGATGCGTAAAGCAAATGTCAGAGTTGAGGCCAGAGATCTTCCTTTTAATGCTTCTCGTGAAGAAAGAGAAAGAAATTTTAAAGGTTTAATGAGTACTTTCAGACAAGCATGTAATAAGGCTGGTATTATGAAGCAAATCAAGAAGAAGGAATACTATGAATCTCCTTCTATACTTGCAAGAAGAAAGAAGAGAGAAAAGGAAGCGACTATTCTTAAGTTGAAGCTGAAAGAGTTATTTCCAGAAGCTGGCAATCCTCCAAAAAGCAAAAATAGAAATAGGGATTAAAATGCCTTCAAATAAAAAATCTAAAACATTTAATGTTTATTTAGAGCAAGAGTATCAAGGCATACTAAAAGAATATGCAAAAGCATCCGGCATATCAGTTAGTCAATTATTGAGAAATTTAATTAATAAGTATTTAAAAGTTGAATCGGGAACCAAAAAGGTAGTTCTTAATATACCTAAAGAGGTGGCTGTTGATTCAGAGGAGCTTGATAAGTGGCTTACAACCAAAAAGAATGCTTTGGTAAACTATTTCAAGGGCATTTCCCCTTAGTTATAGTTTCATCTGAAAAAATACCCAAAGCAGAAGATATTATTTCTTTTCGTGAAAACGAGATAGATTTTTATATAAAAACGGCTGTTAACATGCAGATACTTTGTTCTGTAAAAAACGGGTATGGATTGTCTGCTGTTCAATGTGGAATTCCATTAAAATTGTTTGTTACAAATGATGGCACAAATCAATTTAGAACTTTTATAGATTGTGATTATGTTGGAAATGGAGAAAAGGCAGAATCTTTAGAAGGTTGCTTGAGTTTGAGATTAGGAAGCGGGTCAATTAGAAGGTTTATTGTCCCTAGATACAAAGATATTCGTGTGTCAGGATATGAAATTTTTATTAATTCAATCGATAAAAAATTTGCCAAGATAGAAGACAATTTTTCTGGAATCCCTGCCATAGTGTTGCAACATGAGATAGATCATAATAATGGAATTTTAATAAGTGATATAGGTAAAGAAGTAGAGGTTTTTTGATGCCATTATCCAAATTGCAAGTAATAAATGTATGTCAACCCAAAGGTGAGGTTGTTTGCAGATATCTTTCTGAAGACGAGTTTGATCCAAACATTTATTTTTGTTTAAAGAAGACAAGCCGCAAGTCTGTGATTGACGAAATGGTTGAAAAAAGCACAAAAGGTAAAAAAGATACATCTGATATGCCTGTTGGAGATAATTGCAAGGGATATCCTTTGCTAAGGCATGTTGAAGTTGGATATGATAAAAAAAATTGAAAAAAAATGATGTTTTGCTCTGGCAACCCAAGAAGATATGAGCTACAATCTTGAACTACAATCTTCGACTACTGGCAGGAGGCCTTGGATGTCAAAACTTTTCTTTCGTAATGGCGATTTTTCAAGCGCTTTTGATCTAGTAGAAGATAACGACTCAATAAATATCTCCGAAGTAGAGATAGACATAACCAAGCCAGAGTACATTCAAGGAATGTACTCTAAAGTCTTTGGGCAAGATGAAAAAATTACTCCTAAAGAGTTGCAAATCATAAGCACTTTTAGTATTGAAAAAAGTTTCGAGCGGGCCGTAACTTTATGTCACAAGATGATATCTGCATATGACCCCATGCAAGATGAAGATGTTGTTCACGATTCCGAAGAGGATGATGCAGAATACACTCCCGATTCTTGTGATGTTTCAACAAAAATTATTATAGAATCTCATAATACTCTTATAGAGAATAAGGTCCCTCATGTTTATAAAGCGGGAATGTTGTTGATATCAGTATTAAAAAGAAAGAGATGATATGCCGAGTTATTTTGAGAAAAACGTTGCGTTTATAAATCAAAATTACGAAAGATTTCAAATACCTAAAGAGTTTTCATTTCTAAAAAAGTATTTTAGAACCAAGCCTCAGAAAGCGTTTTTGCGATATTATTTTATTATGAGAGATGGGCGTTATTTTTCAAGACACACAGGACATGCAGCGCATGATTCATTTGTAAGCAAGATGAAATCAAAATTTAATTACTTTATGAATATGTATGAAAAAGCCAAAGTTGATATGGATTTTGAAACAATTGCTAAATTAAATTCTAGAGAAATTATTCTTATTAAGAGGCTAAGGTGAATAAGAAATTTTATCAAATAAAAAAACTAGAAGGCATAACTTCTGTTTATTTTACAATTAAGAGTCAAGATACAAACCAAAATAGAAAATTTGAAATAAATGCAGATGATTTTTTATGTTTAAATAATGTTTTAATAGATTATACAATTAATAAATATATTTTTTACGCAAAAGAAATTGAATTAGTAAAAATAGAAAAATATGTTTTAGAACTTTCGTTAAAAGATGAGCCAAATAATTTTAGAAAAATAATTCCCATACCAATAAGAAGCTTTTTTAAAAATGGGTATGATGATTTTTACAACAACCTTATTGAACAAAATCCAAATTGCAAGGTAGAAGTATTTCAATTCTATAAACATGGAAAATGATATTTTTTTAATGTCTGTGGCAATTTTAAACGCATGGCGCACCGGCCATGTAACCAAAAACTATAGTGCTGTTATTGCTAGCAAAGAATTCGAACTGCTGAAAACTATAGTTGTTCCCCAAAATAAATTTATAACAGAAGGTGCTTTGGCATTAAGTCTTTTTGGACACAATCTTAAATATTGTGATTCAAATATTTATATTAATTTTATACCAAATGCAAACATTGCAAGTTGTGCAAAGATGAAAGAAGTTGGCAGACTAGTTTATTATGGGGACCGTAATACAAAGGATTTAGAGGACTATTCTGATTTTTGTATTAATTTCGATTATAATTTTGGATCTATAATAGATTTATTAGCCACCATAGATAAATAATTTTATGATTAATTATAATAAAAATATAGAATATGGGTGTGATGGAATACCAAACCTATGTCCAGATTTTACAATCAAGAGGCATGATACAAGGCCTGTATTTAAGGTTGATATTACCGACTGTGACCTACCTGTTGATTTAACAGGGTTGGTTATTGAGGCAAGCATGTGGTTGAATACAAAATTAAAAGCAGCTATAACAACATCCTCTTTGGCCATACAATTCGCAGATAACATAGGATTTGAACAAATAAATGAAAACACAATAATACAAATTGGCGATAATAGAAAATTTGAAAGAATGTTAATTGATTATATAGATGAAGATTCTAAAACTATATATGTATTCAGGGGTCAGCTAGACACAAATAGTTATAGTTTTGCAAAAGGATCTAAAGTAAAATTATTAAGATTTATTAATGCTCCTGCTCAAGCCGAGCTGGAGTACCAAGATATTGAAAACCTTGATGGTACAATATCAAAAAATACTTTGGTAAGAAGCACACTAATTTATGAATGGCAGCCAGATGATACTTGCTTTTGGGGTAAATACTTTTTAGAATTTAAAGTGATGGAAGTTCAATCAATAAAAACTCCTGTTGTATCAAACATACCTAATTACCATTGTAGCTTAGGTGCTGGTGTTGTCTGGGCTAGAAGATTTCCTTCTGATAGAGAAGGATTTTTAATTAACATATTTGATTCTCCAACAGCAGAATAGGAAATTTTAGATGCATTTTGAAAAGAATAAGTATTTTATAAACAATAAAATTCGTGCCAATTTAGTTCGTGTTACTCATGAAAATAATCAATTAGGTGTTATGCCTATACAAGAAGCTTTGAATTATTCTTTTCAAAGAGGCTTGGATTTAATACTTATAAATTCACAAACAAATCCTCCTTTGTGCATTGTTGAAGAATTTGGTAAATTTAAGTATGAAAACAAAATAAAAGAAAAAGAAGTTAGAAAAAAGCAAAAAGAAGCTGTTGTTGTTATTAAAGAAGTAAGAATGACACCAACAATATCAGATCATGATTTACAAACCAAATTAAAGTCGGTTATTTCTTTTTTAGAATCTGGTAAATCTGTTCAGGTACAAATACGATTTTCTCATAGAGAATTAAATCATAAAGAAATAGGTATACAAAAAATTGATATAATTATAGAGAGTACAAAAAATATTGCTTCAATTGAACAGAAGCCTTCTTTTTTTGGAAAATCATTAGTTTGCAAACTCGTGCCTCTGAGGAAAAAAAATGGAATCCAAAGAAACGACAATGTTAAACAATCAAATACATGAGTCTATAACAGATCATAAAAAATATTTTGTAAAAATTTATAATAAAAATAAAATAAAAGTATTTTTAAACTTATTTAAAAAGAACTGGCTTTCACAGAGCTTCCCAGATGTTCTATATTTTTTTGAATCCATAGATATGAAACATCCTGATTTGTCTTGCTTCATAGAATCTTTATTTTATGAAGATTTTATAGATAAAGCTAAATCTATAGATACAATTATAGATTTTTGTAATAAGAAAAAAATAAATAATATTAATATTGAAAGTACCTTGCCATCTGTTTTATTAAACAGTGTTAATAACAGATTGGCAACAAATTTAGGAAACCCAGAAACAACTTTAAATCATATAAGATTTTTATCTAGTTCAAAAAGATGGATTGCCAGATCATATAAAAAAAATCAGGTTGTGTATGCAAAAGAAAAGCATGTAAATAATTTGACAAATGAAGAAACTCTTGAATATTTTGGCCACAACTCAATGAAGATAGAAGAATATTATCAAGAATTATTGCAAAAGTATGATAATTTTAAAAAAATAAATTGCAATAACATGGCCAAAGAGTTGTCTAATTATATTGAAAAGGTAAAAGAAAATTTAAATCAAAAAAAATATGGTTTTTATAGAGTTCCAATTAGCAAAATAATCAATATTATCGCAGCACAAAAATCTTTTGATGTTGTCGAAATCATACCAGTAAAAGATTTAAATTATTTAAAAAATAGAAACTGCCCTGATTTTATTAAGATTTGTGAAAACTTCTTTGGCAAAAATCATGGTATATTTGATCATTATGCAGAAATAAAGTTTGGTGGTATAAGCACATCTTATTTAATTGGCGAAATTGATTCCAGATCATATTTTATAGGAGCTATTTAATGGCTGCAGAAAACATAGGCATTAACATTCATTATTCAGAGCTTAGAAAATTTTTAATAGATCTTTATAAAGAGGCCATTAATTCTTATGCAGATTTGGCAGAATCGATTGTTGATCAGAAAATACAACTTCTCATTGAAAAAAAGCATTTGTCTAATGCTTCCTCGGTTAAATTTAGCGTTTTAGATGACAATGGTGAAAAGGCGCAAAAGCATCAAGCTGCTGGTGTATCTAGTTCGTGGGCATCAGTTAATAGTTCTATTTCTAGTTTTGGAAGCTATGCATTGCCATCTTATAATGGATATTTACAAAGTTTAACAGGAACTGTAGAAATTAGTGGCAATTCTTCTTCTAATTTTCCATATGTTGTATCTGGGGATACTATAATGTTTTCAGGAGGCTCTAATCCAGCCAATTAACCTTAGAGGTAAAAATGAGTTCTACAAAGAAAACGTGTGATAGTAAGGGTTGTAAGTCTGAAGCACCTTGTGGAGCATATACTGCTCCAAAGGAAGTTCAATCAGTAAAGGGATGTGTGCCAGTAGCATCTCAGGTTTTGCTTGAGTTGTTGACATCTCAAGAAATTATGAACACCAGACTCCATCTTAACAATAACAAGCCAGCAGGCGAATATCAGGCTTTCGTTTTGGCGACTGGGCCAAAGTTTGATGGTGATGCATGGGGCTTCAAGACGGGAGACAGAGTTTTAGTTTCTGGTTCTGGCGTTCCTGTTCCAAACTATGATTACGGCGAACGAGATCGTGTTTTGATGGAACCACATTCTATTAAGGGCGTGTTGCTGTCTTGAATTATTATGAGATTCTTGGCCTTGACCGCAGTTGCAGCCAAGAAGAAATAGAAAAAAATTACAGGAAGAAAGCTCTTGAGCATCATCCGGATAGAAATCCGGGTGATGCTTCTGCACATCAAAAGTTTTTAGAAGTTCAAGAAGCTTATGATGTTTTAAAAGATAAGTCCAAAAAAATAAATTACGATAATAATTTAAATGGATTTAATGACCAGCCTATTGGCAACATGTTTGAGCAAGAAAATTTAGATATTAAAATTTCTATTACGTTTACAATTTCTGATACTATTTTTGGAAAACAAAAAAGCTTAAAGTTATCTAGAGCCAATCCATGTGATGTTTGTAGCGGAAAAGGCTACAAAACTTTTGATTTTTGCAAGCAGTGTAATGGTTCTGGTTCTGTTGTTACAATGCCCAATCCATTTTTTAATTTTAGAACTTTATGTGGCAAATGTGTAGGCAAAGGAAGAATACCAAAAGATAGTTGCAATTCTTGTTTAGGACAAAGATACAAGCAAATGCCAGAAGAAGAAATTTCTTATACCATTCCTAAAGGATTGATGGACGGCATGGGCCTGTGTTTAAAAGGCATGGGAAATTTTGGTGTTTCTGGTCATGTAGGAAATTTGTTCTTAGATTGCAGAATAGAACATGATAATAATTATAAAGTTGATAATTTGAATTTGATATCTACAAAAAAGATTAAATATAGCACTTTGGTTTTCGGAGGCAAAATAGAAGTACCAACTCCAGATGGAGATATTATAGTTGTTGATATACCAGCAAGCACAGAGTGTTTAACAAAGTTTACTGTTAAAAATAAAGGATTATATGATATTAAAGATACGAAAAAAAGAGGAGATCTCATAGTTTCAACAGTTGTTGCTTTGCCGAGCAAAGTAGAAAATGCAGAAGCATTAAAAACTATTTTAGAATTGCATGGAATTTAAAAGGCAACGCCAGGACCTGGCGTATTTTTTATTTTATATTGATTTTTCAAAGCATCATCCCCTGTAAATCTAGATTTGCAGGATGATACTCTAGATGTATTTAAAGTTTTATCTTTTGGATTTCTATCAAAAGTTATTTCAATTTCTGTTAAATTTGGAATAAAAGGTTTATCTCCAGAAATTCTTTCATATTGATCTCTTGTTAAATATATTCTTGTTTTTTCTTTATCATCTAATATAACTGTTATTGGATTTCTTTTAAAAAATAAATATTTTACTTTGGCTGTTTTTTTTATTTGCGGAACATTCATTCCATTATTTGCCATCATATCAAGACTGGGCAAAAAAGCACTGTGACCAGAAAGCGATTTGGTTTCATCTCCTTCGCTTCCTGTTTGGTCTGATGTCAGCAAGGAACCGGCACCAACAAATTCCATGAATTCCTTAAATTTAATTTCAATTTTTTCCATACTATAATATATGTATGATAGAAGTTAAATCTATAAAGCCATTTTTAATTAATATCGATGAAAATCAAGAAATTATTTATTTCATTCCAGAAACAAATACGTTGATTGGTTGCAAATTTACAAAGCAACAAGAGAAAGAAATTTTAGAAAAAATCCTTGCCGATATGCCTCCAGAAACACCTGTAGTTCTAGATGAATCAATTTTAGAAGAGGCCATGTCAATAAAGGAAGATGCTCAGAAAAGACTAGATAAAATTAAGGAATTGTATGTCAACTGAAAACTTAAACTTCAAAGTATTTAATATTTCTTCTGCTTTAAATGGATTATCAGAAAGAGATAAAAAGTTAAGAGCAACTAATCCAACTACTTTGTTATATTTGGAAGATGTGTACAGATTAATTGAAATTAAAACAAGTAACATTGAATTGCAAAATGTTTTGAAAGAAGAAGCTAAAAAAATTCCATACAAAGCTCTTCCTAAATTTGTTTCAAGGCTTGATCATTTGGTTGGACTACGCCTGCGCCAAATGAATGTAGAAAAATATACTTCTGATAATTTAAACCCAGTAAAAGCTAATGAAGAAGCACCTATCACTTCCGAAGATCTGGTTTCAATCCAAGATAACTTGTATAATTCAATGAATCATAATGGAGATGAAGATGCTAAGCAGTCTGTGGAACAACCTGTTCAGGAAGAAACAAACAATAATTCCGAATAATTCATTAGAAATAAAATTAGTAGCAGATGTTCCAGAGATTTTGCCCACTAGACAAACAAAAGGTGCTGCTGGATACGATATCAGGGCTAGAATAAAAGGTGGAAACTTTCCACTCTTGCCCTATATGCCAACAATTATTAGTTGTGGCTTTAAAATAGAGCTTCCTGATGGCTATCATGCCAAAATATGTCAAAGAAGCTCTATGGGCAAAAAAGGAGTTATAATTCCTAACTCTCCTGGAATTGTAGATTCAGATTATCGTGGTTATGTTTCTGTAATATTATTAAACTTAAATTCTGAAGTTGTTCAAATTAAAAATGGAGAAAGAATAGCACAAATGCTTATTGAAAAAAATATAGATGCTAGTTGGATTTTGGTTGAAAGCTTGAACGAAACCCAGAGAGGTGCTGGCGGATTTGGCAGCACTAAGGAGATTTAGAATGAAAATTTATTTATGCATTACAGTTGGTCAAGAAATAAATGGCAAAAATGCCGTTGTTAAAGTTGATAAAGCATCTTTGAAAAAAGAAGATATTGATCAATATGTTTCAAAATCTCAAACAACATGGGTTGAAAAAATAGAAGTTCCCGGCGGAAAAGTTGATTTCTTCTGTGAAAGACACATACAAGAAGTTGAGGTTGAAAATGAATAATAAATATATGCATAACCCGTTGGAAGGAAATAAACCCGAACTTGTTATAGATTTAGAGAAAAGTGTCGGAGTTCCAGTAAGCATAATTATTATACATAAAGATAGACCAGAATATTTAAATATTTTGCTACAAAGCATTGTTGTTTGTTCACAAAATTCTAGTTATGAAATTATTGTTGTAGATAATGGATCAGCAAGAGAAACACAAGATTTCCTAACAGATATACAAAAAGAAGTTAAAGTTATTAGGAATTTAAAAAATCAATACTGGTCCGCTGCAGCCAATCATGGCACAAGAGCGGCAGATCCTAGGTCTAAATATTTTATTTTCCTTCATTCTGATGTTGTGATATTAAATCCATCATGGATAGATTTATTAATTTCTGTTGCAGAATCGAATAATTCTGGAATGGTTGGGATTGAAACAGCATCTTATGTTGTTGGAAATCAAAAAGTAGATTTTATAAGCGAATGGTGCATGCTTATAAGTCGTGACGCTTTTGAAAAAATAGGACCTTGGCCCGAAATTCTTCCACTGGTTGGCAATTCATTCATTATGACAGTAAAAGCTCAAATTGAAAAAATAAAACCACAAGTAATGAAAAATATTATTGCACATCACTATAAGATATTTGGCGTAAATAGCAATGAATATGAAGAAATCACAGAAAAAGCCACTGCGATGATTCCTAAAATTTATCAACAAGTTCAAGCAACGGAGTTATAGATAGATTACCATGAGAAAAAATAAAAGAATATCAAAAAAAGACAACACCGAAATAATTTCAACAAATGTTGCCCCAAAAAAGAAGGCTGGAAGTTTTCATTTTGAATTCTTAAACGCCCAGCAAAGAAAAGCATGGGAAACTATTGAACAAAATGAAATTACATTCCTAATAGGACCCGCTGGTTCTGCTAAAAGCTTCATTAGTTCAGCATATGCTTGTTCTTCTATCCTAACCAAAAGACAGCAGAAAATACTTCTTACAAGACCTATTGTTGAAAGTTCGAGAGGCCTCGGATTTTTGCCTGGAACGTTCGAAGAAAAGGTGAATCCATATATAACACCTATTTACGATGCTCTTGATGAATTAGTTGGTCCAGTTGGATTCCAAAGAGAAATAGTAAACAAATGCATTCAAATTAGACCTTTGAATTATTTAAGAGGATGTAATTTTAATGATGCTATTTGTTTGATGGACGAAGCTCAAAATAATAATTTTAAAGAATTAATGTTATACATTACAAGGCTTGCTAAGAATAGCAAGATGATTATAAATGGCGATCCTAATCAATGTGACATATCAGACAGTGCGTTGATGGATGTGGTGAAAAGATTAGAAGGTCTGCCCGGCATTGGGATAGTAAAATTTGATGCTTCTGCAATTGTAAGAAATCCTCTAATATCAAGCATACTAGAAAGACTATCCTAGTGGAGAAGAATGTCAGTTACAATCGATCCTTACTATAGCGGCTCTTATACTGTAACCCAAATAGCAAATCCCGGTGGATATTGCCCAATTTATGATTATTCAAATACTAATAGAATTCTTATTGGAACAAGTAAGGGTTTTGATCTTGTCGAATTAATAAGAGATTCTATAACAAAAAAAATTACTGGCATATCAGCAACTGGTAGAATTAGTAATTATATTAGCACACCGAAAGGTCAATACCCTTCCTATGGAAGCGCATATCTTGATGACTATACTTTAATTTATACAGACCTTCAGGGTTATGTTTGTCAAGTAAAACCTGGCGATACCGTAGTTGGCAAAAGGGATAAGGACATATACATAAAAACAGGTGTCTTGGACATGCCAATGTCATATTTCACAGAACCTGACACAGGAAAAATTCTTGCAACGGTAGGAACCGATAATCAAGCAGGGCTCGGACAAGGAACTGTTTATTTTTTTATTGGCGAGTATAAAAATTCATATAACTATCCTCCTTATAAAGACATTATTTTGAATAATACCGGAGAAAGAATGTCTGGGGTAGAACGTGGCAGCAGAGGAATGGTAATAGTTCCTTTGACATCGGCTTTGTTTCCAAACAAATCTTTTCTTATTATAGAAAGTGGGTTTAATGTATATTCATGCGAATATGATTCAAATTTAAAGCCAATACCATCTACCAAGAGGCGTTTTTGTAGCACTCCTGTAGTAGGATCTATACCCCCAAGATTTCGTGGTGGATTTATTGACCCGGTAACAAATGACTTTGTTTTATTCTGGTCCAACTATACTTACATTATTTCTGGATTTGCGGCTCCTACACAACAAGAAGTGATTCCGCCAAATACTAATTGTTATTCTGCTGGTGACAATAGCCAAGGTTCTTTTGGATTATTAAACAATATAACGCCTTTGTATTATTTTACAAAAATCGGCAGAGACAAGAGCATTTATTCAGCTAAGGCTGGGCAAAATTTTTCTGTCATACTTCAAGAAGATGGTAAGTTATTTGGCACTGGATTGAATGATCAAGGGCAGCTTGGCAATCCTTCTGTATCTTTAAGTCTTAAATTCATTCAAATTGGAGTGGATTCTGACTGGAGTGATTTGGCAGTAGGCGGCAGCCATATTATAGCATTGAAATCTAATGGGGATATGTATGGTTGTGGTTCAAATAGTTCTGGACAACTTGGACAAGTTGTTACAACTACAAAAGTAAATTCGCTAACAAAACTTAACAATACTAAATGGAGTAAAATTTCTTCTTTCAATAATTTTACTTTTGGAATAGCTTCTGATGGAACGTTGTGGTCAACTGGGGACAACTCAAAGGGACAGCTTGGAAGAGGAACAAAAGTAAATTCTTATCTGTTTAGACAAATAGGTACAGATACTGATTGGGTTGATGTATCATGTGGATATGATTTTACATATGCAATAAAAAGCAGTGGAGAAGCTTATGCTGTTGGAAATAATGAATATGGTCAATTAGGAATTGGCAATACATTTGATCAATTAGTATTTACAAAAACAGGATTTGATAAAAATGGAGGAGTTACTAAATTTAGAAAAGTATCAGCAGGAACGACCCATGCTATGGGATTAACGAAAAACAATCTGATGTATGGTGTTGGATACAATCTTTATGGAGAATTAGGATTAGGAGATAAGGTTTTTCGAGAGTATTTTACTAAAATAGGAACAGATGTTTGGTCGGAAGTATCTGCTGGATCGGGATATACTTTAGCCATAAAATCAGATTCTACATTATGGGGAACTGGTTCTAATTATTTGGGGGTTATTGGTCTAGGCTCTGTATCTTCTCCTACTAAAGATATTAACTACACAAGCTTTACACAAATTTTATTACAATCAGTTAATTCGCAGCCTTCTTGGCTTAGAGTGTTTGGTTCTTATGACCAATCAATTGCTTTGACAACTTATAGTTTAACATCTAGTACCACAACTACATCTACGACTAGCACATCTACTACTAGTACATCTACTACTAGTACGACTAGTACATCTACTACTAGTACGACTAGTACATCTACTACTAGTACATCTCCAATACCTAATTATGCTTTTTATGGCGGGTATTATGTAGCTGGCTCAAGAGATAGCAGAGGTAATTTTGCAGGAACTAACATAACAGATAAATTAAACTTTTTTTATGAAATTACATATAGGTCTACTGTATCAGATATTTCATATAATACTGATAGGCTTTTTGGTATGTCAGATATGACAACAACTGGGTATGTTGCTGGGGGATATACAACTGATGTGTATGATTCTTTTTCAAGTACAATATCAAAAATAAACTATGCAACAGATGTTGCAAGCTTAGATTCTGCAACTCTTATGCAGGGCAGGTACTATGGCGCTGCTATAACCGATGCAGATAGCAATAGGGGTTATATTAGCGGTGGATATACTTCTTCTTCATCTGTTAATTCTACAGAAATATTTGATTTTTCAACAGACGTAGTAAGCAGTAATACTAATTCCAATTTATCATCGGCAAGATCTATAATGGCTTCTTTTAGTGATTCTAGCGCAAAAGGATTTTATTTAGGAGGAATAAGTGGCAATTTAAATAATTCAAATTATAGTATTTTGTCTATTGTCGATAAAATTTATTTTCCAACAAATACTACATCTGTATCTTCTATAACACTATCAAATAGTACTTTTGGTGCAGTTGGATTGTTTTCATCTTATTCTTATGGTTATTATGTAGGAGGATATAGCACTGTAGCATCTCAATCTGTTTCAAGGTTAAATTTTGTTGTAGAAGTACTTGAATCTCTTAGCCCTGCGTCTATTAGTTTAATATCAATTAATAGTGCATCTTTAAGTCTTACATACATAAAAGGATTTGTAAGTGGCGGCAGACTCAAAGTAAATGATGCCACTTCAAATGCAACTACAAATATAACTTATAGAATTCTTTTTGCTATACCTGAATCTGTAGCGGTTGCCTCTGCGGCAAGTCTTTCAGAAGCTAGGTGGGGACTTGCTGGAGTTTCTTATTCTGCTGATGCTAAATGCTAATGTTTTGCTATTAAAAAAGATATATATTATGTATTCTTAAGAAAGACATTAAATGGCAACAGGTTATCTTTACTCTTTTGGTGCAAATAATCACGGACAGCTTGGTTATGGAACCTTTAGTAATAATTCTTATAGTTTTCCAGCAATTGTAGGAACTAATTACAATTGGACTGAAATATCAGGTGGTCATCAGTGCGCCTTTGCGATAAACACAGCAGGCGAGATGTATTCTTGGGGATATGCTGGAGGCGGTCTTGCTTTAGGGACTGGGGCAACAACTGATCAATCTTCCCCTGTTAGAATTGGCACTAGTTTATGGTCAAAAGTTTCCGCTTTGGGAAGAATAGGCGGAACAAATGCTTTTGCTATTAGGAATGATGGAAAGCTTTACTTCTGGGGCTCTCTTGCAATAAGTCCTGCAAAGAACGCAACAACTCCCACACTTTTAGATGCTTCCACAAATTGGTCTGTTATTTCTTCAGGAATGGGTTTTGGATTTGCAATTAAAAGCGATGGAACTTTGTGGAGTATTGGAACAAATCAATATGGGCAATTAGGACTTGGAGACACAACACAAAGAACAACACTTACCAGAGTGGGTTCTGATAGTGATTGGGCTTATGTTAACTGTGGAGATGCTCATACAATTGCCATCAAGACAGATGGAAGAGTTTATGGCTGTGGTCAAAATTATTATGGGCAACTTGGACAAGGAAATGCAACAAATTTATCTGTTCTAACACAGATTGGAACCAATACATGGTGGTCTAAAATTTATGCTGGAGAGCATTCAACTTTATTATTAAAGAATGATGGAACAATATGGGGAACTGGAGCTGAATCAGATTCTATTTTTGGATATGCTGCATCTACAAATAAATTAAATTTATTTCAATGTATAAAACTTGGTGGTAGTTGGTCAAGGTTGGCTCTTGGACATTTGTTTGGAATTGGACTGAAAACTGATGGAACATTGTGGGGATGGGGATTCCAGCCAGCAGGTTATTCAATAACTCCATCTAAAACAACCGCATATACAGATTATGTTGATATTACAGCGGCAAATAACGCAGGATATATTTTAAAAACGAGTGCAATACCAACAACAACTTCCACAACAACAACTTCCACAACAACAACTTCCACAACATCTACAACATCTACAAGTACTACAAGCACATCTACTACATCTACTACTACGACGACTACAACAACTTTGCCACCTTTGTTAACATGGGCTCAGAGAACGAGGCCGTCAAATTCAGTTACTTCTTCAAGTTTTGACACAACAGTTCAAAATTTTGTTCTTGTTGGCAATAGCACATATGGTATTCTTACTCCAAATGGCATAGCCTATTCGACAGTAAGTCTTTTAAATAATTTAAATTGGACAAATGTTGAGTTTGGAAATGGAATATTTTTTGCAATATCATCTCCTGGAACTTCATTTTCTAAATCAAATGATGGAGGAAGCACTTGGATAAATGTCCCCTCTCCAAACACATCATATCAATATTCTGCTTTAACTTATGGAGCAGGCAAGTTTGTCACATTGGCAAAAAACACAAATATTGCGTACTACACAACAAATAATGGAGTTAGTTGGGCACAGTCTACTTTACCATATAGTGCAAATTGGAAAAGCATAGCCTATGGCAACAATTCTTTTTTAGCGGTTGATGACACAAACTTATTTGCATTAAGTACAGATAATGGCCTTACATGGTCTCAAGTAAATTCTTATACAAACGGAACGTGGTCTGAAATAACATTTAAAAGCGGTTATTTTGTTGTAGTAGGAACTTCTTCAAATGTTAGTTTAAGAACATCAAATGGATACGATTGGATTCGTGGAACTCTTCCGGTGACTCAGGATTGGAATTCTGTTACTTCTTCTAATGATTTATATGTTGCCGTAGGAAACTCTGCAATAGCTGCGTCTTCTTATGATGGCTTAACATGGAGAACAGAAAATATGCCAGCTTCTGGAAACTGGATAACAGTTTCTTATGGTGGCGGTTTATATTTGGCATCTCAGGACTCTTCAACAATAGCAGCAACCGCTGGAACAGCTCCCACTACAACAACAACTACTACTACAACTACAACAACTTCTACAACAAGTACAAGTACAACTTCTACCACAAGTACAAGCACAACTTCTACTACAACAACTTCTACCACCCCTATTCCAGCCCCGCTTATTTGGTACTTGGGTAGCCAGCCTTTAATAAGCAGTAGTGTTTGTGCATTTGGAAATGGATATTTTGTACTATTAGATAATGCTTCTTCTTCATCTTTGCGGACAACAAATGGTAATGTCGTATCGGTAACAAATACTAATACTAATCAAGGATGGAATGATTTATATTTCGCTGGTAGTTTTTTTGCAGTACCTGCTGGACCATCATCTGTATGGGAGACTTCTTCTGCTGGCGCTTCTTGGTCTACAATTTCATCTCCTAATTCTTTAGGAGAATTTAAAAGCATTGCCGCTGGAGGAGGTAAGTTTGTTGCTCCTCAATATAACTCTGGTAATTTTTATTATAGCTTGGATGGTGGTGCAACATGGAACTTAACTGTTAATTCAATTTCTTCAAATTGGAAAAAAATTGCATATGGAAATGGAATATTTTTAGCATTATCAGATAATAATCCAGTTTGGTATAAAAGTACAGATGGAATTTCATGGGTGCAGGTTGTACAGGGAGATTTTACAACTTGGTCTGATTTAGTATTTGGAGGTGGTTATTTTTACGCCTTATCGTCTGCTGGAAAAGTTGCATCAACCACAGATGGTATTAGTTTTTATTCTACAAATTTACCAAGCTCAGGAAATTGGTCATCTTTAACTGTAGGCGAAGACATAATAGCTGCAGTTGCAAGCGGATCTGAAACAAAAACTTCCTTTGGATACATTTCTAGTTTGCCGCAGTGGTCAACAGCCTTGATGCCTGTTTCTGGTGATTGGCGATTTGTTGAATATGGAAATAATATTTTCTTTTCTTCTAGTTATAATTCAACAGATACAGCCTATACTGGCCTTGTTCCAACTACTACAACAACTACTACAACTACTACATCTACATCTACATCTACAACTTCTACAACAACTACATCTACAACAACTACATCTACTACTTCAACAACAACAACATCTACTACTTCAACAACATGTGCTCCTGTTTGCGTTTCTGTAAATAGTTCAAATATGTTTAATCAAACATATTTATCTTGTCCAGATGATGGTTATTATTATGAAAATGCAGAAATAGGTTCTGGAACTGCTACTCAAGAATTTGCAATAAATTGTACAGGAACAATTAAAGTTGAATGTTTTGCAAATAATATTTTTGCAAATGTAGATGTCACAATAAAAACATCTGTTTCTTCAACACCTTTTACAGTTGCAGTTAGTAAATCTAATCCATTAAATACAACATATTCTGTTTTATCCGGCGGAACGATTTCTTTTTCTTTTCCGGCTTCAACATATTTTGGTATTGCAGCAGTAAGTGGCAAAGTATTAACTTATAGACCTGTTACAACGACGACTACTACAACTACAACAACAACTTCAACTACTAGTACTACTAGCACAACTAGCACAACACCTGCTCCTGTTCCAAAGGTAACATGGGTTCAAAGAACATCCCCTACTTTAAGTACAAAAAATATAGTTTATGGAAATAACGATTTTATAATTCTAAGTGATTTTAATACTACTGCTTATAAAACATCTGACGGCATTACTTTTACGCCAATAACTCTCCCTATTTCTAATGCATGGAATTCAGTCGCTATTGGAACTAATTATTTCCTTGCTTCAACAAATGCATCTCCATATTTTATTGGTTCATCTGATGGAACCAACTGGCTTACAGTGAATTCTCCTAATTCTACGGATAATTTTACATGTTTGACTTATGGAAATTCAAAATTTATAACAGTAGGGGATAATACTACTTCTTTGTATTATAGTTCAGATACAACCAGCTGGACATTAAGCACATTACCAAATGCTAGAGCTTGGACATCTGCAGCATACGGCAGCAATAAATATATAATTGTTGCAACTGGAACAAACAAATATGTTTATAGTTCTGATGCAATAACATGGACTGAAGCAGATTTACCATCAGTTGCAAATTGGTCAAAAATTATTTATGCAAATGGTAGATTTGTAGCGATATCTTCAGATTCAACAATTTCTGCAATTAGTGTTAATGGATTAACTTGGACTCTTGGAACTTTACCAGCAAGTGCAAAATGGACTGGATTGGCATATGGCAATGGTTTATTTGTTGCCACAGCAGATTCAACATATTCTGCTTCTTCTTTCAATGGAATTACATGGGTTGAAGAATTTTTACCTGTTAGCGGGTCTTATAGCTCAGTAGCATTTGGAAATAAAACATTTTTAACATCTTCATATAATAATACGGTTGCCGCAACAGCATTTTATGGTGCAGCCACAACAACAACTACAACTACTCTAAGTCCATATAATCAAAATATATTTGGATATATTTGTGGTGGTATAAATAATAATTCAAGTAATAATTACATGAGTAAAATAGACATGATATTCATGTCAACTGGTGTTGTTTATAGTAGTCCAAATCCATTGCTTGTTCCAAAATATGCAGCAACATCTGTAAGTTCTAGTACTTCGGGATATGTTTGTGGAGGGTCTTCTTCTTCATATCGTACTGGTAATTATTCAGCATCAATAAATAAAATAAATTATAGTACCAATACAGTTGTTTCTATATCTGCATCTCTTTCTCAGCCCAGCATTCGAGCTTCTGGATTTTCAACTTCTCAATATGGATACATTTTAGGAGGATTAAGAACGGCTCTTGGCTTGAGATCTACAGATCAAATACAGTTTTCAACAGATGTGCAATCATACTTTATACAATCAAATCCTAGTTTTTTTGCTGGATGTGGATTTGCTCAAAGTTCTACAAATGGATATATGGCTGGGGGATTTGTAAACTCATCAGCGAGTACAGGCTGGCAAAATAATAATTATATTAATGCTTTTGGTTTGACAACAGGAATTACATCTCTTGTTTCTTCTTTTATTTCTGATAATTTTTATGGCACTGGACTTCAATCTGTATTAAGAGGTTATTTTGTAGGTGGAAGCACAGTTAATTTTGTTCCGACCAAAAACACTTATGCTCTAGACTTTTCAACTAACACATATTTCTTGAACAGCTATAGCATGTATTATGCGAGATATTGTGCTTCATCTGTTTCTGGAAGCACTTTGGGCTACATTGCTGGAGGATCTGATTCTTACAGTGCCATTTCCACAATTGAAGTTTTAGATTTTAATACAGACATTTATTCTCTCAATAAATATGCTCTCACCCAACCAACTACTGGCTCAACAGGGAACATGGTATCAGTTACTGTGTCACCTGCAGAGCCACCTCCCGGCGTTTCTTGTTATGTTACAGATTATTATAGAAATAAATATGATGTTTATGATTTGGGAAGCATTATAGGATACGATGAAGTTTATTCCATTGCTTTTAAAAATGGATTTTCAAATATTTTGACTGCATCTGTAAAAGATGGAACTTCCAATAAAATATTAGAGATTCCAGTAAGAAGAGACGCTTTAACAAACAATGTTGTTTCTTTGGGAATTCCCACAGTTATAAATACAATTCCTGATTTAATTTGGGGCAATATGTTTACTGCTCCAAATGGCACTTTGTTTGCTAACAAAGATAAGCCAGTAGCAGACGGCGCATTTACTTTGTGGCAAATTAATTCTCTTGGAAATTTTGACGAAACAAATTTGTCTTCAAATGGGATAATTTCTGAGAAGTATGGATTGGGAGGAGTTTCCATAGCTCCAGATTCTCACTATGGTTCTGGGAAAGCTGCTGTATTAACTGTTGAAAATTCTTATTTTTATCTTTTTGAAATAGAAGAAACAGTTGATGACTATTATTCTTTTGGAATGAGGCAACAAAGTGTTGATTTAGATAATAGCTCATCTGGATTTTCATATGTTGCTCCGAATTCAACTTTGCTTAATGAAAACTGGATATTGGTAAATGAGTATGAATATGAAGGAAGAATTGTTGCGTATCAATTAGATTCAGACGGAGTGCCAGACAAAACAACAAGAAGAGTTTTTGCAGAATCTGTAATAGACCCAATAAGTTCTGCCGTCGATCCATTGACTGGCGATATTTTAATAACTTATTATAATGAATGTACAGGCAAAAGAGCAATATATGTATTTACTGGAGGGTTTAAGCCTTTTAGCCCAGCATCTCAACCTGCTGCTCTTGGTGGTTCAGATGGTTATTTTTTAGGCGGCTCTGGTGTTAATGGAGCTACAAATGTTATTGAAAAATTAAATTATTCAACTGATGTTACAACTCAATCTACATCTACTTTATCTTACTCTATAAATTCTGCATTTTCACTATCTGATGGAAACATAAATGGATATGTAACTGATGGCGGTCAGTATTTACAAAAATTAAATTATGCAACAGATATAGTTACATCTAGTATTAATAATTTAAGCAGGCAAAGATATGATGGTGGAAGCACATCGTTTTTAAATATTAGCGGTTACATTTATGGAGGCCGATTAACACAAGCTAGTACAGAGGCTCCATCAAGTTATACTGATAAGTTTTCTTATTCTACTGGTATATTTTCTTTCTTGAATAATTCACTAGAGCAATTCAAGATTTTTACCACTGGTATTTCGGATGCTGCAAGTAGTGGATACTTTTGTGGAGGATTTAATGGTGTTGGAGCTACAAATGCAGTTGTAAAAGTAGATTATTCTTCTGATACTTTTTCTTTGTTATCTTCAACTCTTTCTGAAAACAGACAATCTCTATCTTCTGTTTCAAGTTTTACAAATTATGGTTTTATCGCTGGTGGAATTTCTTCAAGCGCATCTTCTGTTTGTGACAGGCTTAACTTTAGTCAAGAAACCCTTATTGCAGTTTCAAGTGCTGCTTTGCCTGTTGCAACCTCTGGTTCTTCGGGTCTTTCTCAGGGCGGAATTAAAGGTTATATAGGTGGAGGCAGCAATAAAGCTGGACCTACTGCAGCAGTATACAAAATAGATTTTGGCACAGAGCAAACATCTTATTCAACTAATTCTTCTCTTTTAACCCCAAGAAATTATCCCGGTGCTTTAAGCAGGACATACAGCTTCTTACCTCAAGGATATATTGCTGGCGGAAGTGGTTCTAATAGCATAACTGCTTTTACACAAAAAATAGTATTTAATGTTGATGCCATAGTGAACCAACCAACAGCATATTTGGCAAATCCAAAGTATGGTTTGTCTGGAGTTAGCAATGAATCAAGTAAAGGTTACTTTTTAGGTGGCTCAACTACTTTCAATGCTAATAATTTTGTTCCTAGTATTGAAAAAATTACATATTCTACTGAATTAACAACCAGCATTAGTTCTGTCTTAGGAACAGCTAGAGGGTTTGCGTTTAATGTTTCAAATGTTGCAAGCGCTGGATATATTGCTGGAGGAAAAGGAAGCATATTAACATCAATAGAAAAAATAGTTTATAGTACAGATGTTACATCTTTGGTTGGAACGGCATCTTTAGCCGTTGGAACAAGCAATGGTGCTTCTCTGTATTCATCTTTGATTGGATACTTCTTAGGAGGTTTAACCAATACAGGGGCTACTAATTTTATAAGTAAATTTGTTTTTGCTTCCGAAACAATATCTGGATCTAGTTCGGTACTACCAGTTAATGCTCAAAGTTTATCTGGTTTATCATTTTTAGATATTACTGGATATGTTGCTGGAGGAATTGATGGCTACTTAATGGGCTCTGTTTACAGTTTATTTTATTCAACTGATTCAATTTCCTCTAGTTCGGCATTGTCTTATGTAAGAAGTGGTTTGACAGCAGTAACACAAGGCATTCAAAAAGGATATTTTGTTGGTGGTGAAAACTCTGCTGGTGCAGTTAATTATATTGAAAAAATTTATTTTCCGAATGGATATTTAAGCAATGTTCAATCTGGAGATTTTTTACAAAGATTCTTTAGTGGAAGTGTCTCCAAGTTTTCTCAAGGCGGGGACATATCGTATATAATGTCCGGAATAATAAATGTTGAAGGATCATCAAAAGTAATATACCAAAAAGTAGTTGTTGGTTCTGGGACTATAGTTATAACAGGCAACACAAGATATTCTATTGATGGAACAATATCTCTTCCTTTAACATATAGAATTTTGGAAGGATTAAATACTGCACTTCCGATAAACTACCAACAGGGAAGGAAAGTTCTTTATGCGTTTAGAGTTGAAGGAGTTTGTTTAAGCCTAACTAATGGAGAGGCCCCATTTATTAACAATGAGATTTTGTGTAATTCAAGAAGCATACAGACAATAATTGCAAGCAATCCAAGAGAAGTTTGTCAAAAGTTAATAGATCAAAATTGGATATGGCCAATAAAAAGATTTCAGCGTTATACAAAGCCAATTTATAAGGAAGATGAATCTTATTTAGAATCTTTTGATTTATATGATCCAAATGATGTTAGATTTGTTAATGAACCTTTTTGTACATATAAAGAGTGCTTGGATTTCTGCGCCGATTTTATCATTACAGAAACAATTACCTTGCAAAGTTTTTCTTTATTGAGTAGCAATGCTGTAATTATGGAAGGAAATGTTTACGTTTCTGGAAGTGTTGCAATAACTTCATCTAAATTTAAATATACTGGTTCTGGAACGATAATAATAAATGGCTATTTTGGTGTTTCAACAAGTTGGACTGTAACAAATTATACTGGTTCTGGTAATATTCTTGTAACTGGATCTTCTACAGTTGAATCATCTTATTTGGGAGAATTTGTTGAAGACTGCACTATACTGTCTGAAATAACTCCAATTGAATTTATTTATGGAATTACATCTGGACTTGAGTTAAAATCAATTTCTAATAATTTGCTTATTGATCAATGTGGTTGTACAGATATACAAAGTAGGTTTAATTTAGTTACAAATTTTGATAGAAGGCCATCAAAGTTCACAAACTTTATACTATCTAATAATTTGAAATTTAATCCAATTTTTGTATTAAATTATAATACTAATACAGGTGTATATTTATATACCAAACAGTTTTTAAACAGTAGTAAAGATGAAAAATGGTCTATAACAACATCTTTAATGTGTGATACAGATCTAAGCAATTTTGATACTAATTCTATTTGGGTTATGAATTTGCATTTTAAACAATATAAAAAATCTTTAAATAATAAAACTATTGAAACAAATGTAAGAATTTGGATACCAAATAATATAATTTGTCCAAATATATTGCAAAACAAAATGTCATTTGACATAACAGTAAATTTAAATTCTAAAATAGCAATCACTAATAATGGGCAAATTTTAAACAATGTTTATATTAACGACCAAATAGGTCTTTTCTCATCTACATCTTGGACAGCAGCACCAGATTTTAGAATTTATTATTCAGCTTTTGGAAATGTTTAGCCAAATGTATAAAATATTTTATGGAAGAAATTAGCCTAGAATGTTTTTTTATACTCCTGATTAGCATCGCTTCTTTTGCGTTGTCTTTTATTAATTTTTTTTACATTTTAAAATTTAGAAAATTTTATGAAGATGTTAATAAAGATTATGTTCAGGCATTATCAAGCATTATGAAAGTTACGAACGATGGTTTTCGCAATAATTTTGCAAGTTTAGAAGCTATACAAAAATGGAATGAAAAGGCATTTGAAAAAAAAGTTGAGATAGATAATGAAAACGCAAAAAAAATAATTGATGCAATTGCAAGAGAACAAAATTTTTTGAGCAAGATAGGAGAGCAATTAGGCTATAGGCCAAGAACTGATTTAGAGATTTGATATGGAATTGAAAAATTTAAAATTTGACACAAACAGGTGTTTTGGTGTTGAGATAGAAGTTGGAAAAGAAGTTAATAGAGATTTAATTATAAATTTTATAAAGTCTAATACACACAGATATGTTAAAAAAAGCTTCTATAGACCAACAATAAATAATTCTTATTGGGATGTAAAACATGATGGTTCATGTGGTGCTAAGTACATAAATGGAATAAATGAAGGTGGATTTGAGATTAATAGCTATAAAGCTTCTGGTATTTATCAATTAAAAGATATTTGTTATGTTATTTCAAAACTAAAAACTATAGGAGTAAAAGTAAACAGTAACTGCGGATTTCATGTTCATGTTGAAGTTTCTGATTTTGATACAGACGATGTTGGAACTCTTCTTAATAATTGGATATATGTTGAAAATATGATATTTTCATGTGTTCCTAAAAAAAGAAAAGATAACAAGTATTGTCAAAGAATAGCATTTGATTATAATTTATCTAAAGATGATTTTAAAAAACCAATAGATTTTTGGAATTTATATAAGCCAAAAACAACAACTTTGAATAATTTTGATCGTAAAAGATCTTTGAATATAAATAATTATTATCGTTCAATTTCATTAAAAAAATTTAATAGAAAAACAATAGAGTTTAGATTTATGGAAAGCACTTTATGTGAAAAGAATATTAAAAACTGGGTAAGATTTTTAGTTCACTTTGTAGGTTTTTGCAAGAATAGAAAAAAAATATTTCATGGGCCTTTTATTAATGATGTTGAAGAATTTTTAAATTCAGTTGGACTTGGAAGTTTAAATAATGGGTGGTGCCTTAGTCCTGGATTATTAGAAACTAGAAAATGGGTTCTACAAAGACTTTCAAGACATGGTACTATTTTTAAAAAAGAAGCAAAATTAATTCTTGGGGGAGAAATCTAGTGAAAGATAAGAATGAATACAAATACCAATTATACAGCAACTTTTGCAATAAGTATAAGAATATAAACAGGCAAATTATTTTTAAAACTGTAGATATGGCTTCTTCTCCTGGAAAAGCGTTTGACATTCTAGAAGAATTTATATCAGAATTCCCAATTTCTTTTAATTTAGAAAAGAATGTATGGGAACCAGAAGTGCTTCTTGAATTTGAAATTTCTCAAGGTTAAATATGCTTTTATATGAAAAATATTTGTTAAAAATAAACAAAAACAAATATACATTTCCTCTTATTGAAAGCAATGGTATTATTGCATATGAATTGGATTTAGAAAATAGAAAAAAAGTTTTTTTTATAAAATTTACATCATCTAGTCAAAAAAATAATTTAATTAAATATAATTTTAAGTATTTCGAAACAAAGTCAGATTCATATGGATGTAATTACTTAAATAATTATTTTAATGAAGTTGATTACAACAATTATTTTAGTTGCATTGAAAATATTAAAATTAAAATTAAAAAAGAAAAGCATAGGGTTGCAGCATCATATGATGAATTTTTTTGTATGATATGGAAGTCTTTTTTGATGATTAATGATGAATGGTTTAGTGAAAATTATTCTAAATTGTCTGGAAAAATTTTTGATACAATTGATGATAATTTATCTTTTTCAGAAAAAACAGATAATATAAACGAGATAATTAATTCTTTTAAAACAAATTTTTATCAAATTTATTATGGATGGACTGTGCATATTTCTAATTTTAGTGATGTTACGCATTTAAAATGGTTTAATGAATTTGTGGAGAATTAAATGTTTGAAACTGATAAAGTTTTTACAATTAGAACATTAAACATGTGTGAAAGCATTGGTTATTTTTGCATAATTAGAACAGACAGTTCTAATGCACTTTATTGGGATAGTTGTAGAGAAATTTTTGCAAAGAATTTTAATTATAATTCATATGGATTTTATTATGTTGTAGATATTAAAAAAGTAGATTATATTTTATCATTTTTAATAGAGGCAGAAAAAGTTTTAAATCTTAAGGAATTCACAAAGTTTTATAGAACAAATAAAGAAAGCATTATAGCTATAATTCCTTCAAGCTTTTGGATGAAATGTTTTTTAAAAAGATCTTTTTTTACATTACTTTGTAGAGTTGCTTTTTTTCATAATAAAGATTCAACTTTTGAAGAGACTTTGTTTTCAGATGTTGATTGTAAAGTTGAATCAAAAATTGATTCTAATAAAAAAGATGTTGTAAAAACTAAAAGTGCAGTACTTAGATTTTTTTTAGGATATACCAAATTTTCAGGTGCTGTATTAGCAACGCCTGAACTTGGACCTTGGAAACATGGATGGGTAGAAGAGTTTTTAAATAAAACAGACAGCCAAATCAAAAGGTTATTAGTAGCCGAAAATATGAGTTTGGCAAATATTTTGTTTTCCGATTGAATTTAATTTTTTTTGTAGTATGGAATGCAAATACAATTTTTATTGAAAAATCATAAAAATATTTGAAATTTATCAACAATAAACATAAAATTGGAATAAGTTGAAATTAAATGGAAAAAATAGTAAAAAATTGGAAATGAGGAACATAGATAAATTATGGAAATTATTTTAGTCAATATAAGCAAAGCAGCAAAGATTCTTGGTGTAACAACCAAAACTCTAAGAAACTGGGAAGATCAAGGCAAATTAAAACCTGTTAGAACTTTAGGCAAGCATCGCAGATATAACTTAGAGGAAATAAAGGCTTTGTTTCAAGAAAAATGATTAGATCAACACAATTAACTTTGAAATTTGCCAATCAAGCAAAGCTTGACAAAGTTAATTATTTTCTTGATGAATACAAAAAAGTTACTCAATACTTTGTTGATTATCTTTGGGACAATTTTACCATCGGACAAAAGATTCCCAGCCTATTACCAAAAAATATTACTGAACAAGCTAATACATGGTTAAGTGCTAGAGCAATCCAAGCAAGTGCTAAACAAGCTTCAGGAATCGTTAGAGGTTGTAGGAAGAAACATGAAAAAAGACTTTATATCTTTAATTTGCTAACCAAAGAAGGCAAACATAGAAAAGCCAGAAAACTAGCTAATACTATAAAGAAAAAACCAATATCCAAACCAATATTAAACACAATTGAAGCAGAACTTGATGAACGATTTGTTAAATTTGATAACAGTAAAGAAACTACATTTGATACTTGGATTAATATTACATCAATAGGAAATAATTGTAAAATCATTTTACCAATTAAAAATCATAAACATTTTAAAGAATTAGAAAATGAGGGAATTCAATTAAAAGGGATTAGAATAAGCAAGAAATCTGTTAATATAAGTTTTGAAATTCCCGATCAATCAAAAATTGTTGGCAAGACAATTGGGATTGATATTGGAATGAATACTGCTTTTGCCTCAAGTGATAATCATTATTCAGAACAATCGTTGAATGGTCATACAATTGAATCAGTCTGCAAGATAATTTCAAGAAAGAAAAAAGGAAGCAAAGGATTCAAAAGAGCTTACAGACATAGAAAGAACTTAATTGGTTTTTATAAGAATCAACTTGATTGGAAAAACATCCAAACCATCAAGATTGAAAATATTAAAAACCTTCGATATAAAAAAAGAACTTCAAGATATCTAAGTTCTTTTGTTTATCATGAATTCTTTGAACAGTTGAGACAAACTGCTGAAAGACTTGGTGTCCAAGTCCAAACTGTTTGTCCAACTTACACAAGTCAAAGATGTTCATGTTGTGGTTGGACTCGCAAGAGAAATCGTAGCGGCAAAAGGTTTAAGTGCAGCAAATGTGGTTATACCATTGATGCCGACCTTAACGGTGCTGTTAATATTTCTCTTGACCTTGAACCGATAGGTAAAAAGGAACGAGAGAAACGATTAAACTTGACTGGTTTTTATTGGTCAAGTAAAGTTGATTCTGGACAGGAGCTTATAGTCCCTGTTGTCCAAAAACCTTAATTTCATGTTTTTCATGATTTTGAGGAACTATAGTACTTGTAGGCACTCTTTTTACACCCGTGGTTCGCTATGAAAAAATATGTAAATATTGCCGATAGACTCTTTATAAAAATTATAAATGAGTTTGGATTGATTTTTGAAAATGGAATGTATAAACTTACTAATATTAATGATCCCAAATGTCATTTGTTAGAAATATGTTTGATTACTGATAAAGCTAAAATGACTGGCAATAAAATTAAGGATATTAAAAGCAATTTAAATGTTAGTGAAAAATGGATATTGGGATTTTTTCACGCTAGCAAAAGAGAGCAGCCAAAATTCTCAAACAAAGATTATTTAGATGGTTATAAAGAGTGCATAGATACAGAAGAAAAAAATGTGCAAATGCAGTTATTGTGCAAAAAGTAATTTGTTTAATTTTAACTATATAAATAGTATGGAAAATGACGTTAGTACATTAGAAAACCCTGTTCAAAGTGCTAGAGAAAGAATTTGGAAAATATTCCTATTCTTTTTGGGATTCCTTCGTTATGTTGGGTTTTTTGTTTTGGGAATAATTATTGGGATGGGCATAGTTCTTAAAGATCCTCCTGCCAGTAAAGAACAACAACTAAAAATTGTTCAGCTAGAAAAACAAAATGCCGAATTAAAAGCCAAAATAGAAAATAAATTTAACGACAAATCAGCCCCAGATGTAAGCATTAAAAATGCTTTTGTAATAGACTAATCTGGCATTTTGAAGGTATCAGGACAAGGGTCTCCCCACCTTTCTGCTTTTCTATCTACCAAATTTGGTGGCAAGCACTGCGGTTCTGATACCATGCATTTTTGTTTGTTTCTATTAGTAACTTTTATTAATTTTTCATCAGGGTCTGGCGGTAATGGTTTAAATGGCTTGACATCGCCTGGAGGCAATTTTGCTGTTGCTGCGACATATAGTTTTTTGCCATGTGGCTTTGTCCAAATTGGCACAGGCTTTAAATGATCAATTTTAAATGGTTCTTTTTCCCAGCACTTTTGTAAACGTTCGTCAGCAGATATGTAATAAATAGCATCTGCACTACCGGGTAAAAGATATTCAGGAGGATACTGGCCTACACCTCCATATCCAAGAGGATATAAACCAGTTTTTCCACTAGTTTTTCCTTCATTAATAACTTGTAAATACTCATAGAATTTGATCATATTTTATTTAGAATTGAATTGAATATATTTTCAAGTTAAAATTTAATAAGGAAAGAGGATTTTAAAATGGGAAATGATCCAGAATTTTATAGGCGAATTTCTGATTTAGAACAAATTTCAACTACATTGAGTGCTGTTGCAAATATTCTGGCCGCATATTTTAAATCTTTAGTTGATGCAGGATTTTGTAAAAAGGATGCTTTGAAGCTTACTATATCTTATCAAGAAATACTATTAAAAAATGCATTAGAATCAATAAAAGATCAAGCAATAGAAGATGAAGACGAAGATGATGATTATACTGAAGGAGATGATGATGAATATTCTACAAATTGAAAATGGAAAACATATTTGCGGAGATATAAATTGTGAGGAGTGTTGTCATGGTTATCCAGCCAAATGTCAATGTGGGGGCTTAATTCATGCAGAACATCTTGGATCTCATGCCGTTACCAGAGATAATCCTTTTGGAATAAAGTGTTTGTGCGATAAATGCGGCGGCAGATTTATGCGTGTTTTTAGGAATAATAGAGGGGTAAGGAATCGTGCATTACATAACTCCAGACCTAATCAATCAAATCAACACCGAGGAAGGTGATGATCTTGAAAAGTTATGGAATGAGAAAATTGATTCGTTGATTAATAATTCCAATAGGATTAAAGATTATCTTCCTATAAACGCTAGAAAATTTATGGAAACTTATGATTTCATGAATTTTACGGCATTTTGTCGATCTTCAAGTTTTTATAGGGATGAATATGCTTTTGTAATTGGAGATGCTTCTTCAGAAGAAATATACATGATTTCTTATCAAATACCAAAAGATGTCAATCCTTCTGTTGAAACATTTGAAGGAAGGGGTTTTGGCCAGTCAGAAATAGCAATTTGGCTTTACGACGAGTTTCATTATAAAAAAAGTTATTTTGAACATCATGTTATTTTTAGTGATGGCGCAAGTTATATTATACCATTCACTAATTTTTCTTGTCGAAAAACATCTTGGTTTGCAGAATTTGGAGATTAAAGTTTGTTTACAAGATCAGTAGATATGTTAATGCTTCCCAAGCTTACCAAACCAGTATTGATTTTAAACAAGAACTGGACAGCAATAGGAACGGCTCCTGTTTATAAGGTGCTGAATTTACTTTTGTCTGGACCGCCAAAAGCTGAAGTTATTGATGAAAGTTGTGTTCCATATACATGGGAAGAATGGTCTAAAATTAAACCTCCGAAAGACTCTGAAGAAGCAATTCATACTGTAAATTACATTTTTAGAATACCTGAGATTATTAAGTTGAATAAGTATGACAGGTATCCAAGGCAATTAATTATATTTTCTAGGGCTAATATTTTTAGGCGAGATGATTACCGATGTCAGTATTGTGGAATTAAGCCAGGTAGCGAAGAGCTTACTATTGATCATATTTTGCCAAAATCAAAGGGCGGCAAAACAACATGGACAAATTGTGTATTAAGTTGTGTTGAATGTAACTCTATTAAAGGAGACTATTTGTTAGATAAGGTCAAGAATAAAAAATTCCCTTCTGGAATGAAATTATTTAAAGACCCAAGGAAGCCCAAAATACGAGATTTTAAATTTCATATACATTATAAATCTTGGGAACAATGGCTTGATGCAGCGTACTGGAATATAGAATTGGAGAATGAAAATGCCCGTTGAAAATCATAGAGTTTTTGATAATTTTTATTTTGTAAATGATAGGGTTGTTATAAATATAAATCAAGTTACTCATGGCGAAGTAATTAACGACCCAATGAATCCTGCAAGGCATTACGCTTTATATTTTACAAAGCAATCAAGTGCTGATAGAATTTTTCTTAACAAAGAAGAATCTGTTAAATTTTTAGCATACGTTAGTAAAACAGAAGTTTTGGAAACTTTTTATCGTGAATGAACTGCAACCGAATAATATAGCTGTTAAAAAAGTAATATATAAAAATATAAGTCAGCCTCAGAAAATAAAGCTGAGTATAGTATTACCATTTTATAAAAAATTAGATATTTGTAGTAACTTAATTGATTCAATTTACAACAAATCTTTATATATTGATTTTGAAATAATTGCCGTAAGCGATGATACTGCTAATTTGGGAACCGAACAATTTTTTAGTAATATACCCAGAGCTAAGTATTTTTGCACCCAAAAAAACAAGGGTTTTGGACATGCAGTTAATTTAGGTTTAGAAAAAGCTAACAATGAATTAGTTTGTATAATGCATAGTGATACAGTTGTGACAGAACAAAAAATGTTTGCAAACTTGGTTAATGATTTGTTATCTTTAAAAAATCAAGGTGTTGTGACAGTTAGTGCGACAACAAATAATTTTATGTCTAAAGAATTTGTTTCTTACCAGCAAAATGAGTCGGCAGATTTAGATCCTGTGATTATACAGAGGCCATCTCCATTTATTTGTACTATGGGATATAAAACAATTTTATTAAAGGCAGGCGGATTTCCAGAATACCCATTTTGTTGGTTTGAAGGCGATATGATGGGGGCAAGATTGGCTAAGCTAGGTTATAAGCAAGCTATATCCAAACGTGCTTTTGTAAAGCACTTAGGCGGCGCAACTGTATTGGATTTAATAAAAAATAATTCATCTGCAAAAACCACAATTGCTGAGAATTTTAAATTATATAAAAGGGATTTGGAAATTTTGGTTTGAGAAGTTGTATTTGCTTTTGGTTTCCCTATAATTTCATCCGGTGTCACATTTCGTTTATTTGGGATTGAGAGGGTTTGGACATGGATGCCAATATAAAGAATGGAATTAAAAAGAACTTGGTGGCCGACAATCTTTACTCTGTTTCGTTTGAGGATATCAAAAAAGATAGTTTTGAACTCAAAGAAAAAGGGTTCGATTTTTCTAATCCTAGGATTATTTGCGAAACTTTTAATTCATCGCCAGTAGGCATGAACCAAGATGAAATGGAATATCTTAAAGAATCCATTCAAAGAAAGGGTTTGTTGACCCCTCTTATTGCTAGGGCTAATGGCGAACAGATAACTCTTATTAATGGCCATCGTCGATACTTGGCTATTGAAGAACTGATTAAAGAGAATGCTGAATGTTTTGACATGAATACTGGCAAACTTATTCCTGCTAAAGAACTATACGAAAACGTTCTTGTTCGCATTTTCGAAAATGCGACAGATATTGACTCTTATCATTTGGCTTTTGAAGAAGACAAAACCAAAATTAAGTTTGGTCATGGTGTTGAATACAAGTTTGTTGATTACTGTATTGAAAAGAAAGTAGAAGATTCTAAAATTTTATTAATGACTGGAAATACTCAAGCATGGCTTGATGGTGTAAAAAGTCTTTTGAAAAAACTCGATGGCTCTCATCCAATAGACTACGAGGTTAGAGATTGTGTTTTTAACGAAAAGATGAGCATTGCAGCAGCTAGGGTTTTGTCGGATATAGAAAATGCCGAAGATAAATCTAAAGCATTTAAAGAAGCACAGCAGGCAGCTCAAGCCGAAGCAAATGCCAAGATTGAAAAATTAGGCAAGCAATTAAAAAACATTCGCAAGAAACAAGATATAGCCAAAGCACAAAGTCTTATTTGTGCAAAAAATAATGATCAAGATGGACTGAAATCGGCAGAAGATATTCTTGAGGAAGGCCTTCAAGCTGAAACGGATATATTGACCAAGCAACAAAATATAACACCAGTAATAACAACACATAATATCGCATCTAATAACAATAATATTGGCCCTAGAGCAGGAAAGGGCAGGCCCAGTAAAAAAACTTCTGAAAAACAAGAAAATGAAGATGTTCCTGTATCTGCTCCGCAGGTAGAAACGGAGAGTAAGTCTGAAGATCCAGAATTAGGAGATTTGGTTATTCACAAGAGTATTTTGGTAGATAAATGGTTGAAAACTATTGAAAAAATTAAAGATGATGAATTAGAGGGAATTGTTTTAGATACATCAGTTATTAATATTACAAGAGATCTTATTGTATCATTGTTAAATGACCAGTGCTGCGTTGATTTTCTTATTCATTGGTCCAAAGAAATAAGAAGAAGCACAAGATTTGCCGAATAAGTATTAAAAAATACGACTGAGAGAAACTTTCTCTCAGTCGTATATATTTTAGATGATATGCTTTTGTCCTTATTGTGGCAAGCCATTGCCAAAGCCTCTAAATAATGGTGTTTCGTTCTGCACCAATTGCACAAGAACTATAGTTTCTACCAAACAAAACGAACTTCTTTCCAGCTATAGGATATTAATAAGCAGAGTCTATACCAACGAAGATCAATTAAAGGCTGCTTTAAAAATAAATGCAGAAGATTATGCTTTTATAAAATCGTTTGCAGACGACGGTCTGAGTGTTGATGAATTTACAAAGCATCTTAAGACTAAAATTGCTTAAAAAATTCTTTTACATCTTTGTTAGATCTTTGAATTAATTCAGTTCTAGTAATTTTATATTCGTTTTCTGCTTCGATTCCAACTCGAACTTTATAGTTGTCATCAATTCGACATACAGTTATTTTTATTAATTTGCCATCTGGGCAACTAATTGTAATGCTTTCATCTTGTTTTCTGGTTAAAACTAACATGCAAACTCCTTTTTTAATTTTCCCTATTAAAATTGTAGACTATTAAAATTTCAAAATCAAATTTTTTGGTTGTTTTCAAAATAAAATCCCCTAATATTTCAAAAGACAAATTCATTCATGAGGGTGCCATGAGCCAGAATCAACCTGTTGGTCAAGATGACAAAAAAACACTTGTAACATTAATGGAGGAAAGAAAACTCCTGATGCAACAAATTAAAGAAATAGAAACCCAAATACAGAAAATAGGCGGCTCAATTTCAGGGGCAAGAGCTTACATCGGAGAATCTAAAATAGGCAGGCCAAAAGGCAGCACAAATAAAAAGTCTCTTGATTCTATTATTCTAGAAACCGTTTACAACTCTTCTGTTGAAGTTGGTGTAAACGATATAATTGAAAAAGTTATTTTCGAAGGCTATGTTTCTTCTTCTGGTGCAAAAGATTTTTTGAATATTGTGCGTTCTAGACTTAGTGTTCTAAAGAAACAAAAGAAAATTATTAGAAACGACGATACAGCAAAATTTTCTAAGGCCACTTGATTCAGATATGTTTTTTATTACAATCATGTGATGAAAAACAAAAATAACTCAAAAGATATTTTCCTTTGCAACTTCTGCGGAAAACCTTCCGCAGAAGTTGGTCATTTAATAGAGAGTAATATCTCTAAAGACAAAGTTCGCATATGTTTTGTATGTCATAATACTTGTTCACACATTTTTTCTCATCATAGCAAACAATATAGTGCTAAAAGTTTTTCTAAAAAAAAGAAATCTAAAAACTTCGATCCTAGAAGTTTAAAAGAATATTTGGATCAATATGTTATTGGTCAAGATTTTGCAAAAAAAGCACTAAGCATTGCTGTTGCAAACCATTATAAAAGAATTAATGAAATAGTAGAATGTAATAGCAAAGATGAAGTTATTTTAGAAAAGACAAATGTTTTATTAGTTGGGCCAACTGGTTGTGGAAAAACCATGTTGATCAAAAGGTTGGCAAAATTTCTTAATGTGCCTTTAGCAATAGGCGATGCTACATCCTTGACAGAAGCTGGATATGTTGGCGATGATGTGGAAAGTTTGATTTCTACGTTATTGCGTAATTGTGACTTTGATATAGAGGCCGCACAAAGCGGAATTATTTATATTGATGAAATTGATAAGCTTTCCATAAGCAGAAATAATGTTAGTATTTCCAAAGATGTCGGAGGAGAAGGTGTACAACAATCCTTGTTGAAAATCATAGAAGGCACCACATGTAATGTAAGTCCGCAAGGTGGTAGAAAGCACCCTGAGCAAAAAATGTTGCATATAGACACAACAAATATTTTGTTTATTGTTGGCGGAACATTTGCAGGAATTGAAGATATTTTAGCAAAAAGAAATGGCAGAAAGATGGGTTTTCATCATTCCGCTGAAACAGCACACGAACAAGATGAATCAGTATTGCCAGAAGACCTTATTAAATTCGGTATGATACCAGAATTTATTGGAAGGTTCCCCCTCATACAAAAATTGGAAAAACTAAGTGTTGAAGACCTTGTCACGGTTTTGGAAAAACCAAAAAACAGTTTGGTAAAACAGTACAAAAAGCAATTTCAATTCGATAATGTACAGTTAACTTTTGAAAAAGATGCTCTTTATTACATAGCAGAAAGAGCCTTTGTTTTAAGTACAGGGGCAAGAGGATTGAAGCAAATTATAGAAAGAATATTATTTGACTATAATTTTAATGTTGTAGATTATAAAAATAAAAAAATTGTAATTACAAAAAAATACGTTGAGGAAAAACTTTGATACCAATTTTTGTTTATGGAACTTTAAAAAAAGGCGGTCGAGGGCACCATCTTTTAAAAAATTGTAAATTCCTTTCTGAAGTTACAACTAAAAAAAATTATAAATTATATAGTAAAATTTCTTATCCGTGTATGGTTTTGGATTTAGAAGATCCAAAATCAGTTCCTGGCGAATTATATTTAGCTGATTTGTATACCATCAAAGTTTTAAATGAATACGAAGGAGTAGACGTTGGTTTGTATTCTTTGTCTGTAATTGAATTAGATGAAAATACTTTTAAAAATAAAGAAATTGTTGTTGCACATGGGTATTGTATGTCTTATATTTACTTAGGCGATGTTTCATATTTAAAAGTTATCGATCAATGGCAGGAGCAATTAATTCATGAATATTGATAAAGTTGATTTTGAGATCAACGAAAACAATTTTAAATATTGGATTACTGGAGACTTCAACGAAACTTCTTATGGCGAAGAAATAGAATCAGAAATACCAGACGCAGAAGAATTTGCAAAGAAAAAAGTTTTAATTCAAAAAGATATAAACAAGGTCGCTCCTGAAATACGGCAGTTTTATACTGAGCCACTTCTTACGAAAAAACAAGAGTTTCATATTTTTAGAAAAATGAATTTCTATAAATATAAAATGAAACTTAATTTTGATACTTACAAGCAAACTGGAATAAACAATTTTGAAAAAATATGTATTGATTATTTTTGTAAATATCAAGAAACTAGAAACTTTATTGCTACTTGCAATACTCGTTTAACTGCTCAAGTTATTAAAAAAAGAAAAGATTATTATGGAGAAAATATAAACGATTTAATAAGCGATTGTTTATTTAATATTATGAAAGCAATAGATGGATTTGATTACACAAGAGGTTTTAAATTTTCAACTTATTGTACATGGGTTTTAATGAACAATTCTTTGAGAGACCATTCTCATGACAAAAAGTTTTATGATAAAATTGCAACGAATATTGACAATTCTACTTTTTCAAACAAATTAGATGAAAAACAATATGAAAATGTATCTCAAGTTGAAAAAGATGAAAGCATAAATTATGATGTTTTAAAAGTTTTAAATCTTATTAAACAAAGAGATTGCAGAGAACACTTTGTTATTATCCATTGTTTTGGTCTGCTTGGCAAAAGTAAAAAAACACTAAAGGAAATATCAGCGGAACTTAACTTAACAAAAGAAAGAGTTCGGCAGATTCGTGAAAATGGAGTTAAGTTTATCAAGGATCAAATAAAAGACGGTAAACTTAATTTAATTTCTTTAAGCTAGCCCACAACTGCGGGCTGGAATCAAGACATTCAACCGCCATGTTTTTTATGGTGGGAGAGCTTCTTTTTTTTCATTTCTTTTGAATCTCTTATTTTTATCCACTCTACAAATTTAATTGGTTTGTTTGGTTTTTGTTCCATTTTAATCTCCAGTATCTATATCTAAAAATTGCAATCTGTCTTCTTGATTAAACTTTATAATTTTATTTATTACCCAATCTTGTAAATCGTTTAGATCTATCCTTGCCATTATCAAAGAATAATTTTTTTTATTTTTTAAATTATTTATGGCATCTAAAAGGAGAGGGTTTTCTTCTATTTTTTCTTTTAGCCAAGGTCTTTTAAAATAAACTTCTTCTATGGTTTCCGCTAATTTATCATCAAACATATTAACTCTTGCAATTACAATTTTTACATTTACAATTCTTGCAATTATTATTCTTACATTCTTTGCATGGACACTTGCATTTGTTTTCTATGTTTCTTTTTTTCACATATTCTTTAAAAGACATAATTCTATGTTCTAGATGGGTGAATTTTTCCACATCCGCAGAACTCATTGAGTCAGCAACATTCTTTATTTTTTTACTTGGGCACTTGCCATTTTCTTGGCAGTTTTTCACGGCATAAAAAAAATTCTTTTGTTTTTGGCTTCTGGCTGGCATACTGTATTTAGTTGTTGTATTATGATTTTCATCAACCTGCTGCACCACGAGATTAAAATGTCTAGCAAAACTTCAAAAAAATCTCCTGAAAATAAAGTCCCTCTGGTTTTTATGACAATAAAAGAAGTAGTTGAATATATTAATAATGAATCTGAATGTCCTTATTTAATTAGTTTTGAGCATAGTATGGCTGGAATGGGAGAAAATGTTATTAAGATAACTTCTAAAAATACATATAATGTTGTTTGTTATATTAACAACGAAAATAATAAAATTTTTTTCCCAAGGCCTGTTTCGTCTGCTGTTATAAATGAAATTTTAGATTTGACGAACAAAAAAGATAAACTTTTTTCAAACAACTTCATAAGTTGAATTTTTTGCTGGCATATTATTTTCATAATCTTCTATTTTTTCCAAAGCATCAAATAGGTAGTGAGATGTCAAAGTAGACATTACTTTATCGCCTCTTAGGTCTTTTACTATCTCTAGTTGGCAAGATTCAACTCTATCATTGTAATTATGTGTTGTGAAATACTTATTCATATTGTTATATGAAGCGCCGTTATATTTATCTCCAGGAAAGCTACTGTAACATTTTACACCACAATTAATTAAATTACATATTACAAATCTTTTAAGATTCAAATTGCAACTTCTATCAGGAAAAGATTTGCTTTCACCATCTCCAAAAATCATTTCTAAATCTTTTTTGTTATATTTTGATCTAATATTATTGCTTGCGCCATGTATCCAAATTATAAAACATTTTTGATAAAATTTTAATATCGTGTTAACGCTTTGTATTATTGGATTGAGAAATTCTTTTTTTACATCATCTATTATATGAGAATAGTTATTGCAATCCGCTTGCTCAGATTTTATATCTAATGTTTTAGACTTTTTCCAACCATGATTTATGACATAATTGCATCCTAGTAATTTGGCAGTTCTTTCTGTTATCAAATCTGTATTGTAATCATCTGATTTATTGCCGTGTGGGGCAACCAACAATAAAGGTTTTGCCCCATGTCCGATTGTTACTCTGGCGTTTCTCATACTATATTTTATCCTTCGATTTAAATTTTTTTTAAAAGATCCAAAAATTGGTTGTTTTTTTTCTTGGATACCGTATCATTTAGGGATAAAAATCAAAGAAAGGGGGCTGCGATAAAAATTTTCTAATTGCTAGTGGCCATCGCAAGGATTTGCGTGTTAACCATAATTCCGCCAGATTTAATAAGGAGGTGTCAATATGTACAAGACTTTTACCCTAGAAGAGCGTCAAGAAATAGCCCAAGCCAATATTCTTGCAAAGAGTTACTTTGATCAGATTGCTCAAAACTTTAAAAACTATTCTGAATTTGTTGCCCTTCTAAAAAAGGATTATTCTAAAATTTACGATATGTTGCCAAGTAATCTTAAAAGTAAGTTTTTTGATGATGTTATGATTTTAAAATTGCCTTTGAAGTATGAAGACAAAATGCAAGATGTTTGCAAAGGTATTATTTTGACTGCTGTTAAGCAAAGAAGCTTTAATGGCATGGATTACGACGAAGCTTATATTGAAGGAATGATTGGGGCAGACAAGGCCCTTTGGATGTACAGGGATAGCGCAATTAAGTTGCAAACATACGCCATGACTTGTGCTAGGAGTAGGTTGGCTGATTACAGAGAAAAGCAGTTTAATAGTAAGAAGAAAGCAAAGGAATATGGTTTCGAAGACTTTGACAAGGCTCCTATAACCAAAGAAGAAAAATATCTTGGAAGGGCTTTCCGCAAGAACACAACTGTAGTGGATGCGGTGTTAGACAATGAAGAAGCAAAGATTAAGTTTGATGATTTGATAAACATGGCGTGTTCTGATGAGCTGGATTTAGAAATCGTCAAGAACTATTTGGAAAACAATAGGAAAGGTTCCGAATCAGTTTGGGTTGTAGATGTAATTCAATTCTTTGAGGGAAAGACAGGAAAGCCAATTAGCGCCAACGCTGTGCGTAAAAGGCTTGCGAAAATTCAACAAAGGGCAAAAGACATTGCTGACAAAAAAGGCTTTAAAAAAGAAAATATTGTTCTTTAATTTGGCTTGGCCTTCTGATATTATTTGGTCATTGGCACCGGATGCAATAGGCAGGATCGCATAGTGCGATGCATCCGGTGCCAATTTTTTGGATAATAAAATGACAGATGTTTCTTACGAATGGATGATGAGAATAATGGAACTTAGGAAGTTCCCCGAGTTGGCTACTAAAGAAGATGTTCAAAAGCTAACCGATGACATCATTCTTTTGATATATGGTTTTAAAGAGAAGGCAAGCTATGTAGATATAGTATCACATATACAGGAAAGCCATGCACAACAGCCATGAGTTCTTAGATAAGATATGCAAAATTCTTCAAAGGCAAAAGCAAACTAAAATAAGTGGCAAATTAGAAAAGTTAACTGTTTTTAGAGTTTTGACAAATAAAAACAATTTCCCATATGAAATAGAATTAGATGATATAAAAATAGAGTCAGTTAATGAAACAAATGAAGATTTTGTCACTCTTGTAAAAAAAATAAACCCATTTTTTAATTTTAATGTAAGCAAAGAAAAGTTAAAGTATTATAAAAAATATTATTTTATTACAAATAAAATTTATGAATCGGTTAAAAATTTATTTAACGAAAGACAATTGGTTTCATACTTTTCAATTTATGACATTACAAATCAAACTGATATACTTTTGGATGAACATAGACAAAATGGCGCTAGTGATCAATCTTTGTTTAAAACTTTTGAAGAAGCAAAAAATTCGCTTTATGACTATTGCCAACTGTATAATAATTTTGGGCTAGAAATGAAAGTTGCAATTCGCAAACATAATTTCATAGGCGATATTCTAGAAGAAACAACTATAGATGTCAGCGAACTGTGAGGCACAAATGCAAATTGAAAAAGAAGTCAAACTAGATTTCAATGATGTTTTAATCAAACCAAGGCCCAGCGAATTAAAAAGTAGAGCAGAAGTAAACCTAGAAGTTTCTTATTTGTGCAAGCATGCCAATAGAATAATAGCCGGGTTTCCTTTAATTGTAGCAAACATGAGTTGTGTTGGCACAATTCCTATGGCAAAAGCATTGCATAATTATGGATTTTTTGTTGCACTACATAAATTTATAGAAGAAAAAAGATTGGTAGAGTTTTATAACTCCATAGAAAGTCAAAATTCTTTTTATACTCTTGGTTTGAACGATGATTTGGAAAAATTGGACAGAGTAATAGATTCTTCTAAATATTTAAATAAAATAAACCTTGATGTTGCAAATGGATACATGTATAGTTTTTTAGATTATATAAAGAAAATAAGACAAAGATATCCTAATTTTATTATAATGGCTGGCAATGTAGCAACACCAGAAGGTGTAGAAAACATTGTAAAAGCTGGAGCTGATATAGCTAAGTGCGGAATTGCAAATGGTGGCCATTGCGAAACAAAAAACAAAGCTGGAATTGGTTATAAACAATTTTCTGTATCAGTTGAATGTGGTCAAGCAGCTAATGAATTGAATGCCCTTTGTTGTTCCGATGGGGGTTCTAAATCTCCTGCAGACATATGCAAGGCTTTGGGAGGCGGTAGCCATTTCGTTATGGCCGGGGGGCTTTTTGCAGCCACAGATGAATGTGAATCAGAATGGAAAGAAGAGAATGGCATTAAGAAAATGCTTATGTATGGCATGTCTAGCAAGGTGGCTAATGACAAATACTGTGGCGGATTAAAATCTTACAGAGCATCAGAAGGAAGAGAATCATGGATTGATTACAAAGGACCAGTTTCTCATATAGCTGTTGATATTAGAGGTGGCGTAGCAAGTTGTTGCACCTATACAAATACAAAAAATTTAGAGAATCTTAGAAAAAACTGCATATTTACGATTGGAAAGTGAAATAATGAATGAGCAAGATCAAAGTCATCTCGAATACTTGACAGCAATTATATTTTTTATTATTCCTGTTGGTCTTTTAATGAACTCAATAGTTCTTAAATTTTGTTTGTGGATTCTAAATTTGCATTCGTAAATACATCAAGGTGATAAAAATGATTAGTTTAAATGAATACAAAGAAGTGGGAAGTTTTTCAGGTCTTGTTTCTAAGTTTTTTGAAGCGAGAGATTTCGCTCATAGAGTTCATTTGTTGGCGAAAAATAAATCATACGCTGAACATAAAGCATTAGGATCTTTTTACGAAGATTTAATTGGTTTGGTAGACAACCTATATGAGACTCATGCAGGACAGTATGGCCCAGCCAAATTTGATTTTAATAAGATTCCCGATGGAGATGCCACAGAATATCTTGAGTCTTTGGGAAAAATATGTGTAGCTGGCCATTCTTCTATTGATAAAAAAGATACCCATCTACACAATATTTTAGATGAAATTACAGCTTTGGTTTATCACACATTGTATAAGTTAAAAAATTTGAAATAATTCACAACTTTGCTTTTTTTAACTTTTTATAGTAGTTAGAATCTTCTTTAAGATGTGCTAATGCAATCTTCAATATTCTTTCCTCATGTCCTTCGATAACATCAAGCTTTTTAATAGACATATGTTCTTTTTCAGTGTTAACGCCAGAAACTAATTCCTCTTTACTAAAATTAGAAATATTTAGCTTTGCTTTTTTAGCTATATTTTCAATGTCTTTATAATCAAATTTTTTAGATTCTATTAAAATCCACTCTTTGAATTTCATTTTTTTCCTTAACGCATTTCTGCTGTCAACCAGTTGTAAACTTCTTCAACATCATCTTTTGATGTCGCAATATGATCATTTGCCCAATCATGGCCATTTTGAAGCATTTTATCTACTTTTTCAGGATCAAGTGATAACATGTGGTCAACTCTGTCTTTAATAGTTTTTAAATTGTTGAAAAACATGTAGTGTTGAACATCATGATCTTTTTCATAATCATGACTTTCTTTGAGTAGTCCTGCCAATATTAGTAGTTCTTTATTTTCTTTTTGCATAAATCCCCCTGAAAATATTTATAATCTGGCGGTTGTTTTTGAAATAGTAGCCCCTATAATATAATCTGTGGCAAGCATACTGTATGTTTGCAAATTAAAATTTGATTTTTATATAGAGAAGAAAGGTGGGTAACCACATGCGTAATTTTATTTTTGCTTTGACTGTTTCTGTTGTTTCTTTGGCTGGCGTTCAGGCTGGCGATGCTCCCAAGGCCCAAGCTGCTCCTGCTGCCAAGGCTGCTGTCGCTTCCTGTGATTGCCAACCAGCAACTGCTGCTCGTCGTCCTCTTCTGGGTCGCCGTAACGCTTGCGCTGAGACCGTTCTAGTCGAAGGCACCAAGAAGGTCACCGTCCTTGAGCCTAAGAAGGTTCTGGTCGAAAAGACCGTTATGGTTCCTGTCCAGAAGGAAGTCAAGACCGTGACTCCAGTTAAGGTTGTTGCTGCTCCTGTTTGTTGCAGCACGGCTGCTGTAGCACCAGCTCGTCGTCTTGGCCTCCGCACCCGTGGCGTTGTGGCTGGCGTTTCTGACTGCGCTAACTGCAAGTAAATCTTGCGTTGTTATTGCTCTTGAATTAAAGGTGTAGAGCTTTACAATAAAGCTCTACACCTTTTCTTTTAGGAGCGTTATTATGTTGGTAGCCATTCTTCTAATTTTAGGCCAGCAGCCACTACCTGCTATGGTAGTATCCATGCCTTTTATAAAGGCAGATACAATCTGTAAAAATAATCAAAATGAAACAGATAAGACTTTGTTTAGTGACAAGTGTTTAGACAATATGGCTAAAAACTACAAGCCTGTGAAAATTTATTATGCTATGTATGGGGTTGATGGCAAAGAAGATATAATTCCTCTAGGAACTGTTTCGTGTATCTATATAACAAAAAACACCATTTATGCAAGGTGCGAGTTTGATGTTGCTCCTCCAAAAAATATAAAAGATTATATTTGCAACGCCAAACCATATGCTGGAAAAGGTGATTTTGATTTTTCAGACAATTGTATCTATACAATCAATAAGGCCGAAATTAAATATTTTGTATTAAGGCCTAAAAATAAAGCTATTATTTTCGAATGATCAACTGGTATGAAACCAAATTGAGAAGGTCACATGTTCTTTAGCAAGATATGTGACCTTTAATAATTTGTATAGTTCGTCAGCCAAAAGCACTCCTGCTTTATAATCGGAAGGATAGTGTAGTCCAGCAAGAATTCTATTCTTTCCCATGCTCTTGCCAAGTTCACTCAATTCGGGTTTTTTCTCTGGAAACATATGGCCCAAAACTTTGGCTGCTAATGCGCCAAATGTAGCATGACCGCTTGGGTAAGATGCTGTACTAGCTGTTTTTGATGGGAATATTTTAAATTGCTCCCCCATTTTAGATGCCAAAAAGGCTGGTCTGGGTCTGTCATATTTCTTTTTGTAGTGCTTTACCGCAATTTCTGTATCCATTTCTAGCAGATAGATGAACTTTTCTAAAGTGGGATCGTCAATTTTTAAGGCATCATAAAAAATCGTATTTAGTCTAGGCCAGTATCCATCTTGTTCTTTTATTTCTTTTTTCTGTTTGGTTGTTAATGATTTGAAAGACTTCTCAATCAGCTTTAGTTCTTCAAAAGTTTCTTTTGAATCGTTAGCAGGAGGATCTGGCAATTTAATTTTATCCCAAGAATCTTCAAATATTTGAATTTTCTTTTTTGGAACATCGTAATAATCACGATGTTTCATATCTGAATCTTTTAGATTTTTAATATCCATGCATTATTTATTAGTGTGATTAATAATTGCATCAACATCTTCTATTTTTGATTCAATAATGTGTGCATGTGATAGATTTAAATTTTTGTAAAAGTCACGATACCTCATCAAGTCATACTTGGCTTCAAGGGCCAATTTGATTACGGTGGGACTTGGTTTTCTTGGCCGTTTGCTAAGTACAAGTTTTATTAATTTGGGGGTGTAATTATCATGATTGCTGATATTACCCAAATAAGTCCTTATTACATAGGCAAGCCCTGAATATCCTTTGTCTATGATGTATTCCAAGCAAAATACAGAATAATTACGGGTAAACACCTCGGCCATTGTTTGAAGGTTATGTGGATTGATTTTATTGAAAATCATAGTCTGCAAGAAGTCAATGACTTTTTGCTGGCAAATATTTGAGCCAAAAATTGTAGTATTAAATACTATTGGATCAATCTTTTTATCTGTATAAAGGAAATATTTTAATGCCTTAAGCTTTTCTTCATCAGTATAAGCAGAATTGTGGACAATCAAATGTAAAACACTAATATCAATTGGCAAGTGTGGTCTATTCTGAGGCCAGCAATAAAATGATAGAAGTATGTCTATTACATACATAGTATCATTTTTTTCTATTTTGCCTTCATCTAGAAAGCTCATGAAGTGGTAAATTATTTCTGTGTCCAATTTATTAAGATTTTTATATTTAATTGCATAGTATGCACCATCTTCGGTATCGAGTAATTCGTTAAATCTTTCTGTGCTTTCCTTGCAAGTTTCTAGTAGCAATTTTATAGCTTGTTCCAAGTAATCATCAGGATAAGATTCATCATGCAAATCTTGATAATTGCAAAATTTAATAAAGTCTTTTCTGCTTTTTATGTCAAAATATTTGAAAGAAGAATCGTTAAGCATAAGATGCAAGGCATTTACTACTTTTCCTTCATTTACATTTTCTGTAAAAGATAGATACATAAAAGATTTAGTAGCGTATATTTCTGGACTGATTGTAGTATTTGCTGGGCACATATAATATTTCTCACAATGTGGGTGAAATCAACTTCAGTATATCTGCCGAAATTTTTGGTATAGTTGCAGATCTGTTTTTGTTGTGTTTTAACATTTTTTGATGAGGCACGGCTTGTATTCCTTGCCTAATATCTCCAACATGCCATACGACATCTCCCAAGCAAATCTTTTCTTCAGAAACATAAATTTTTTGAGTTTCAAATATATTTTTTTTATTTCTTTCTACGATTGCTTTTTTTAGGTCATCAGAATAGTAATGCAATATTTTTATAGTTTCTTTTATGCCGATGGAGGATATTGCTCCGAATGGCTGATAAATGTTTAAAATTTCAAATGCTTTTTTTAACTTTTCAAGAAGGATTGGGTTACGAGTAAGGGGAATGTCCCCTTCGACTTTAAATGGCCTATGTTTAAGCATATTTTCCTTCTTTCCGCTATTGGTTTAATTATTCGTTTCTTCTTTAAAATTATATGGGCTGTCGGAATTAATAGCCCAACTATTTAGACTGTCGATAGTCCAGAGAGAGTCTGTTGAGAAAAAATCCCAAGCCCGGGTGTGGCTTGCGAGGCCAGACCACATGCTCGACCACGAATCTAAAGATCTGCTATTGAATATAGATTCTTTTTTTTCCCAAATCATTCCTGTGGAAAATACTATGTTTCTTTTCACTTTTGCATCCTTGCAAAAAAATGTGTTAGTTTTTAACCTTGTATCCTGCTTTTTTTAAAGTTCTAAAAACCTTTTCCCAGTCTCCTGCAACTGACAATTCTCGTCCATATTTGTCTTCATATTTAATTTTATATATTTCTGCTTCTGGAAGAACGATTGGCTCTTCTTGGTCTTTTGGATTAAAGCCAAGAGTATTGGTTAGCAAAGAATCTTCATGAATTTTCACAGCAAACTCCAATTGTTGAATACAGTTTAACTGCTTGTTTGCTTCCAATCAATATTAAATTGGTCTTATAGAAAAATCTGATCTCTTGTAGACAAATTTTTCAGCTTCTTCTTTGTTTTTGAACCTTGGGCTTAAAGTTTCAAACTTGACATGGCCAAGTCCATCTCTGCAAAGGAGGAAATAAACATATCCCCCCTTTTTGGATGTGCTGAAATTACATGGGAAAAATTTGAAAGCTCCAACCTCAAAAGGTTTGAATTCAGCTATCTTTTTTTTTCCACTGCTTTTAAACTGATTGTTTATAACCGTTCCAACTTTCTTCTTTGGCATAGCAGCTCCTAGTTTAGCAATCCTTCGATTACTTCTCGCACTTCGTGTTTTTCTTTATAGAATTTTTTCAATCGATTTCTGGTATTATAAAACATGAATTTATCTGTCTCTCCTGTTTCAAGATACCTTTCAATAGATTTTCTTTGTTTTTCAGTAAGATTTGCATCCTGACAAATCTTATCAATAAATTCTTTGATTTCAAACAATTCTGATTCAATATTTTTTTCGTCTTCTATTGAAGCAGCAAAAGAACCTTCTTTAGAACCAGATAGTTCTTCATAAGATATAAATTTGTTAAGAGCGAACTTTTCTCGAATTCTAGCAATCGCTCTCGGAATTCCAATTTTCAAACCATTGATAGCGTAAGTTGAGAACATTATATCAGGACGCAGATACATCCAAACAGAATTTCTCAAGCTAAGCAACATTTCAGCATATACTTCTTCTCTTTGATCTTCTGTAAGTTGGTACTTGTTCATCCATGAAAAAATTGCTGGAACAAACTTAATGATGAGATCATTTTCTACGATTTCACCATAAAACATTTTTGGATAATCTCTTTCAAATGCTTTACCTAGCAAGTTGGCAGCTTCTTTGCGATGTTTCTTGAAAAATTGCACATAATAAACAACCGTGCCATTTTTACGAATGCCGAAGGCAGATGTAAACATTTTGCGATTTGTTTCATTTATCAAAGCCATAGTGCGTTGTCGCCATTTCAATAGAATGGCGTTGGATTTGGCTAGTTTCTTGTAATCAATATTATCCATTGTTTGCACTCCTTGTATTGTTCCTGTTATGTCGAGACCCTTTAGTACCTTCAAATCCATGAGAAAAGCAATGCCAGCTTTCATTCGAACATTCGAAAGACCACATGCTCGATACATTGCCGTTGTTCTTAAAGTTTCCATGTCCCGTCGTGGGAATATTAAAGAGAATAGATTGAACAGTTGTTGTGTCTACCCCTCCCAGAAAAGGAATATTTAACCACTTGACATCAAAATGCCATGATTCAATCCCGGTGCTGTTTATAAACATTATCATTTATTTGGCCCTCCATGATTCCTTGAATTCCCCACGCAAAAATAATACGGGGACCGGCTAAAAATTTTTCCTTTATTTTCGAGTTTTTTATTTTTGACACTAAAATATAATCATATGGAAGCCAATATAAATTTTGAATCTTTGCCAAAAACAATTGTATGCGATATTGATGGTTGTATATTTAAACATCAGGGTAGTTTATGTGCTATGATAAATAGTGAGCCAGAATTATTAGATGGTGTTAAAGAAAAGTTTGATGAATGGGATAAGAAAGCATATAGAATAGTATTGTTGACAGGCAGAAAAGAAAGTATGAGAGAGATTACCGAAAGCCAATTGCGAAAATTTGGTTTATTCTGGGATTTTTTGATCATGGGAGCGACCAGAGGAGAGCGAGTTCTAATTAACGATAAAAAACCTGGAATTGACAACAACACAGCAACTGCCTTTAATTTGACTCGCAACGAAGGCATGTCATCTTTGAAAATCTAATATAATTTATAAGAAGGCAACTATGAATTACGAAATAAAAAATTGCTTGTGTTGCAATAAAAGCAATTTGTCTTGTGCTTTGGATTTGAATAAGCAGCCTCTTGCTAATAGCTACAGTCCTGTAGGAACTGAACTAGAAGAATATCCATTGGCTATAAACCTTTGTGAAGATTGTTTTCATTTACAGCTATCTTTTAGAGTTGATCCAGATCTTATGTTTAGAAATTATTTATATGTAAGTGGAACTACCCAAACTTTAAGAGATTATTTTGATTGGTTTGCAAATAAAGTCAAGTCAGAATATCCAGAATCTACAAGTGTTTTAGATATTGCTTGCAATGATGGATCGCAACTTAATTCTTTCAAAAAAATTGGATATAACACTTTTGGAATAGACCCAGCAAGCAATCTTTTAAAGTTAAGTACAGATAGTGGCCATAAAGTTTTATGTGATTATTTTAATTCTAACTCAGTTGAAAAAATAAAAACTTTTTATAAAACACCATATATCGATGTAATAACTGCTCAAAATGTATTTGCTCATAATGACAATCCTTATGATTTTCTTCTTTCGTGCAAAAAGCTAATGCATGAAAAAACAAAGTTGTATATCCAAACTTCACAAGCTACAATGATAGAAAATAATCAATTTGACACAATTTATCATGAGCATATTAGCTTTTTTAATACAAATTCTATGAAGGCTGTAGTAGAAAGAGCTGGCTTATCTTTAAATAATGTAGAAATAACAAATATACATGGAAATTCTTATGTCTTTGAAATTGGAAGAAAAAAAGCTGATGGTCAAAATGTACAGAATAGATTAAATCATGAAAATATTCTTGGGCTTTTTGATAAAAATACTTATTTAAATTACGCTAACTTTTGTAAAAATATTTGCTCAGACTTAAAAAATAAAATAAACGAATTCAGAAATGAAGGCTACAAAGTAGCCGGATACGGCGCAGCAGCAAAAGGTGTTGTGCTTATAAATTTTGCAAAAATAAATTTGGATTTTGTTGTAGATGATAATCCTTTAAAACACAACTTGTGTATGCCTGGAACTAATACTCTAATACATAGTCCATCATTTTTATCAAACTATTCTAATGATAAATTAGTTTTATTGCCATTAGCTTGGAACTTTTTTGACGAAATAAAACTTAAAGTTAATAACATATTGGGAGAAAACAAAGCTTCGTTTTTAAAATATTTCCCAAAGGTTGAAGTATGTTAAGAGTTTTATTAATTGGATCAAATGGATATATTGGTTCAAGATTTTATTCTGATTACAAAAATAAATATTATTTTAACTTAGTTGATAATTGTTTGCATAACAAAGCTTTATTTGAAGATACAATAAATCAAGACTTTAAAAGTTTATCAAACTATTTTATTCAAAGTTTCGATGCAGTCGTTCTTCTTGCAGGGCATAGTAGTGTGCCAATGTGTAGAGGGAATTTTTTAACATCTTATAAAAATAATGTAGATAATTTTGTTGATTTAATATCTAAGCTAAATAAAACACAAAAATTTATATATGCTAGCAGTTCAAGTGTTTATGGAGTTGTAGATAGTCCAGTAGACGAAAATCATTTATGTTTTAAAACATATGAAAATTATGATACACAAAAAATTATAATTGATTTAATAGCAAATCAAATGGATTTAAATTATTATGGATTAAGATTCGGAACAGTTAATGGTTATTCTCCGCATACTAGAGAAGATATTATGTTAAATGCAATGACAAAGTCAGCATGGGAGAAAAATGAAGTTAATATTTTTAATCCAAAAACTAAAAGACCAATACTTGCAGTTGGAGATTTAGCAAGAGCAATAGATTGTATTATTCAATCAAAAGATGATAATCATGGAATTTATAATCTTGCTTCTTTTAATTCAAATGTTTTATATCTTGGAACAGAAGTGGCTAATTATTTTAATGTTAATATTAAAAACAATGGAGATAATGGAAATAAAACTTATGATTTTGCAATTGATTCATCTAAATTTAAAAATACATTTAATTTTGAATTTAGATATGATATAAAAAAGATATTGCAGGAACTTGATTTTTATAAGAATGAATTAAAGTGGACAAAATTAAATATTAGTTAATATTGTTTTTATATATTTAATTTTATTTTCTATTGTATCTTCATGTTTTCTGAAAATTGTACCTGTTCCACACACCAAATTATTTGCTCCAGCTTTTACCATCAAAGGTATTGTTTCTGGTTTTACTCCGCCATCAATTTGAATTTCAAGATTGGGATTGTGTTTTTTGGCCTCAGAAATTTTATTGTAAATGTTATTATAAAATTTACCTCCTAATATTCCTGGATCTATGGCCATTAAGCAAAGGATGTCAATATCTTGAATGATATCTAAAATAAAGTGTATTGGAGTGCTAGGATTTAATGCTATGCCAGCTTTTAATCCCAATTCTTTTATTTTGTGAACAACTCTACTAGAATGCTTTGTTGCTTCTTGGTGAAAAACAATATAATCCGCTCCGCTTTTGGCGTAAACATCAATATGTTTTTCAGGATCATCAATCATTAAATGAACATCAACTGGCTTTTTAGAAATCTTTTTTAACTCTTGTAATATTTCAGGATACAAACCAAATCTAGGAACAAAAATGCCATCCATAACATCAAAGTGTATTTGATCTATATTGCCGTTTTCTAAACAATATATGTCATCTTTTAAATTTATAGGATCTGCACATATTAATGATGCTGATAGTTTTGTCATAGTTTTACTCTAGAATACTGTGTGTTTGTTTCATTGATTCTTCTGTAATATTTAGTTTATCCATCATTAATAAAATTAAACTATCAAAAAATAACCACAAGCTTTGTTCATTTAAAGTTGTCATTGGCTGAATTGATTTTGTTTGATGGTTTCTAATTTTATTTGGGGCTTTAATTTCAATAGCAACGTCTGATAATTTTCCAATTGTTGATTCTATATTGTTTGTAAATGCAATTATAGTAGCGTTACTACTTTTAGCTATTTTTGCAAGTTCTACAATTGTTTTTGTTTCTCCAGAACCAGAGGCAACTAAAAACAAGTCCCCTTCGCCAATTCTTGGAACTGTTGTATCCCCTAGATGTGTTGCGTCAAATTTGCAATGGCCTAAGCGCATGCAAAAAGACCTTATGGCATACCCTACTCTTCCAGCACCACATGTAACTATTTTCTTACTTGAAGAAATATGGTTAATTACTTTTTCTATATTTTCATATTCTGCCAGTAATAAAACATTCTCTATTTCATTTAAAACTATTTTTATTTTTTCTTTTATAGACATGTTTACCTTCTTTTATTTTTTTCGCATAAATCTTTAAAGTATAAAACACATTTCATTGTATCTTCTAAAACATTCCATTTAAAATGTGTTTTATATTGATTGTAATATACTGTAAAATCATTATTGTTTAAACAAGTAACTAATAGTCCGCATTCATTTCTTATATAACTCGCAGAAGCTATTTGCCAACAACTTCGTGAGTCTCCATAAAAATCATAAAAATTTGCTATCTTATCCATGTTTTCACTAGTTGCAAACCAAAGCACATCTTCAACTCTGGATGGCCCGTAGCATTCTGCATGGGCTCCATATACAAAAGTTTTTTCATCTACTTGACTTAAATCATCTTTTAAAGATTTAGAACTTGAAAATATTAAATCTGGTCGCATTCTTACAACATAATCGTATTTAAAGTTATTGTCTCTTTCATAATCTTTTTTAAAACTATTTACATAGTAGCCAGATTCAAACATTGCAACTACATTTTTATTTAATTGTTTGTTAAACCTTAAGCCGCCTTGTATGTTTTGAATTTGCGTATTATTAAATTCTTCTATGACTATTCTTTTGGGGTTATAAATTTCTCTAAAATCGTGAATTGTAGATTGAGAAATGGGGTATTGAGTAAAAGTTTGTCTTTCGCTTGGCAATCCTATATTATGACTTACTGTATCTATGTCCCATGTGTGGACAAAGAAATCACAGTTCTCTTTAAGATATCCTATATATTCTAAAATATTTTTAGAACAGTCTACTCCATCTCGTATTTGTCCATTGAAGCAAATTGCAATTTTCATGAATTATTTATAAAATATACTGACTATTTTAATAATATTAACTACTAAAAAGAAAAAAATTATGAAAATAGCAATATGTTTCAGTGGACAAATAAGGACAGGTTCGGAATGTTCTAGCAATTTTTTAAATTACATTGGAGACTTAATCACAGATTGTGATTTTTTCGTGCATACTTGGGATGTTGAAACAATAAGCATGAACCTCCATGTAGACATAGGAAAAGAAACAAACAAACCATTTGTTGTTGATAACAGTGTTTTTGAAACTTTTAAAAATATTTATAATCCAAGAAAAATGACAATTGATAAATATGACTCTGTTTTAACCAGAAACGCACCAGGCGGATTAAGATTTAATCAAAAAACTAATAATTATGTTGTCTCTTTGTTTGAATCTGTTTTTTATGCAAATGAATTAAAAAAACAATATGAAGAAGAAAATAATTTTAAATATGATTATGTTGTTCGTTGTAGACCAGATTTAATTTTTTGTAGTTCTAAATCTTTAAAAGATGATATAGAACAAGCAAGAGATAAGCTTTTTTTATATGGAGCACATAAACGTTGTTTTGGCGTAGAAAGAGTTGAAGATATATATTGGATAGCTAAAAGCGATGAAATGAATTGTGTATCAAATTTTTATGAATACTACGCTAATCCTAACAATTATATCGGAGTAAATAGAGACTGGCAATTTGTTTTGTCTCATTACATTCAAAAAGAATGCAAATGTAATATAAGTTGTTTAAAAAATAATGAATTTACAGTTTATTATAATCATTATAAAGATTTATTTGGATGGGATACAACAAATGTAGAGGAATGTATCAAAAGGTGTCGTGAGTTACCTTGAACAATTCTAAAAATCCTTTTAAAAATAAATATTGTCCAAATTTTTCTGGATGTAATGGCGACATATTTAAATAAGATAAAGCTGCTATTGTTTTTACATGAGAAAGATCATAGTTTTTAATAATCCATGATTCATATAATTCTAAAAACTTTGAATTATTTTTTGTTTGAAAAACTTTTAAAATGTATTTGTTTTCTTCGTTTGAGAAAGGATCTGATTCTTCGTTTGCAAGACTAAAGTTTACGTTTGTTCCAGCATAAAGTTTTGCTAAATCATAATAGCTATCGCCTAACAAGGCTCCTTCAAAATCGCTTCTCCAATCTATTAATTTGAATGAATTATTTTTTGTATAAATTACATTTCCAAAATTTAAATCTCCATGAAATATAGAACAGATACCCATATCAGAAATTTTTTCCCAATTTATGTTTTCTAATATAGTATAAATATTGCTTACGTTAATGTTATCAATAATAATATTGTTTTTATAATTTAAATTTTTATTAATATAATCTTTTACTCTTTTAAAAGTTTTTTCCTTGTAAAAGGAAAGGCAATTTTTTTTAAAATTATCATATTTTGGTTCTGTTTTATTAAAAAGATTTTTTTCTAGCCATAATAAAAACTTTTCAAATACTTCAATATTGTCAACCTCATAGAGTGTTTTTCCTTCTATAAAGTTATGGCAAATTAAATTTTCACAATCTGAATTTATAGAAGATTCTATTAGATTTGATAGCATTTCTGCTCTTTGTTTTTTTAGTTTTATTTTTTCTGGCAGATTTATTTTAGCTACTTTGTTATTAACTTTGTATGTAAACTCATCTATATCTATTTTTTTAAGTTCATAATGAGCCATTCCTTTTGTTTTTTTATTTAATTCTTCATATAAGCTTTTTCTTCCAACATCAATCCATGATATTTCTTTTGCAAAAATATCAGCAAAAAAAGGTTTGTAAAAAACCACAACATTTTCTACTTCTTTTTCTCCTTTGCTTCTTTTATGACTTTCAAATTTTTCCCAGAATTTATCATAATCTTTTATAGCTGCTATTCCAGTATAAGCATATTCATAACTATCTTTTGATTTGTTTTTAAAATCAACAAGTTTGCCATTTTCAACTTTGCAAGTAGAATAATTTTCCAAGTCATCAACTTTTGAAATACCAATCCAGTTTTGGTCAATGGCTGGCAAAGTTTTGCCAATAAAAGAATCTGCTGTTGCAATATAGAAAGGACATTGAAGTTCGTTTTTGCAACAATACATGCTATAGCCAGGCCCAGAACCTGGCTTGTCATAATTATCAACTATAACAAATTTTATTTTTTTATCCGGATGCAAAGTCTTGCAGTAATCAACTATTTGTTCTGACTTGTATCCTAGAGCTAATACAATTTCATCAACATCACAGTTTTCTATTACATGGCTTATTACTGCTTTTCCGCCAATAGGAAGCAAGCCTTTGTTTATTTGATTTGTGTAAGATTCCATTCTGGATCCTACTCCAGCAGCTAGAATAAGTAGTTTTTTCATAACGTATTTATTATGATTAACCTAAATATAAATTTTTAAACCATTCTTTTGGCGGAGTATTTTCATTATCAAATCCATGACCATAAGTTTGCATAGGGACTGTAACAGATTCTAAAATGTAATGATTGTATCCTTCTTTTATTTGATTCATATCTATTTCAGGAAAAATGTCTGTTTCTTGTAATTTTTTATGCCAAAATAATGGTATTCTGTCTAATGTAAATCTATAGTCAGTCCCATTTATTCCATATGCAGATTTTAGTTTTCGAATTGCTGGATTTACATTTGTAACAGTAGGATCATATTCGTTATATCCATATTTAATTTTCATTGTTTTATTAAAAAAGCCTAATGGAATTTCAAGTGCTGGCCCACAATTTGATAAATTGCCAACATGTGAATATCCATCGTAGTGTCTGCAAAGTTCTCTAGTTGGAACCCAAGTGTCTACAAACAATTTGTGGCCTGTAGCTACTGTTATTCCATCTGTTCGATAAAGCGCCCAAGGGTGATATGAATTTTGTTCTCTTTCGAATGCCTCAAGTTCTAGATTGAACCAATAGTGATGCCACAATTCTTTTCTAACTATACGAATAGCATCGTGAAAACACCAAGGAAATTTTGCTGCCATTTTACTTTCATCTAAAACAGCTTTCAAATTTTTTGCAATTCTTATTGTTTCAAACCAATGAGAATATTGTAAGGCTGCATGGGGATTTTCAGACTTTGAAACTAGATCATTGCCAATTCTTAAAGCATCTAAATTATAATCCATAAATATATGGTCATCATTTCCCGCAAAAAATATTGTGTTGTCGTCGATGCTTTCTAAAATTGGATAAGTATTTCTCCAATTTGCTAAATTTTCATTTCTTGTCCAAAATATTTGAACTTTTTCTTCCCCCATCTCATCAATTATATATTTTTCAAGATTGTCTCTCTCGTCAATCAAATCATGGTCTAGCTTTATATAAAATATAAATTTACTTACAATAGGGTCCATGACGGCGTAACTACTTATGCAATATTTAAAAACATCAAGTCTTTTATCGGTTCTTAAATTATGCCTCTGAAATGGCATAAGTCTTTGATTTGAAATTTTTACGTTGAATAAAACAATCATTTTTCACCATCACTTAGTTACTTCGCAAAACATTTGTTGCCAGTCGCTTCTAAAAAGAAGCTTCACTTCTCTATTGTAATTCTCTAACCAACGATTAAATGCTCTCAATTCTTGATTATATTCCTCATCATGGCCGTTATAAATTTCATCAAACAAAATAAAAGTTCCTGGAGCAATATAATTGTTTAATGAATCAAATATTTCATTTGTAGAATATTCTAAATCGCAATCTACATGAAGAAACTTAATTTTTGTATTATTGTTATCTAAATGCTGTATAAATCCGGGAAGAGTCTCTGCAAAGTAGCCAACCCACAATTTGACATTACTGTTTACAGGAGGCAAGCCTTCTTGTGCAAAAGCTCCTGCTGGCAAGTCTCGCCATGCTTCTGATAGACCTTTGAACGAATCAAACCCATGTATAGTCTTTTGAGGATAAAGAGTGGCGAATTTATTTATAGAAGCCCCAGAGCCAACTCCAAATTCTGCAAATTCACCAGAAGGCAGCTCCTCATTTATATAGCTTTTTATTTCCCAGTGATGGTCATATAGCCTAAAAACTTTGGGAATTGCAAAAATATCTGACTCAGTTATTTTCATTTTTTTCCTTGACTTAATTATGAACAAATAGAATGTTTTCAACCTTTATTGGATTTGTAATAGCAGCAATTTTGCCAGCATAAATGCCATCGGCACACGCTATAAAATCAGTCCAAGGAGTTGTTTTTACCAAATCCATTCTGCTAATGAATGCTCCCATGTCTATTCCGTTTGGACCTGGTCTAGTATGGAATAGCCTCCAAGTATGATGTGAATGTATCATGTTACAAAAAGACATTCCAGAATTATTGTTGACTGCAGCAGCAAGCATTATTTTAAAAAAGTCTGGAACATAATAATTATCTTCGTTTGTAAAAAGAACCCAATCTGCATGAGGTTCGATCATAGCTGTTGGATGGCGGTGGTGAAAACCCCAGCATCCTTTTTTGGGAAGATTGTCTAAAAATGTTATCTTGGGACTTAAATTTCTAAATTTATCTGCTAATGTAATATCATTAAGAGGTCCATCATGATGTATGAAAATTTCAAAATTAGTATAAGTTTGAGCTAGTAATGAATGGACACAACAAAAAGCAGCATCTATTTTTCTTTGATCTACATTTAAGTATGCAGATACTACTGCTCTTATTTTTGGATTTCCAGATATATTTTGGTGTGCGTATCTTCCCATTTTATTAAATTCTTTTCTTTTTTAAACTAGTAATTATTATTATATTTTTGATGATTATTTTATACAACATACACTTGAAGCCAAATAGAACTGTATTTTACGAAAGACCAAACTTAAGGTCTGATGATAGAATAGATATTTTTAAATATTCTATTGCAACTCATGCAGTTACAGATCCTTTGGTTTCTAAATTTTTGTTCTTTATATCTATAGATCCAGAATGGGAAAACAGAAAAGAAGAAATTGAAAAATTTATTTACAACAACCATGATGAAGAAAAAGTAAAAATTGAATGGAAAGCCAAGGAAACATTAGAAGAATGGCAAAATTTAAGTTACGAACTCGATAAAATTGATGATAAAACAATTTATTTTTTGTCAAATGAAGACCATATTTTTATTGATTATGATTTGGAAGCTTTGTTTTATACCATTAAAGAAGTGGAAAATGATCCGAATCCTTTTTCAGCCATGTTTTATTCCCATTGGCCCGAATTAATAAGAGTTGCAAAAAGACTCGGTGGCAACTTAAGTTCTTCTGGATATTCTGTTAATTTCGACTGGTCTGTACACGATTCTATAAGATTGATTAGAAAAGAACTCTGGAGAAAATATTGGTTCGATTGGGATTTTAGAGATTTGCCTCCTTCTACAAATATATCGAGCATTAAAAAGTTTTTACCAGATGGATTTAATGTAAGCTGTCATGTTCCAACGAGAGAAATTTGCAGACATTATGACGGATATTCGCATGTTGGCAATCTTTTTAATTATTATCCACCTCTTGAAATACCAAAAGGATTTTTAAGTAAAAATATGACAGTTCGTTATGGATGGAATGATATTTGGACTCATGATAATTTTTCAAATATTAATCCATTGATGCCAAATATGAAAACTGTAGATCCTAGATGTGGAGTAGATTATAAACTTACCCTTGACAAACTACCAATGTCATGGTGGGGAAGAATATCTGATATTAATGAAAATCCTCATATGAATGAAGAAGAAATGGCTGTTGGATACAAAAATTGGCTTTATGATTCTCTAAAAGTTCCTATAGGAGCTTATTGTATGCATTTTAATGAAAATGATTTTCCACCAATAGAATGGATTGAAAAACATATAAAACAAGTAAAAATGCTAAGAACCTTTTAAATATAATATGTTTGACTTAGTAATTGCAAAATATAAAGAAGATATATCATGGGCAGAACAACTGAATTTTAGAAAATTTATTTATAATAAAAATGATGAGCCTTTTCCCAATTCTATAAAACTTAAAAATATTGGAAGAGAAGCACATACATGGGCTTATCATATAGTAAAAAATTATAACAATATTGATGAATATACAATATTCGTACAAGGAGACCCTTTTTACCATTTTGAAAATTTTATGGAAATTGCAAAAAGATTACCAGAGTCTTTAGATCAACTTAATAAAGTTGATGATGGATTGTATAGTCTTGCTGATATTAATCAACCAGAAGATTTAGATTTTTTAAAAAATAGAAACGTTCATCCAGATAAAGTTTTAAAATTAATTTCTTCAAAAGAACAAAATAAAACTTTGTTTCCATTTGCTTGGGGAGCCCAACATATTGTACATCGTAATAATATTCTTTGCAAGTCTATTAATTTTTGGCAGAAACTAGTTGAAATACATGATACTGCAATTCATTGGCCTTGGAGTATCGAAAGATGTTGGTTTGATATTTTTGGTTCTAAAACTTTTAATAATAAATTATTTTTTTAACTTCAAAAATTTTTATATTTATTTGTTTTTTAATAAATAAAGCATGAAAACTTTTAGTGAATATTACAAAGATTCTGGCCTAGGGAAATGGTTGGACGAAAAGTGGGTTGACATTAGCAGAAAAGACAAAAGTGGCAAACATCCACCTTGTGGGGCTTCTGCTAAAAAAGGAACAAGAAAAAAAGGCCAAAAGAAAGCATATCCTAAATGCAGGCCCGCTGCAAAAGCAGCCGCTATGAGCGATGATCTTAAAAAGAAAGCAACTCAACAAAAAAGAAGAGCCGAAGGAAAAAATAAGCACAAAAAAGGCAGGAAACCAGTCGTTGTATCTCATAAGAATTTGAAAGAGGATGTTATGTTAAATGAGGGGAAAAAAAATAAACCTAACAATCCTAAATTATGGAGTAGAGCGCAGGCTTGGGCGAGAAAAAAGTTTGATGTACATCCTAGTGCCTATAGTAATTTAGCTGCAAGCAAGTGGTACAAGGAACGTGGCGGCACATGGAGAAGCACAAACGAATCTTATTTGCCAACATTCAAGGAATGGTTAGATATTAATGCACTTTAAACAATTTATTTTATTATCAGAATCTTTAAACAAAGAAATTGAAGATTTTTTACTAAATGTCAAGAATATTGACAAAGTTGAGATGCGCAAATTTATTGATGAATTAAAGGCATCTCCTGAAGAAATTGATAAAAAAGCAGCCTTTGCCAAGATGCAGGAAAAGTTTGGTTTTGCCAAAAAGAAAAATTTGCCAGACCCACCGAAAAATCCTGCCTTGCAATCTTATTACGATAATTTAGTTGATGGCAAAATAACAATCCCAGAGTATAAGATTGCTGCTCATTATCAAAATGCTGCTGGATTAAGTGAAATAATGAGTTCTTTAAGAAGACTTGTGAATCAAGGAATTGTAAATTTACAATACAAAGATGGGCCTGAAATTATATACGGAGATGAATCACTTAGAGATTTTGCAGATTCTACAAAGTTTGCTGCTTCTATTCATAAAATAGAATCACAAGCTGGGCTGGCAAAAAAAGAAATAAAAGGTGGAACTGCAGATCCATATCTGTTGCAAATAAGCAACGAAGCAGACCAAGTGTGGCCTCCTGCTGGCACAAAAGATAATCCTAGCAACATTTATGTGTTCAAAGCTGGATTTGATCCGCAAAAATGCAGATTGATGGGCAAAGGACAAGTTTGGTGCATCTCTAGCTCTCATTTCAAAAAATGGACTATGGCATATAGAATAAACAGAGGTCAAGTTCAATACTTTATTTTTGATTTAAACAAAGACAAAGATGATCCAACACGTTATGTAAATGCAGGTGTTGCAGAATCAGAAGAGGCAGAAGATGAAGATTATGATACATCTACACTCATGGGAGGCGAATGGGTTGATGCCAGAAATCATCCAGATGAAATAGAAGGTTATTCAAGCGTTGAAGAGTATGAAAGGTATTTGGCCAGCAAAGGAGTTCCTGTTGAAAAAGTTTTTGTGCCAGAACCACTAAGTGATGATGAAAAAAAATTAAAAACATATTTAAAACAACAAAACTGGAAGGAAGCCAAAGCTTTAAGCACGGAGCTTTGGGAAGCCTACATATTGTTATCAGATAGACTGCCAGATGAAGCTTACAATACGCTTTCTGAAGAACAAAAAACAACTTTTAGACATGGTAAATTACAAACTTTAACTACAAAGCAAATAAGCGATGCTGTTGGTGAAAGGAAAAATAATAAGAGGAATTTCAAAGAATGGGTAAAAAGCTTATTATTGTACGATATGACAGTCGAGGATATGCTGGGACTAGTTCCCGAAAATGAACAATATGAATTTATGGACGAATTTTTAGGATCTGTTCAAGATGGAACTCTTACCAAATTACTTTCACATGGATTAAGAACTATTAATAATAAACAATTTTCAGATTTGCTTATAAAGCATAGTGAAAAATTTGACAACTCAGCTTATATTGACATGCTTATTTCTAAAGGAATAACAGAGTTTTCTCCAGAAAATATAAAAGTAATTGAAAATATGCCAGAATATAATTTTGGCAATAGCATGCTTAGTCTTATGCCTGATAAAGGCGGGGATGAAAATTCTGAGACGATGTTTTGGAGTTTGGTTGAAAACCATGCTGATGTTGTGGCCAAAAAGCTTTCTAAAAACAAAATTTTGTATTCAAATATTTTGAACCTTTTTGGTGATTATAAAATGTTCACAAAGTTTTTTAATGCAATAAATCCAGAGATTATGAAATATTTGGGTGGCAAGATAGAATCTTCTCTAGATTGGATGTCTCATTCTGACTTGAAAAATTTGCTTAATAAAAGTAATAGCGATATCGTAAAATTTATTTACGATAATACAAATGAATATACTCATAGGAAATTATCTCCATTTTTTGACGAAGGAAATAACGATACAGCTAAATTGTCTCATCTAAAACATGCTAAATATAACTTTGAAAATGGCGAATTATTAAATGGGATTTTAAATTCCAAAAACCCTTTGAGTTTTATATCTGACATAGGTGTTGAAAAGTTTAGAAAACTTCTATGGTATCCCGAATTCATTGTGAAGGCTATTGAAGTTTTGAATAGAACAAGATCAATTTCACAAAATGATATTTATGATTTGATATCCACTGAAACTTTAGACAATTTAGGCTATGAAGACATAAAAAATCTTTTGAAAAAACTACATTTTGATCAAATGTCAGAGTCCAAACTTGTAGATTACCTGTTGCAAAGATTAATTGGAATGGAAGTATCTGGAGGAAAGAAAATAGAGTCTAGCAAAGAGGATAGAATCGCTGAATTATTAAATTCTATTCATAGTCTGGATAATTCTCTATCTGTTTCAAAATTGCAAAAGCTAAAGAATATGGCTGGCGACAGTGTGTGGAATAATATAAAGCCACAAGCTGTGGCAGAATTTTTGCTTAGATTGCCGGAACTACGTTTAAACGAATCAACTATAAATGAAATAGCAAATTTGTTTAATTTGCAATCTTTGGAATCTTTGCCAGTTTCCATTTTGGTGAAACTGCTTGATAAGCTTCCAAATTTAAATTACACCAATGGATTTTACCAAGCTATAAAAAATGATCTTGGTTCGTACATGAGATACATGCCACCCTTTGTTGTGCTTCTTCTTGATAAAGCAAAAGGCAAAATAGTTTTATCGCCAGCAGAAATTGCCGATTTGATAAACAAAAAGGAATTTACTGCTGTTGAGACAATAAAAAGGCTGGGCAAGGAACGAATGACCCCGCAGGTTGTTGCGCTTTTGAAGCCAAAAATCAGGGATTATTATCAAAGCGATATGCTTCCGAGGATGTAGTTTCGTCAACCACCCCCTATAATTTAAATAAAATCAAGGAGGACAACAATCATGAAATTTAAAATTACGATCTTTTTGACGGCTATGCCTTTTATACTTTTTATTCTGCAAAGTCAGACACAGTTTTCAAAAATTAATGATAAAAACATAAAGTTGGAAAATGAAGTAGCAGTATTAAAAAGCGAATTAAATAATCTTCAAGAAACAACGATTGTCAAAATGTTTCAATCCGCAGAAGAAGCAAAAAAGAAAGCTTTGGATATGCTTGACCAGAATATTCAAATTTATAAAAAAAATGAAGAGTTTAGAATAAAACTATTAAAAGAGTTGGCTGAAGCTTCTGATACTGCCAACAAATATGTTGAAGCCTATGCCAAAAATATTGATTTGGGAGAATATGGCAAAATGGAACTGATTGCTACTGCTTCTCCAAAAAAGAGGAAACAATTAGAATCGGCTATTGAAAATACTATTAGGCATACAACAGAAGAACAAAGAGAGAAGGATATTGAATTGAAGAAACATTTGTATGAAGCTAAAAAAGCATTGCATAATATTAAGAATAATTTTTAGTCTTCTTCTTCTCCTTCAAGATCTTCTAATTCCAAATGTGAGTCCTCTATTTCACCACAGAAAACACCAAATTTACTAGATAGATGCCCAACTACTTCGATAGGAACTCTGCTGAAAAACAATCCTTGGTTTTGATTATTGCATTTATGCTTTTTCAATTCTTTTTTGCCAATCTTAACAAGATGGTAGTCTTTGTCTAACAATCTATCTAAAATGTTTAAAAATATTATTGGATTGCCATCTACAAATATGGGCTCAAGACTTTTATTTTCTTCATCAAAACAACAATATGCATACTTGTCATCAAGGTATTCAAAAGTAATAAATTTTATTTTTTCATCAAGACATTCTAAAATTTGTTTAAACCAAGATTTTTCATGCTGCACAAGTGGAATAAGTTTTAGTTTTTCCATACCTCTATTTATGGGTTTTGTTAATTTTTATTTATTCAGAAACTATAAATAGAATATACTTTGTGGAGATAGAAATGAAGAATTTAGAGGGTTGCACATTCATCGAATGGCTCAAAATTGATGAAAACATGGTTTTTATGACAGAAGCAGAAGATACTAATCCAAAAGATACTGATCCAAAAGATACTGATCCAAAAGATACTGATCCAAACGCTAAAGGTGAAATTGCTACCGATCCAAAAGCAGGACATACTTTATTTGTTGTTCAAAATAAAAATACGGGCAAAATTTATGCTGCAAGACCATTTTTTCCAATTGGAACAAGTAATATTTCTTTTGGAGAAAAAACTATAAACTTCCAAAAAGGTAAGATTTCTTTTGTTCTTAAAATTGAAGAATTTAAAAAAGAATATCAATTTATGGCAGAAAAAAGCGCTCCAAACAAACCAATAAAATTCAGTTCAAGGAAAGGTTTTATATATGATGCTGTTAATCCAATTTTTGACGGATTCATATATCCTGCGAGATTTTGCAGGATGGAATTAGTTCCCGTTATTGACGGTAAGCAGACAGCAGCAAATACTACAAACATTCCTGTTGTAGACACAACTGGATACAATCCTTGCAAAGATAAAGAAGAAGCTCCCAAACCTGGTACTGCTGGAGCTAGTGCTGCCGTTGCTAAACAACCAGAAAGCAATGATAAAAAATCTGGCGATCAAGCTGATGTAAAAGTACATGTAAATGAATTAGATGAAGATTGCAAAATGAAGCTTGGAGACCCTGAAAAGAAATTTGTTGATGAAGCTTTTTATAATGTTTTAAAATCTGGCAAGCGTGGAAATATTGTTGTTAATGCTTTGGCAGGTTCTGGCAAAACTAGTACACTTGTTTGTCTCTGGGAAAAGTATGGAATGTATAGTGGTCAAAGATGGTTGTATTTAGTTTTTAATAAAAAAAATCAACTAGAAGCAGCAGAAAGATTTAGATCAGTTGACCAGAAAGAATTAACAAGTGCAAAAGGTGAAAAATATATTGTTAACAATGATATTATCATTAAAACTACAAATAAGTTTTTAGGCGATGTATTGAAGCAAACCCCTGGATATCATGTTCCAAGAACTGAAAGAAGTGGCGATGCCTTTTTAGCTGGGCAAAAGTTTGATGATAAAGGAACCCCTTTGCCACTCAGAAAAAAATATGAACAAATAACAAAGATTGCAGTTGCACAAGATACAGTAGAATTTGACAATCTTGTAGAAGATTCCAGTTTGCCAAAATATGATGTTGTGAAAAACAAATTGTCATCTAATAGGGTAGACACTAGATATTCTGCTTTGGGCGGCAAAGGTTTGTCTTTTGTAAAAAGACAAAGGAAAGCTATTATCGAAGCATCGGAAAAACTTGCAAATTTATCAAAACAATTTGGGGCAGATCCATTTGATAATAAAAAACTAGAAGAAAAATTAGATAACATTCTTGACAGATATGATATTTCTATAAACCTTAGTAAGGTTATGGAAGGTTGGTATGAAATTCCTAATAATCGCTTTTTTTCTACGGAGTATAGGAATTTGTGGTACCACGTTAATTCTTTTATTGAAGATATTTCATTAAAAGAAAAATTAGATATTATTAAGCAGTTGGCAAAATGGCTATTAATAAAAACTGCTCCAGGCAATAAAGATTTAAATGATGCGCCACTTAAAAATGGTAAAAATATGTCGCAAATGGCAAAAACAAAACTTGGAGCAAAAATAGATTTCGATAAAGTAAGAGACTTTGACGACGACTACTGGTACTCTGGGATTAATATGGAAAAAATTAATTGGCCTAAGTATAATGTTGTTCTTGCCGATGAAATTCAAGATTTTAATTCTGTGCAAAAAGAGATGTTGAAAAAATTAGCGGAAAAAGGAGCTACTATTATAGGTGTTGGGGATCCCAATCAAGCAATTTATAGATTCCGTGGTGCAGAAGCTAGTAGCTTTGATGATATTGTAGAAACATTGAAAAAAGATAATTTAAGTATCCAAGGAACAGATGATATCATTAAAGGAATGCCTACAAATTACAGAAGCAGACAAGCAGTTATTGATTATGTAAATAAGGCAACAAAAGTAAATAACTTGGTTCGTGGCAAGAAGTACGAGGATGACTATCATGGGGAAGTTACAACTAACAAAAGCGTAAAGGATATGTTGTCTGAAATTCAGGGATATATCAAAAATGGGGAATTAGACAAAAGTACGGCAGTTATAGCTCGAACAAATGCTCCTTTGGGGGCTCTTATGGTTCCTATGTTAAAAAGAGGTATACCATTTGCAGCTATTGGTACTGATTTCATTTCAGAAATTAAAAAAGAAATGCAAACAATATTAGATGATCTTGGTATTGATGAATATTATGATTTAAATTCAATACTTGGCGATTCAGAGGATAATCAACCCAATTATGATGATGAAAATTCAGGCGAATACGGCACAAAAGGAGAGAATAGTCAATTAGAAAAATTTTACTTAAATAAAGTTAGACAATATCAAGGCATTCCAAGTAAACAAAAAGTACTGAAAGAACTTAGAAAAAATATAGATACAATGGCGCAAGTTATCTATGCTGCTATGGAAGAGGATGACTCAATAAAAAATATGAGTGGTGTATATGGCTGGCTTGAAGATAAATTCAAGAAGAATATTGTTGATGTCAAAAAATTGAAAAAATCAGATTTGAAAGATAAAGTAATTTTGACAAGCGTTCACAAAAGTAAGGGGTTTGAATTTGGCAGAGTATATCTTTTAGATATTGAAAATTTCCCCCATGCAATGGCAACTAGAGATGAAGACAAAGAACAAGAAGAAAACGCCAAATATGTTGCCATGACCAGAGCAGAAGAAGAACTTCACATTCTAAAACAAAATCCAGACGAAAAATGGAAAGACATTTAAAGTTTGTGTTGGGCGAGGATTTGCTTAACTTGATTTAGTTTTGCAATCCATCCATTATAAACAGAAATCCAATGGTTTTGCCAACCATGTGATCCAGTATTCTTAGATGCTGGCTTATTTAAATAATATTTGTGTGTAAGTTTATCGTATTCCAAGCCTGATATAATGCTGTCAATATAATTGCTTGATATTTGTTTTTTGGCTAAGGTTTGTAGATTGCCTTTCATTATTTCTTGAAATTTTGTTTTAAGTATTTTATCTTTATCGAGCTCTTCTAATTGTTCTTTGCTGAATCTATTTGTTCCCTGTACATTATCATGTAACTTCTTGTCTTCTGCTGCTTGTTCAACTACTTCTTTTGTTTGAATTCTCATTACATCTTGAACTTCATTTGGAAACAAAGTTTTAAATGCATTGAATGTTTTGTTTTTCTTATCAATTTTTAAAATTTCTTGTTGAATTTTTGTTGCAGTGGCTTGGTCAACTGGTTCTGCATTAGCCTTTTTCTTTTTTCCTGCTGCTGCTAAAGGCGTTCTTTGTTGAATTGATAAATTTTGATTAGCAGATTGGTTTGTAGGTGTTCCACCACCTAATCCAGAAATTGCTGCGCCAGCTAATCCTTTTGCTGCGCCACCTATTGCTGATAATACGTTTCCTATGAATTCATTTACTAAAGACTCTTCTTTAATTTGGCTAATTAGCTCAGAGTCTTTGGAATTTACATATTTTTCAAAAGATATCTTTTTCATAATTGGTAGTCCTTATTTTATTTATAATTTTTGGTAGTTTTTTTTAAATGCTACCCTATAATCTATGCGGTAAGAATGCAGCAAACATGGCTAAGACTACTGGGTAGTTAGGCAAACTAGGGCTGCGATAAATTTATCGTGGCCCCTAGTATTTTGTTTCCTAACCCTTTAATTCTGGAGTAAACCAATATGTCAAACTACATTTTAAAATACGATGATGTTATTAAAAATAAAAATATTAAAAACTGTATGAGTGCAGATATGAAGTATAGACATGTTATGCCTGTAATAGTTTGCGACAGGGAAGGATGGAAAGCTTTTAACACCGATGAATACTATTTAAAAATTCATAAGCCTGTTGAAGTAATGAGTATCGAAGAATTGGAGCAGGAAATTAGAGCATGTTATTTACCATCTCTTGAACATAATTCTGATTTCAAGAAAAACTATGGTGAACTATCTATTGATCTGATTGATTTGATCAAAATGTTTCATTTACGGCGTTCAAAGTGTCAACAAGAATTGTTGGCTAGGAAAAATTATTATAGAAACCTAGAAGATATTGAATTTGTACTGGAAGATAACGGATTTAAGATGGGTATTAGTAAAGTATTTGAAGATGGCAGAGTTTTTGGAAGGAAATTAATTGATGATAGTCATGTAGCTATGTTTTGGCCCGGATATCGCAAATTATTAATTCATGAATTTGATTGGCTGTCCTATAACAAAGCATTAGAAAATCATAAAAAATTGAATATTAGCCCTGAAGAATTTAAGAATAATTATGAAGATCTTTATTTTCTTGATCATACTTTGGTAGGCAATAGTGATAATCCTAATGGAAGCCTGATTATTTTTGAGAAATTATCAGGTGAATGGCATCGTTGTGGACAAGAGTATTCTTTTGAATATAAATATGGCTGGGAAAATGAACTGCCATCATTTCTTGAGGATAGTATCAAAAATTTTCATTATCCCAACTGTCAAAAGTGTGGCGACCCCATGTACACAGAAACAGTCCATATAACTAAAATAAATGCCAATGTAACATATTGGAAATGTTGTAACAGCAAAAAAAAGAACTGTCGAAAAAAATACGAGTGCGGAAAAGATAACCTTGTAATGAAGTATCCTTTCTTTGACAAGGCTTTAACCCCAGCGTAAGGAGACAAAAAATGTCACAATTAAAAGTTTTCACTCTTTCGACGGATATGAATGATGCAGAATTAGATTTGACAATAAAAAAGATGCATCATATTAATAAAACAGAAGAAGGCCCATCTGTTTTAACAATTGATGGTTTTTGCAAAGACCCAAGACCACTTTGGCAAATTAAAGAAGTTGTTCAATTTGCTAAAAAGTTGGTATCCAAAGGAGTTTGTAATGAACTTGTTACCTCTACGAACATCAAAGAGGTAATGCCAGAAGATGTAGATCCTAATATATTGTTGAATAGTTTGGGAAGTATGGAAGTTTGGCTTTTGTCTAAGGGATACAAATTAGAGAGTGTTTTGATTACGATTGGACTCATGCAAGAATTTGTAGAAGATTTTCAGGTACATGCTCCTGAATACAAAAGGATTCTACAAAGTTAAAGTTTAAAAAATATAATTTTTTTAAGAGCCAAGGCGTTCTTGGTTCTTTTTTTTTAATGCCCCTATAATTTTAGCGGTCACCATATCCATCGGAGGGAAACATAATGATGCCTATCGACCATATTCCTGCTTATGTTCAGTTTTTTGCCCAAAGCCAATATGAAGTTGCTTTTTATATTAATAAACCTCGTAGGGTTAGAAGCACACAAATAGTTAGTGCAAACTCTAGTTCTGATGCAAAAGCACTTATTATTGCTCAGTATGGCAAGGACAATGTAAGCATCATCTCTACCAAAAAGGTAGAAAGGAAGTGATGTGTGAGCATCAAAGACAATGTGGCCAAGAAGAAGGCCAGAGAAGATAGAATCCGTAAAGCGAAACACGAAGAAAGTCGCAGAAAATGCTATCCCCCTATTGTAATAATAAATGGGGATCAAGTATCTTCGTATTTTCTTAATGCAATTACTAAAGCTGTTGATACTATTAATTTTGATAGTATTTCATCATTCCACAAAGATAAAGATCCAAGAGAATACTTGAGAAAAATAACAAGAGCTGAATCATCAGATGTATATTTTCAAGAAGGAGGTAGCCAATACTTAACTTCTTTGCATTTGTATATTTGGGCTGCATTGATTCAGTCTATTGGTATTGATAAAGTAAAAGCTTTGATGCCTGAAGAAGGATTTCGTGTAGCTTTTTGCAAAAATACTATATTTGTTATTTGCAAAAAAATATATGCCAATAATTCGATTCACAATAGATTTTATACTAACAATAATTATGTGCAGGTAGGCAAAAAAAACTACAAGCTTCATTATTCGAAGCATATGGTTGAAAGGTTGTTTGAACGAGGTAATTATATAACCGAAAACCAAGCGGGCGAATGGGCCGAAGCTTTTAGAACAGCGTGGGTTTTTTCTCTATTCTATGATATTGTAGATATAAATCTTTATAAGATTAGTGCTTCTTTCAACCAAATATTTGTAGATTTCTATGTTTTAGCGTCGGGTATTGAATTCAATTTGGTTGAGCATACAAACACAATAGTTGAATCATGGTCTGAGAACATTCTTGTTAATTCAGATGGATTGCTTGTTGCGAAGCGAATAGTTGCCCCTATGGCTATATTTGATGCTGAAGGCGATGGTAAATTTGATGATATTGTTTTAAAAACAAGTTTGCTTCCTGGATTTGAAGGAACTTTGGAACATAGCATCATGAACAGAATAACTTTCCCTAGATATGTGAAAAAGGCATGTTTAGATGTTTTAGATGATCCACAAAGGAGATATACAAAAGAGTATACTGGAGTTCAGCATATGTTCAACAAACGATGTGCGCCACAATACTATTGGCTTCAAAACAACAAGACCAAATCGATAGCTTTGAGAAATCTAACCGACAAAGCCGATTCGATTCCAGAAATTAAACACAACTAATTTTAAAGCTCCGCCCCATAAATATGGCATGGGGGATTTTATGACTATGATACTTGAATTTGCACAATGGTTAGATATAGACGAAGCTCGTCGTTTCAACATGGGTAGTGTTGGCAGTGCTGCCGAAGGCAGACAAGCCGGTAGAGATGCAAATGAAATAGTTACATGTATATTAAGTAAAAAACTTGGCACAAGAATTAGAGATTATCCTCCCAGATCTACTCAAGATTTAGCTGGAATCGATGCAAAATTTTTGGATGGTGAATTTGCAAATCAAAACTTGCAAATTCAAGCAAGAGCATCTCATGCTGCCCAAGATGACTTTGCAATATCATTAGCCGTTAAAGAAAAAAATGTAGGCAAATTTCTAGGCAGCAAAATTACAGACATAATAAAGCCAAACCCTAATGCAGAATATTTGACAAAATGGCATCAAAAAACAGCCATTCATGCTTTAATGAGCGCTGATGACAATATGATTTATTTGGCCAAATGGGAAGATCTAGAATCGTTAGCCATGAAGGCATTTGAAAATTGGGAAAACAATCACAACAATATTATAGCCTTAACGATTTCGTTGCCAAAGCCTGCAAATCAAATGGCTGGAGCTTTAGTTCCACAAGGACATCAAGAAAAGGACCCAGATAAACTACAAGGCTCTATGAGCATTTCTTTAATAGCTAATGTCGATGGTAAAGACATAGAAGCAAATGCTGATTTTAACATATCCTCAGATGTAGATTCCACAATTCAAAGTATAAAAAATGGTTTCGAAAATGTTTTAGGTGAAGGCAGTGTAATTTTCGTCAAGAAAGTACCCATGCCTTTTAGACTTAGATATATTGTAAAATTTAAAGAAGGTATTGAAATTGATGGAGACCCAGTTTGGAACAGTATTAAATACGAAAATAATGAGCCAATTAGAGGACTAAGAATTTATTTCGAAGCTCCTCATGGCAAGTCAGGAACATTTAATACGGAAAGAGATACATTCGTTGATCCAGAAACACATATTACTGTAAGATTGACTAGATCAACTCAAGGACCAGATTATAACCAGCAAACAGTTTATAATCCTATGGTGTTCATACCAGCCAAAAGCGTACCAACAAAACAAATTCCAATAACTCAAGAAGATATTGACCAATGTAAAGAAAAACCAGAAGTTGTAATTGATACTAGAAATGATATGGAAAAGGCTGAAGATGAAGCCAATGAAAAAGGCCAAGGAACTGTTAAGATAATGTCTTCGAATCCTAAAAATATAAAAAGTAAACAAGAAGAGATTGAAAAATTTGCTAGAAGAAACAATCTAAATGTTTCGTGGCCAGATAAAAAAGATGATAAAAATTTAGGGAATACTGCAATTTACACAAAAAAGGCATAAAATGAAAAGTTTTTTAAAGTGGCTTAATGAAGAAAATGAAGGTTTGTCTTTTTCTTTTGATCCTATGAAAGCACAAAAGAGCAACGAGCCAAAGTTGAATCCAAGAGTAGAAGAAAAACTAAACAACGCAGTTTTGGCTCTTACTCCAACTATTCCCGGCGTTCCTTTTGGAAATCTAAAAAGAAGCCAATCATCTCAATACTCTGGCATGACTTATGAAACTAATCTTGATGATATTCTTAAAACATATGTTGATATGATTCATGATCTCAATAAAGATGTTAAGATGAAAACAGGAAAGCAAAGCCTATTATTAAATTATTTGAGTGCCAATACGCCAGAAGACTATATGAACAAAATTGAAAACAAAGTGGCTGAATTAGGAAAAGGATATCTACAAGCATTTCAAAGAATTCAAAAATATCATCAACTATTTGTTGATATCAAAAATAAGTATGGAGATAAAGCCCCTCAAATTAAGGTGACGATCAGAAAGCATCGTCCAGAAGATGAGCCTTTTGTAGAACAAAAGAAAAATCCCAGTAGCTTTTAAAACAAAACCCCGTATAATTAATTCAACCTAATGGGGATTGTACTATGCTTAGGCGTTTGTTCACTGATGGCAACGGTGTTGATATTTCTGGCAAAACCCTTATTGTTTTTGATGTAGAAACTACAGGTCTAAATCCTGAAAATAAACTCACACAGATAACCACCATTTCTGCTGTTAAATACAATTCAAATGGAGATAGATTTGGGGACTCTTTTGACGAACATGTTGTTTTAAACAACGATGTAAAAGAAAGACTCGCATTTGAAACAATTTTCCCTGTGCCAGATAATGAAAATATTAGCCAGTGGATTAAGAAGTCTGGCTGGGATTCAAGTCGGGCTACATTAAATGAATTGCAATCAGTGCAAGCATTTAAAAATTGGGTAGAGAAGCATGAAAATTATTTATTGGTAGGATACAATGTTAATTTTGATATTAATATGATTAATTATCAATTGGCAAAAGAAAATAGACAAATTACAAGCAATTGTTATGATGTAATGGAATTGGCAAAAACCACATTCAGAGCTTTAATTAATACTATGGCTCAAACTGGCAATACAGTTGCACAAAAATTCATTACAGATATTTCTGTTAATGAAAAACCATCTTATAAGCTTGAATTGATTGGGCCAGCTTTGGGATTTGCCACAGATAAGTCTCATGAATCTTTGGATGATTGCAAACAAACTGGAAGAATTTATTTTGAAATGAGAAAGATTATTAAAAAGAATATTAGAATCATGAAGACACCTGCCTTTATGGAAAATTTTAGGTCTGCTCTCTTATCTTGGAATTATCAGATGTCCAAAAGCAATCGAAAGCAAGTTAATATTGCTGTCCATGTTCCATCCGCAGTTTAGGAGTTGTATTTAACTGGCCAGCCCCTATAATTTAATAGTCAACGAAAGTTAACGCTCCCGTAGCTCAACTGGATAGAGCAACAGATTTCTACTCTGTAGGTTGCTGATTCGACTTCAGCCGGGAGCATTTTGTATTCTTAAAAAAGGAGATTTAAATGGGCAGATTATATGATTTCACAAATTTTGATGGCGTAAATTTGTTGAATGATGTGTTTGTTGAAACAGGCACATTTCAAGGTGAAACTCTTGCACAAGCTGTTATTGCTGGATTCAAAGAAGTCCATACTATTGATGTAGTCCAAAAATATTGTGATAACGCAAAACTTAGATTTAAAGATTATGAAAATCTTCATTGCCATTGCGGAACCAGTCCTGATATTTTGAGTAAAATATTAGATGGAAAAAAATCAACTACTTTTTGGCTAGATGCTCATTATCAAAATAATGCCGATTTTGAGACTTGTGAAAAATATGGTCAATGTCCTGTGCTTGAAGAATTAAAAGTAATTTTTTCAATTGAGTGGCAAGCAAGAATTGTAATTCTAATAGATGACTCACATATGTTTAGGAATCCTGATCAAAATCGTTTCAAAGTAGAAGAGTGGCCAAAGGAAGACAAAATATTTTCTATTGTGCCAGAAGGATATACAATTAAAGATATTAATGATATTTTGATTATAACAAGAAAAGATTAATATTGCTGCTTCTATATTATAATTGGAGGTAATTACTATGGCTAAAGGTTTAAAGGGTAATAAGATCAAGGCAAAGCGTATTGCCGATGTGCAAAAGGTGCTAAACCAAGTTGCTCATCCTGCTGCTGCAGCCAAGTATAATCATATTCGTGTTCAGTTTGAAGATGGCAAAGAAGCTCATCTTCTTTTCACTGATGGCGAAATGGAGAAGGCTTTAGCTAGAGCAAAGAAGAATCCAGAAGATTGTCCAAATGTTTCTGTTTTCCGTGATATTTTTGATTGATTGATACTTATTTAAATTTACTATGACACCAGAACTACTTTTATCAGATAAGTTTGTTGAATTTTCACAAAAAATCTCTGCTCTTCATGAATCGAAGAAAAAGATCAGTACAGAATTAAAGAAGGTTGTTGAAGAGGGCAAGGCTAATCTCAAGAAGATTGACGATGAAGCCACTGTTTTAACAGCTGAATTTGAAACTTGGCAAAAAGAACAGGTCAAGAAGTAATGGTATTGAATCCTTTAAAGAGTCATCCATCTATAAAGATGGATGACTTATCTGTTAATTTAAACAAAGGTTGGGCATACCAAGCTTTGCCTGGATATATTGAGTATGATAAAGAATACTGGGAAAAATATATTGTATATGAAACAAATGATATTTGCAAGAAGCTAAATGATTTCAGGTGTTCTATAACAGAAAAATATTGTACAAATGTATTAGACGTTGGGATAGGAAGTGGAATATTTTTAAAGAATTTAAATATTAATAAAAAAGGTTTTGATGTTAATAAACATGCAGTAGAATGGTTGAAAAATAATAATTTATATCATAACCCTTATGAAGAAAAAAATGATTTTGATGGTTTTTGTTTTTGGGATGTTTTAGAGCATTTTGAAAATCCAAATGATATTTTATGTAAAATTCCAAAAAATAGTTATGTTATAACTTCTTTGCCAATATTTAACGATATAACAAAAGTTCATTTATCAAAACATTATAGACCAAATGAACACTTATGTTATTTTACTTCTGATGGATTAATAAATTTCTTTTCAGAATTGTTATTTGATTGTGTTGAAATAAGAAGCGATGAAATAAAAATCGGCAGGCAAGATGTTTTAGCTTTTGTTTTTAAAAAATCTTAAATTTCAAAAGCAAATGAATCACACAAGTTTGAATAAAATAGATCTGGTTTGTTGCAAAATGGATAGTAACATCTTTTATTATCGAATAAATGACCATTTGTCGATTTTATTTTAATATTTTCTTTTGAAAATTTTTGTCCAGCTATAACAGATAAGCATGAATCAACTCCAATATAACCAGAAGATTTTTTTACTATTTCTATGCTTTCCTCTATATTTGAATCTTTTATGTGCAATATATTTGGATGAGGGTTTTTACAGTTACAAAAAACACAAACTAAATAAGTGCTTTTAGATTTGCATAAGTTATAAACACAATTTATTTCTTCTTCAGACATTTGTCTATTTTGCAGGTCTCTGTTTGGGTCTCTATTGCTAACTGTGACCATGCTTACATAAAACTGTGGCAAATTAAATTTTTTAATATCTACATTATTGTTAGACATTAGAGAAGAATATTTTGGTGTTATTTCATTCTTATGTATTCTTGGAAAAACTTCGGCAATGCTAAAGTCTACCGTCTTGAAAGTTTTGTTTTTTATATAAGGATTATTTGTTGCAACTAAATAGTCTTTTAATTGTGGCCAGTTGTCGAAGTGGTATCTATCTTCTGGAAATTTATTAAACAAATTAATTACATTTAAATTTGGATAGCATAACTTAATAAGTTTTGTAATTTCATTTGCACCTCTTGTAGCTAAAACAACTTGATTCAAACTTTCTATTTTGTCTGCAAATAAGTGAGATTCTACAGAGATAAAGTCTCCTATTCCGCCAGTTATTATAGCATCATATTTTATTGCCCTATCAAACCAATTATTATTTGGTATTTTTGGAGCTTCAAAAATTTTGTTGCTTGTTTTATGAACTCTTTGGTTGTCTATTGTTTTTATTTTATCATTACGCCAATTAATATTAGATGTTGGTACGCTGCCTCCTCGTCTTTCGATAGACTTGCGTACTAAATCTTGTATTTTTATTGTTTTATTGTTTTCCATCAAGAGTTAATATATTTTTGTCTTAGTTCTTCTGCAAGTTCTTCAGCAATTGCTGCATTCACGTTTCTTCTTGTCAATTCTTTTATTAGATTTTTTTCTATGAACAGCTTATATGCTAAACCTTTTCTTTTGGCACTTTTCTTAATAAAATCTTGTCCTTTTTTGCATTCCTGTAATATTCTGAAAGCACCTATGCATATTGAAATTATCATAAGAATTGTAAATGGGTCAAAACCAATAGCATCATCAAATTTGTCGTGTACTATTTTTGATATATCTTTTTCATTCATAGTTGTCTCCATTTTTGTTTCCATACTATATAGGTTTGTATAAAAAAAAAGAGTCTGGTTGCCCAGACTCTTTTTTGTTTCGTTAAGTATAAATCATGTGCTTGATACAACGCCAATAACGTCTGTTATGGTTTGAAGTGTGTCGGTGAATTCAGCACCGTCAGCCATTTCTGTAACCTTAACATCTTGACCAACGCCACCAGCGGCGGTTGTCATATAACCTGTTCTCTGAGCAGAGACAGGGATTGTGGCGGGTTGGCCAGCAGCAGTGTTTGGATTGGTGATGTAAGTAACGCTTGTGTCCAAGGATCCCTCGTCAGCCAAGTTTCTGGCTTCTGGAGTTAGCCTTAATTGATAAGTTGCCATAATTTTCTCCTATAAAAAAAGGTCATGCATGCCTCTATTAGGCACAGTTATATATTATTTATATACTTTCTTTTCATTTTATATACAATTTTTTTATACCAATTGGTTGTTTGCCGTGGGTAGCCCCCTACAATTTGAAGTGTCAGGCCGAAAGTAAAGTTATGAAAGGAAGGCAAATCATGAAAAATGAAAAAGAAGTTTTGTGGGATGAAATTGATATTGGCACCCATCCATACAGTGAAATAGGTGTTGCAACTACAGATGCTGATTATCTTACAAAAGCCAAACAGGAAGCAGTCGCTTTTCGTCGCCAACTTATTCGTAAGTTTGGCAAGAGGGAAGATGCTGAATTCTTGGTACGCAAAATTAAGCAGCCTGACAACATTTATTACAATGTTGTTTTGACTTATCAGATCAACGACTTTGATTCATCTAACTTTGCATTTATTCAAGTGGAAGAATCTATTCCAGACCATTGGGATGATATGGCTAAAAAGGAATTAGCTCAAGTTAAATAGACAAACCCGCTAAACTACGCATATATACAGTATGCGTAGTTTATTTGATTTTTATGAAAGCAAAAAGTCTACTCTTGAGTACCATGAGACTCTTAATCCAAAACTATGGATCGGAGAGAAGCTTAAACCTCAAATTAGACAAAAACTTCTTGAAATAGCTAATTTTTGGGCAGAGCATGCTTTAATTCCTGAAGATGCAATACAGGATATAACATTGGTAGGCGGAAATGCCAATTTTAATTATACAGATTTGTCAGATGTTGATTTGCACCTCTTAATAGACAAATCAAAAATAGCAGAATGCGAAGATAAAATACTAGATGAATATCTAAAAGATAAAAAAGCTATATGGGGTCTTACTCATGACCTTCAGATTTATGGCATACCTGTAGAGATATATGCACAGGACATTTCTGAAAAGACAAGCAAAGACCAAGGGGTTTTTTCAGTAAAAAACAACAAATGGGTTAGCAAACCAACATATAAAAGAATTAATATAAACGATCCTATTATTCAAAAAAAAGCAAGATCTATAGAAAATGTTATTAATTATTTTATGCAAAATAAAGTAGATAATCTTCAATTGTTAAATAATTTTAAAGATAAAGTAAGAAACATGAGAGGCACTGCCATTAAAAGAGGTGGTGAATTTAGTGTTGAAAATTTAGCATTCAAAGAATTAAGAAATAAAGGTCTGCTTGATAAATTTACTAATTATATTGTAAGCATCGAAGATAAGAAACTTAGTTTGGGGGAAAATGATTAAATTCAATGATTGGATACACACAAGAGAATCAAGTGCCTCGACCAGAAACAAATGGATGGCTGCTTTAGGTCTTCAGCCAATGTATTCAGCAGATGTGTTTGGACATGCAACTCCAAGACCTTGGGTTGCAGAAAAACTACTTAAAAATTTAAAGAAGAAAAAGAAGAAGAAGAAGAAGAAATCTAAACACAAAAAGCACAAAACCTTTAAGGAGTTTTTGGAAAACAAATAGGCATCGTTATAATTATTCATAATGATTTTTAAAGAATGCCGCAACTGCAAAGAACAAAGAATACTAGAAGATTTTCCTCTTTTTTCAACTAAAGAAGCTGGAAGAAAAAATACCTGCAAAATTTGTACTTATAAACTAAGTGAGATCAGACGGCATCTAAAAATTACAAATCCTCCACCGCCTCCCGGCAACTGTCCGATTTGTAATTTCTTTACTGATTCATGGATACTTGATCATTGTCATTTTTCAAATGCTTTTCGTGGATACATATGTAATTCTTGCAACCTTGGTCTTGGTAGATTTAATGATGATATTGATATTTTGAGAAAAGCAATTGATTACCTTGGCAGGCAGACCACTCCTGTTCCTTAATCCTTAGTCTTTTCTAATGCCTTGTACTTTTGGATTGGAATCCATTTTTTTTATTATGTTCAAAGCTTTCCAAGGAGCCTTTTTGGAAAGATTCTTTAACCTAACATGGTCTTTAGCATCAATTGTATAAGTATAAAGTCTATCCCCTATGTAAACCATTACACGGCCATCGCTGAACCAGCCAGCATATTTAATTTGTTTTTCATCGGCTTCAAAAAGCCATTGTTTAAATTGTAATTGACTCATTGTTGTATATATTTGAATTTGCCTATTATTTTTGTTGACTCATTGTCGATTTGTTGGCATGATAATAACAAGGGGAAATATATGCTTATTGACAAGCCTTCATTACAATTTAAACAAAACAAACACACAACCTATGTTGGCGATTCTTTGCAATTTTTAAAAGCACTTCCAGAAGACCCTATTTTCAATCTTATCTTCACCTCCCCTCCGTACAATCTTGGCAAGACCTATGAAGATAAAGTTGAAATTGGAGAATATTTAAAGCTAATAATTCCTATTTTAGAAGAATCATTTAAAAGACTTGCTCCAGATGGCTCGTTGATTCTTCAGGTAGGCAATTATATTACATCTGGAAAGACTAGAGTTCCACTTGACTACATATTCTTTCCATGCTTAAGCCAATTAGGATTTATATTTCAACAAAGAATCATATGGCATTATCGACATGGCCTTCATGGTAAAAATAGATTTGATGGAAGACATGAAGCTGCTATGTGGTTCACCAAGAACGAAGACTATAAGTTCAATATTGATCCTGTAAGAGTTCCACAACTTTATCCCAATTACAAGAACAAAGGTGTTAAAACAGCAAACCCTATGGGTAAGAACCCTAGTGATACTTGGGAAATGGAAGCCCCAGAACTTATGACGGCAGATTTCATTGATAACATTCCTAATGTTAAGAAGAACCATTGTGAAAAAGTTGATCTTGTAAACCCTGTTTCAGCAGATGAAACCCATCCTTGCCAGTTCCCTGTAGGTCTGGCAGAACGATTCATTTTGTCAATGACAGACAAAGGCGACGTTGTTTTCGACCCATTTGCAGGAGTTGGATCCTGTGGGGTTGCAGCAGTTATGAACGAAAGAATTTATCTTGGTTGCGACTTAATTGAACGATATGGACTAACTGCCGACCAAAGAATAGAAGATCATCTTCAAGGAAAGAGGAAGTACAGGCCTCATAACGCTAAGATTCCCGATCCTGCCAATAGTAGTTGTGGCCCTAATCCCAAACCCAAGAAATCAGACCATAAACAAGCGCAAAAGCCAACCTCTGCCTCGTTTGATTGGTCAAGCATCCAAATAAATTTGAACGATTTAGTCAAGTAGGTTGTTTTTTTTGTAGTCCTCCCTAAAACTATATTGTGGGCAGGGAAAGACCCCCTGCGATAAGTTTTTCAAATACTCTAGTGGCCGGGAAGCCATTAACTAAAGTATGGAAGGAGGTGCAGCGATGCATTGTTTGCGTTTTCAACAAGGACATGGTGGTCGTTTCAGTGATCAGAGCTTGAGCAAGAAAAGCCCATCCTATATTGTTGATAAAGACTATGCGATTTGGCAGGATGACTGCCGTAAACTTTTGAAAGAATTGCCTCGTACTAAATCAATCAACATGGTGTGGAGTTCTCCTCCATATAATGTTGGCAAGTGCTATGAGAACAATAAATCAATTAATGAATATCTAGACTTTCATAAAGAAGTGATTGATGAAATCATTCCTCGTATGGATGATGATGGAATTGTTTGCTGGCAAGTTGGTTTCTATGTGAATAATAAAACTGGCGAAATTGTGCCGCTTGAATATTTCTTCTATGACATGTTCAAGAAACATGGTTTGATTATGAAGAATCGAATCATTTGGCATTATCGACATGGTTTGACTTACGATAGTCGATTCGCTGGCAGACATGAAACAATTATGGTCATGACTAAAGGTAATCATAATTTTAATGTTGATCCTGTGCGTATGCCACAGATTTATAAGAATAAGAAGAAGAATGGAAAGTTGACCTGCAATCCTCTTGGTAAAAACCCTGGAGATGTTTGGGATAACATTCCTAATGTTAAGGCTAGTCACCCAGAGAAGATTGATCTGTATAATGGTCATACCAAGACCAAAGAGAAACATCCTTGCCAAACTCCAGTTGGTCTGGTTGAAAGGTGCTTGTTGAGCATGACTAAACCAAAAGACCTTATCTTGGACCCATTTGCAGGTACTGGAAGTATTGGTGTTGCTGCTGCAATTCATGGACGGCGATTCTGGGGCTGTGAAATTTCAGCCAAATACGCTATCGCTGCCCAAGGTCGAATCAACCAAGCGTTGAGAGGGGAAGCTATGTGGCGACCCCATAACAAACCTATAAAATCTGTTTAAAAGTTAGTTTTGGTTTTTTCATTCATTTAAGAAAGGATGGTGCGTTATGTCTACTACTCACGAGTTGGATGATCCTATTATTTTGAGAGACACTTTTAATATTGTTGATGCTGCTACAAGGATGCGGGCTATTAAGGATGCTTTGAATGATTCTTCTAAACGAGCACAAGCTATGCCCGTTGGAAACGAAGATATTATCATAGATGGCAATCAGTATAGTTGGGAGCCAACTATGCTTGATTTTGATAATTTATTATTTGATGTTGCAAACTTCCGTACTCCGATTGCTTGCCAAGAATTTGGTATAGATGATCCTTATAGTAAATGGGATAGCGATCAAATTGAAGACCAATTGATTGCGATGAAAGCATTATACGAATGTGAATACAAGGAAGAAGGTCAACGAGTTCTTTTTGACAATTTGAAATCTCACAAAAAACTTATTCGCCCATTAGTCGTGGACGGAATGGGCGTTGTTCGTGAAGGCAACAAAAGACTTTTTGCAATTTTGGAGCTTCATAAAAGAGGTGTTTGGCATCGCAAACAAATCGAAGTTGTAGTCCTGCATGAAAAAATACATGTAGTAGGCGGTGGCACAGAGTTGCAACCTGTTACTGACAAAACTCTAATTCAGAAAGTAAAAGAGCATTATAGCAAGCATGATGATGGCAAGAGAGATCATCATGACTTCGAAAAAGCAGAACAAACCTATCTCCGCTACAACAAGGTTAATCCTTTTGATTCCACTCCTCTTCCTGCGGAGTTGGCAAACAAATCTAAAGAAAATAGGAAAATTATTAAAGAAGAATTTTTGCTAGGCGAAGCCATCTCTAAATTTAGGGATAAAACTGCCAGTTTGAGAGATGCTGGTGGCAAATTGATTTTGCCTGTGCGAACTAGTGGTCACATGCAAATAGTTCAATTAATGAAAGATATTGTTGACGTTATTAAAGCAATTAAACGACAATATGCAAACAATCCTCTTCTAAACCAGTTTATTGATTATGCATATCAAGAAACAATCAGCTATATTATCATGTTTCATGACGTAAATCATCCAGATCATGATCGAACTAGGCAAGATTGTTACAGAGCTACTCATGGAGAAGTATGCCACAAATACTTCCTGCACTGTTTTGATAATGTTTGGGTTGAATCGATACCAAATTTTTTAATGCTGAAGTCGCAAGCAGTTGCCCCATCGCAACCTGCAACGCCCACACAGAATATTCAAGCACCCCCACAGAATATTCAAGCACCCCCACAGAATATTCAGCCAGTTTCTTCGCCTCCTTCTGGGCCTTCAGGGGCACAAGGCAGATTGCAAAGGGGTGGCGGTACTACGCCTCCTCCAGTTGCAACCATGTCTGATTATGATTCTATGAAGTTTGATAGAGATTATGTAAAGCAGGTTAAGGCAGATAAGGATAGGAATGGCGATGACATTTGTGAAAAAATCCATGATAGTGTTGGCAAAGTAACAGAAAACATAGAGTCTTTGTTGATAACTAAGATTTCAGGAAAGACTCAACTTGTATTATCTCCTGAAAACACTGGCAAGATAGTCAAATTGTTGATGAACAATATTTGTGATAGCGCAGGTGTCATATTTGAGATTGAAAAGCTAGCACCTCCGATGGTGCAAAACAAATTTGTGGTAGATATTTTTTCTAAAGTTGTCGAACATGGATTGCGTTTGATTTATAGAGTAATGCAATCTAATGGACAAGCAACTAATGATGTTGAAAAAATAATTGAGCGACAGACATTGGATGCAGTTCGAAATCATTTGTTTGGCAAGAAGTAATAGGAGTAAAATCATGGATAAGGTTAAGATACAACTTTCTGTAAATAAGTCTTTTGTAGAAGTTTATTGTATTGGGAATGGAGAGTCCTACAAAGAGATAATGAAATTTGTAGGAATTCAAACTCAGGCAATGCCATATATTGGCAAGTCTGTAATCTCCACCAAATTATCAGAAGATCAATATAGAATAGTCTTTGAAAGAGAAGCATTCGTAAAGTTATGGATAAGTTTTAAAAATTGGTATGCCATTCATTCAGGATTGCATTTTCGTAATTATGGCGCTCATTTTGCAGACATGGAGATGACTGAAGAAGACGAAGATATAATTGATAGCATAGTTGCAGGAAATAATTATTCTGATGTTAAATTAGAAAACTATACTTCAAGGAAAGATGCCGAAAACGAGATAATAAAACAGGATTTGATTAAGTTTGGAGTTTCACTATCTGATGAAACAAATCTTGAGGAAGATCAGTATGCTAGTGTTAAACAACACTTAAATGGCAGTATTTTTAATTGCAGTTTGGCTGGCTGTGGAAAAACTATAGTTTCATTATCATCGTATGTCCTTGAGACAAACTGGCAAGTTCCTTTGGTCGTATTCGGCTCAAAAAGCGCAATAGATTCATGGCAAGTTCAAGAATTGCCTAAGTGGGTTCCAGAAATAGCGAAAAATCATACAGTTAGAATTACATCTAAGAACATGCACATGTTTGATATGCTTGTGCGTAATAAAAAAGTAGTTTTAATAAACTATGATATTATTCATAGGATTTTTAATAAGCTATCACATTATTTTAAAGATGTTCATCCATATTGTATTTTGGATGAAGCACACCGTTTGAAAAATATAGCATCTAGGAAGACTGGCGCTATGTTGCGCTTGGTCGGATCGGCTTACAAAGTTAGAATTGTTACTGCAACTCCGAATCCCAATGATATTGCTGGCGGGCCTCAAAAAGATTTAATTACTTTGTTGATGCTTGCACATCCTAATGCTCATATTTCGCAATTTCAAGATGAAGAGTATTCTAAGAATGAATTCAGTAGGTTGACAACATACTCAAACAACTTACCAGATGAAGTTGTTATGCCTACTTATTTTGCAGAAATGAGTGCTTTGCATAAAGATTTCTATCTTAGGCATATTGCCAGCAAGAATAACATTAGACGTATTCAGGGCTATCTTAGAAGCCAAGACCTCATTCGTGCAAGCCGAGCGCTTGCACATATAATGATGTACATAGCCTTTCCTTCTAGTCCAACGATATTGGCTAGACTAGAAAGAGATGATGATATTGATTCTGCAGAGATAGAAAGTCTTAGAAATTCCGGTCATGGAAGCAAGATTAATGCAACAGTAAACATTGCCAAAGATATTCTTGATGAAGGCAAAAAAGTAATTATATGGACTTCATGGAATGATACTGCAAATTATTTGCAAAGTTTCTTTAGAGCAGAGAATGCAGTAATTTATAATGGTTCTGTAAGGGACAAAACTGTCCCATTGAAGGAGTTTCATGAGAATCCCAACTGTAGATTGTTTGTTGGGAATATAGGTTGTGGAGAAGCTATTAGTTTGCACAGGGTTGCACAACACGCCATATTTAATGACTATAATTATAATTACTGCCATTACGTTCAAAGTCGTAATAGGCATCGTCGTAGGAATATGCCAGTAGGAACAGTTCCTACTACATATTTTATTCAAGCCACCTACAATGGCAATCCAGAGTGGACAGTTGACCACAACATATCTGAAAGGATTGGCTTGAAGCATCGGAATAGCACAGATTTATTTAGCAGAATGGCACCTGTTGACTATTCAAAACCAAAGGACGATGCTCAAAAACTTGCAGGAACAGACAACAAAAATGATATTAGGACTAATATTGAAGGAGCTTTGCGTACCATGATGGATTTACATGAAGGCATGGACAACAATGACTCTTGATCTAAATACAAGCACATTTAACAAGCTGTGCGATATTTGGAACATATTGTCTAAAAACAAAGGAATAGATGTAGACTATCTTTCACATCTCTGCAAATCTATTAGATATAACGCAGGTTATGTTTTAGATTTTGGAATCAAAAATGAATTATTTTTTATAGATGAAAATAATTTAGTTTCTTTGACAAAGGAACAAACTATTTTTCAATTTAGATTGCAATTTATTATAAATTATATTAAAAATAATATTGACATTTTGCCATACAAGAAGTCATTGCTTCGAGGAAGAATCGCTTTCATAAATGAAATAGGAATTTACAACAATGTTTATCAGATTATGAACGATGCAGGATTAATCAAAGAAAGCTCTCATGATGCTGCTGTGTTTTGGAAATTTATAGATGCTATTGCTAGAAATAAATTGAATTTACTTAAAGGGGACTATGGATTAATTGGCGAAGAGCTGTCTATTGAATTAGAGAACTCTTATTTAGATGCTGTAAGCTTGACAGTCAATGGACCCAAAAGAAAATGCAAATGGATATCTATAGACCGTCCTCATGCAGGATACGATATAAGAAGTTATTACATAGATTCTAAAAACCGTTATGTCAAAAAACGTATTGAAGTAAAAACTTCAAGGGATATAATAAAAGGAAGGATGTTTATAACTTGGAATGAATGGCGCAAAATGCGTTATGAAACAAGTTGTGGCAAGCTTCCAATCAAATATGTTATTCACCTTTGGGATATACATGATTTGAAGCATCCAAGACGAGCTATTTTGTGTTATGATGACATAGCTCCTTGTGTGCCAAGATTAAGAAATGGGGGCAGGATTGAGTCATTTAACATCGATGTTCGTAGGTTCTACGATAACCACAGATTCCACTATATTTCCAATCAAATTACCACAACTTTATCACAGCCATAGGTTTGCAGAGAACACAAACCAAGCATTTGTAAATAATGATTTTGCAAATTTATTTTTATTTTTGCCTAAGCCAGATATAGCAATTAAAACAAAAGACTTCAGAAAAACAGTTTCCGAATTATTTGTTAAAAATCAATATAAACAAGTTGATAGATCTTGTTTTTTCATAAAAAATAATATTGGCATAATATTTCAAACTGGCAACAAAATGAATGCTGCAACTGATTTGCTATACCTTCAAAACGAATATGTTCTACAAAATATTTATGGAGCAATTTATTGCACCCCTTCGAAAAAATGGAGAGATATTTGGTCGGAAGGAGTTATAGAAGCTGATAATGTAATTGGCTTGTTAAATGATTGCAAAGCAGTAATAACTTTGCCCGTCACACTATTCGAATTTTAAATCGTTTTTAACTCTTTTCACAGTTGCTCCAGCCCAATTTATGTCTGGCGCTAACTCTTGGACTTTTGCTGGATCAATTTTTGCGACAGTATTTGAGCCTAGAGCATTGAATACTTTTTTCAAATTAGTTGATATAGCAGTTTGATCTCCTGATTTTTCTGCTTCTGTTTCCATTTGTTTAAGAAATTTAGCAACAAGCTCGTTGATTACATTTTCATCCTTTGTTGCCCACCACTCAGGACTTATAGCAAAAATTTCATTCCAATGCCTACCTGTAAGCTGCATTACCAAATCTTCATCAGTAATATTGTTCATGTTTTCCCAGCCAATGTATTTATCAAGATATTTTTCACTAATTGAATTATTAAGATAAAAACGATAGGTTTGCAACAAAGACCTGACTTCTGAAGAATTAAGAACTTTATTTTTCACTAAAGCATCAGTCAATTCTTTTCTTTTTTCTGCTTCTGAATAAATAAAGAACCTCGTAAAATTAATATCAGGATAATATTTGGCGAAATTGGTCATAAACCAAATTTGGAATTCGTATCTGTTTTTTATGCTCAATAAGTTGCTGACTTCCCACTCATCAAATTTCTTAAATTTTTCAGCACCTATAATTTTTGTTAATTCATTTAAGTTTTTATTTGGAGCATGAATTAGCATGAATGCAATATCACTATTTGATAATTTTTCTATATTATCAGTAATTTGATTTGTATCAGAATTTAAGTTGTCTGAATTTATGATTGCTTGAATAAATTTCAAATAAACGTCAGGATCATTTCCATTTTCCTGTAATAAATTTAAAGCTTCAAGTATTTTTATTAATACAGGACCTCTTTGTTCTGTTAATACTTTTAGTTTTTTAGGATCTTTTATCCATGTATCTAATTCTTCCTGAAAAGCATGTATATTTTGTATAATTCCAAGTTTTTTAAATGTTTCTGGGTCTAATTTTTCGTATAACTTATTAATAAGAACCCCTCCATGTATTACCATATTAATTATTTTATCATTTAAATAAGTGCTTCCTAAATTTTTAAAAACATCAGGATCATTTTTTAGTTTATCAAACAATTCATCGCCTATGATTTCAAATCGTTCATTCATATCTTCTGGTGTTCTAGATCGCTTAATAAATTGAATTGCATCAGATAGATTTACTTTTCTTTTTATATTTTTAATCATATTCCATATTTCTTCTTTTTTATTATATTCTCCCATTGATATTATGAAGCTTTCTATAAAATTATCATAATTCCATCCTATATCAGAATATGATAAATGGGTCAAATAATCTTTCAAATGTTTTTCATTTTTTGAAAGGAATAAAGCTTTCGACTTTGAATTAATTTTTTTGCCAATAATAAAAATGGCTTTCTCAGCATCAGATAGTTCGTCAAATTTATTGTCAGCAAGATTGTCTGTTAATTTTAGGAAATAGTACATTCTTTTGCAAATTCCATCAATTAAATCTTTTTCTTGTTCACAATCTTTTTTTACAGCATTTAAATTTTGTTGTTCAATTTGATCTTTTACAGATGTTTCAAATTTACTCAACGGCTCTGCTTTGAATTCAGAAACATTAACACCCATAGATTTAAGATAATCCAAATATTCTGGTAAATTTTGGTAGCCGTTTACTGAAAAAGAAATATTATCTTTTGTTGCGCCTCTAGCATTTCTTCTGTCTACCCATTCAGAATATTCACCGGCAGTAGCAACTCCCGGGTTCACATATCTTGCTGGGTCGTTTGAGCTTTTGTTAAAATCAAATATAAAGTATTGAGTTTGTCCGTATTCATGTCTATAGTTAAAGTAATATTTTACACTTTCTGAACTACTAATGCACCATCTTTGGCCTTTGCCCATAATCCTACATTTAAATGGATCATCTCCTTTAAAAACCCATATGTTTTTGCCTTTTGAAACTAAATCAGCATTATTTTGTAGTTCTAAAAAAGCTGGATTTTGCAGTCCTTTTTCTGTTTTAAAATCTCCGTCATTATTTGGTTGGTGTTGTATACCATGTAATATTGAAATAAATTGATTCATATCATTGTAATTTGATATAATCTGATCCTCAAATCGTATTTCAGGCTTGTTTTTGAAAAGTAACTCAATTTGATTGTTAGATATAAAACTTCTTAACAGAACCATCATTTCATCAATTGCTTGTTGAAATAATACGCTATTGTTTTCTTTTTCTGCGAAGTAAACAGCCGTTTTATATTCTGGTATGGTTATTTGTTTGTTTTTCAAATTATCATAAAGAACTTTTAAAACAGGTAACTTTGGCTCTTCTATTTCAATTTCTTTTTTCTTAATGAACTTGCTTTGAAGAATTGAAAAGGCTGATTTTTTATCGTGTGGAGTTGGGGCGGCTTCAAGCTCTGCAATAGCTTTCTCGACTTCTTCTTTGTTTGCTGGCCACTTAGCTTGCAAAAGTATATTTTTTACATTTGGATCAAGAGTTTCCCATAGCTTGATCCATTTTTTGAAGGTTATATTCATGAGATAATCTATTTATTTAGCAACTATCTTAAAATTAATCTATTCTAAATAAATAATACAGGAGAAATACTATGGACTACAAATTTGAATTGCCAAAACAAGCACCTAATGTTGATTTGGATCCTATTAAAATTAATGGTAAATCATTACAAATTACTGGATACATAGAAACTGTAGATCCATTTGGAAATGTAAAAATATCAGTGCCCAAAGACGGCCAAAGATTTAACGATACACCACAGAATTTGGCGGATGTAATGGGAGCAATAAATCCCACTCCAACACATTATATTCTTTATAATGGTACTCAAGGTTTGACAGATTATCAGCTTCAATTAGGAACAGAACAATCTTATGCATATGATCCTGTAATTACATATACAACAGATGGGGATTATAAAGTAAAAGTTATAACATGTGCAGATGCAGAAGGAATTAATAAAATAATATATAATAGTTCATTAGTACCAGAAAAGTGTTTGTTTGATGCTCTGTCAGATGTAGTAGATTTAGGATACAAATTAAGACTTATGAGTCCAGATTATGCTTCTGCAGGAGCAACAACCGAACTTATATGTGAATATTTTCTTTTTAGAGGATATTCTTTTTCTGTTAAAAGTACAGTTGACGTATGGATTACCACTAGTCAGTTTGCCAGTTCTTGGATTTATCCTGGCCCCAACCCAAATAAACCTACAAGATTTTTAAACAAACCAAGTGTTTTGCCACAAGGCGCAACAACTACTACTACCACAACAACTACTTCTACCACTACTACTACAACATCGGCTCCAATTTCAACCTCAACTACAACGACAGCGGCTCCGGGTGCTGGTGGCAGACTGCCTCTTCCCGGCAATTCTTTGTCTTATAACGGTGTCACTCTTACAGGCTCTGGTTCAGGTAGTAATTATGCAGCACCATTTACCTATTGTTCAGTATCCATGCCTGCTAATTCTATGATTCTTGGAAATGCTGGAAGTGGTACTTATACGCTTACATTCTCTTTGCCTGTAAACAATATTCAAATTTTAGGATCAGGTCAAAATTTTGGAGAAACCTTTACATTTTCAGTCAATAATGGCACATTAACCACAAGTCTAATGCCAGGAATTGGTTGCAATGCCACTTTAACTGGAAATACTGTAGGTAATTCCAGCGTTGGTTCTTTTGGAGCAACGCTAGCATCAACATCAGATTACACATCTTTGTCTATAACATTCCCCGGCGGTGGCGGCGGCACATTGTTCTCAGTTATAGAAAGCTCTGTTGTTTCTGGAGCAACCACAACTACACCTGTTCCAACAACCACAACAACTACTACACCTGCGCCTACTACAACTACACCTGTTCCAACAACCACTACCACTCCAGCACCTGCAGTTTCTACTGGATTGCCATTAATTGGAACCTCTTCTGTTATAAATGGTGTTACATTAACGGCATCTGGCGTTGGAACTTCTTATTCAAGCCCTTGGTCAAGCTGCTCTCCTCCTATCTCAATTACTGCACCTTGCTTGTTCTTGGGAAGAGCCATTGGAACATATACTGTTTCATTTGATTCATTACAGAATGATATAGTAATTTTTGCAAACGCTAGTGACACAGGAGAAAGCTTTGACTTTGGAGTAGACTCAGGAACACTAAGCATTAGTGTTGTTCAAAGCTGCGGAGTAACAGTATCTGGAACAACAGTTTCTAGCGTTGGAGCAAATGTTGGATGGGTCATAAGGCTCACAAGCACAACTCCATACTCTCAAATAACAATATATTCTGGTGCTGTAACATCTGGAAGCCTTTTTGGAATTTATGCAAGCTCAATAGTTCCAGGTGCAGTAGTAACAACTACAACGCCAATTCCAACAACTACTACAACCACAACTACTACAACCACTCCCGAACCAACAACAACCACCACTACTACTACACCTGCTCCAACGACCACTACAACCACAACTACTACAACTACAACCACTACAACTACAACCACTACAACAACTACAACTACGCCCGCACCAGACCAAGCATATTCATTGTTTGGATGGGGAGAAGGTAACCTAGGAAATAATCGTTCTGCTGGAGCCCAATCGCCAACTCAAACAGTTTCTGGCGGAACAAATTGGGGAACACCTCCAAAATGCTCTTATGCACAACACTATGCCATATTGAAGAAGGATGCAACACTCTGGGCATGGGGCACTAATAGTGCAGGAGAACTTGGTAATAACACAACAACAAATAGAAGTTCTCCTATTCAAATTGCTGCCCCCGCAGGAGTTACATGGAATGCTGTAAATATGGGATATCAAACCACATTTGTTATAGACACAACCGGCGCATTGTGGGGATGGGGCAAAAATAACTTTGGGCAGTTGGGCATTAGCACTACAATAAATGTAAGCTCTCCTGTTCAGATCAGCGCCGATACAACATGGAGTTCTATTGTAGCAGGCAATTTTGCTACTTATGCAATTAAGAAAAATGGAACTTTATGGGCATTTGGATACAATGTACAAGGACAAATCGGAGATGGAACAATAGTAAACAAAAGCAGCCCAGTTCAAATTGGCTCTGACACCACATGGTCACAAATAACTGCTGGTCAAGGACACGCATTATCAATTAAATCAGATGGAACTTTGTGGGCATGGGGAGCAGGGTCTAACGGTTCCCTTGGAAATGGTACAATAACACATAGAAGTAGCCCCATTCAAATAGGAACTGATAATACATGGTCTTTAATACAATCAACTGGATTTGGCGGAGCAGCTTTGAAAACAGATGGAAGCCTATGGTGCTGGGGCGGAAATACAAATGGCGCTCTAGGAGATGGAACAACAGTTCACAGAAGTAGCCCAATTCAAATAGGATCTGATACAAATTGGACAGATATCGCTGGAGGACAGTATTCTGTAGTTGCACTAAAATCAGACAAATCCTTATGGCATTGGGGCTATGGTGGAGCAATGGGCATAGGTGTAAACTCTGCCAGAAGCTCTCCAGTTCAGACATTAAAAGCAGATACCTTATGGATTTCAATAGGCAGCAGCTTAAGAAACTTCTTCTGCATTAGAGGTGTTACAACAACAACGACAACTACAACACCAGCACCTACAACTACAACACCAGCACCTACAACTACAACACCAGCACCTACAACGACAACGACAACACCAGCACCTACAACGACAACACCAGCACCTACAACGACAACACCAGCACCTACAACTACAACACCAGCACCTACAACTACAACACCAGCACCTACAACCACTCCTGCTCCAGCAGGAGGAAGTGGATTGTGGGCATGGGGATTCAACTCTTATGGAATGCTTGGAGATGGGACAGTTGAAAGCAGAAGTAGCCCAGTGCAAATGTTGACATCATCATTTAATGATATTGCAGATGGCGGATACGCTCAACATGGTGCTGCTGTAAAAGCAGATGGAACTCTTTGGATATGGGGCAACAATAGCTACGGACAGCTAGGGGATGGAACAACTGTGGCTAAAAGTTCGCCTACTCAAGTTGGAACTGAAAATACTTGGGATGAAGTAGTCAAGGGACTCAACACCGCTGCTTCTAAAACAGATGGAAGTTTATGGGGCTGGGGAGGAAACGCATATGGACAACTTGGCATAGGAACAAAAATAAATGTTAGCTCTCCTGTTCAAATTATGGGCGCATCATCTGGATATTATGATATTACAATATCTGCTGCAAATGCAGCCGTAATAAAGAAAGATGGGACTTTATGGGCATGGGGACCTAACAATGATGGAATTTTGGGCACTAATGATAAAATACACAGATCGTCTCCAGTACAAATAGGTTCTGATACAACATGGAGAAATGTTACTTTTACAGCCTACTCTATGTGTGCAATTAAGTCTGATGGCACTTTATGGAGCTGTGGAAACGGATACAGCGGAGTAACAGGTTTAAATAATACTTTAAACTATAGCTCCCCAACTCAAATAGGAACAGATAATACATGGAGCTATGTTTTTGCAACCTACTTATTAGTACACGCAATAAAGAACGATGGTTCTCTATGGGTTTGGGGACAAGGAGGAGCATCAGAATCTGGAATTACTCGTAGCAGTCCAACTCAGGTAATAACAGGAAAATCATTCAGCAAAGTTGTTTCTGGTATGGCTACCTCTGCTGGATTGACTACTGATGGAAAACTATGGGCATGGGGACAAAATGCATATGGCTCAATGGGAGAGGCCGCATCTAGTGCCAGTCCAGTAATGTTATTCTCCGATACCACATGGTCTGATATTTCAGCAATCGCTGCTGGATTCCACGCCACAAAAGCATAGCCTTTAGCTCCCGCATGAAATTCATGCGGGAGTTTTAGTTACAATTTTTTTGATTTGCCCCTATCATTTGGGCAGGAGATCAAAACATGCTTAGAACTACGATTCTTTCTTTTTTAGTGTTTTTAATTATGGTTAGCGATCCAACCATTGCGAAAGCTGGTTGAGGCGCACCAAGCTTGCCCCGGTCGGGGTATATGCCAATTCAAATCACACAAACTCAATTAGAAATACTTGAAATAGATAGAAAAGCAAGAGCTATTGCTCATACTATGTACGCTGAAAACAATGAAGAACAAATAGAACTATCTGTCAAAAGCTCCGATAAAATACATCGTATTGCTGCCGTTTTTTATTATCAACAAAAAATGGACCCTAATCCATGTTTGCTTAATCTTCTTGCAGATCAAGATCCATTAGTTGTTGAAGCAGCACATATCGCATGTATTATTATTGCAAACAATAAAAAACACAAAGATTTTAACAAGTATCCCAAAGGACATTTAATCGACTTTGGACCTTGGTTAAATAGACTCAACAACCAAAGCGAAGGCACAGGAGCCAGACAAGAAGCTATTGATATGTGGCAATCCCACTTTGATAAAATACTTAAAAACAAAAAAGAAATTGAAGATAAGCCAAAAGAAGAAAAGAAAAGTGTAGAAGAAATTCTTAGAATTAAATGAAGACAAAAAAGTACCCCGGTGTTAACCGGGGTACTTTTTTGTTGCGATCAAGGACCTGTTTTAATTACTCCCTTTGTTGATTCTAAGCCATCTATGTTTAAATCCATAAATAAATTATCTTTAGAAAATTTAGCAACTTTAATTTGCTTTTGGCCATTTACATATGAAACATAACTTGTAAGTTGTATGGAATTTCCATTTTGATCCAAACTTGTATCTAATCCCATAGGCATTCCCTCATAGCCTCTTCCATTAGCTATTTGGCTTGAACTAAGACCAGCTTGTGTTTTTAAACCACCAGCCTTGGGAACACACATTCCTGGCATTTTCTGACCTACAAATGTGCCAACAAATGGTTCTATTGAAGTCCCGCCAGGAATCTGATCGTTAGCACCAGCATCTTGTGTAACATCAACTGTGGTAGGAGGAAGACATAAACAATCACCACAATTTGCATCACAATTCCAATCAGATCCACTCCATGTGCATGTGCATGTGCCTTTGCAAGGAGGAGAATTAGTTAAATAAGGATAAGGAGGAGGTGGTGTAGTAATAACTCCCGGTGTTGTAGGTGGCGTAGTTGTTACCATAGGTGGCGTAGTTGTCACCATAGGAGGTGTTGTTGTCACCATAGGTGTTGTTGTTGGAGCCATAGGTGTTGTTGTTGGAGCCGCCGTTGTTCCAAGAGGAGGCGAAGTTGTTGGAGCATCTGTTGTGCCTCCACCTGGACCTACTGTTGTTACTGCTTGCCCGTGAACATAACTCATATTTTCCCCTTTATATTTTTAAAAACTATAAAATATATATGCATTATTTTTTTAATTGACAAACTCTAATAATCCTATGGTTAACCATGAATATAAATTTGTGTATATTCACCCGCCCAAAAATGCGGGAACAAGCATAGAACAGCTTTTCAATTTCCCTAGACCTATGCAACCTCATGATCTAGCAGACACATATAAAAAGAAATATCCAGATTATTATTATTGGATTACTATAAGAAATAGTTGGGATAGACTTGTATCAATGTATTATTATAATGAAGGAATATCTAACAGACTTACATTTAAAGAATTTTGTATGGAAATTGTACATCCTGATGGTAAAAGCGGCATTCCAAACTCTCCCGGCTGGTCACACTACCTTGGCGCTCATGGACAAATGTACTATTGCTATTATCAAGATACAGGTATTTATTGTATAGATTTTTATGTTAATACATGGTGCATGAAAGAACAATTACCAATTCTATTTGATAGATTAAATATAAACAAAAACATTCTTAATAACGTTCCCTATATTAATACAACAAAGCACAAAGACTACAGAGAAGAATACGATGAAGAATCTAAAGAAGCTTGTTATTTAAGATACCAAAGAGAAATAGATCATTTCGGTTTTGATTTTGACGATCCTAAAAAAACCAAACCATTCGTTGGAATAGACTTGTCTGGCATGAAAGTTTAGTTATACTGAGCTCAATTAGGAGACCAGCCATGAACAAAGCTATATTTAATTTACAAGAATGCACGATACGAATTGAAAAAGGATTAATTATTATACAATCAACAAAGCCTCTCTCACACGTCCCAGAAGAATTTTATCCCTTTGATATTATTGAAGATAAAAACATTGATGATTTAATCAGACAAATTGTCGGAAAAGAACCACAAGGCACTCTTAAAGATCTACCTAAGTTAACAACCGATGATAAATTTTGGTTTATGTCAGATGAAGAACTATTAAAAGTGTTTGAAGAAGATATTCAATATAAAAAATATTATAAACAACCTACAAAATTTCCAAACTTTAGTGTTATTGCGCCAAAAGACTAAAAGCCACGCAAAGCTTTTTGCTTGAGTTTGTTGAATTCATTCGGCAAATCTTTTCTCAAAATTTGCACGAATTTTTCCAACGATTTAAATGCTGCCATAGAATCAAAACCTTCTCGATCAGTCTGAGGATGCAAATCAAACTGTAATTCTAATTCAATTTTTATTTCAGGTAACCTAGCTTTTGGATTTTTACTATAATCCTCATAATATTTTTTAATTAGAGGGCTATTAGTTTTTAGTTCAGCTATGTCAAGGTTTACATCAAACTTCATGTTTGGAAATTGTGTTGCATCATTCCTTGCTAATTCAAGTTTTTCTTCAACTAAGATAGTCATTTCGCTTTTAAGTGTCTCTCCAGAATTATCAAACTTTATATTTCTGTAAAATAAGTCTTCTTGAGTACCAAAAATATTAGATGGAACAGAAAATCCGCCTTGTTTATTTACTAAACCATATAAATCACCAACTAAAATTGGTGGAACTTCTACTTTGAAAGCATCATTATAAGCAGAACCATAGCCAGAACGCCCTGCATTTCTAGTAGAACGACTATGTCTTACTTTAATGTCCGCAGATTTCTGAATAATACTTTTTGATTCTATTATATCAGCACTTTCCAAAGCTTTTAATAAGATGTCTGGAACCTTTTCAATATCTCTGTCAAAAATATCCATTGCATCAAAAAATCGTTCAGCTTCCTGCAAGTCAGCAGTTTGATCATCTGGCCTACCTTTTCTAAAAGATAATTTGAAACAAAGAGATTCATGCTCAATTGTTAATGCAAATCTCTCTCTCATAGGAGACAAATTATTCATGCTTCTATAATCTAAAAGATTATTTAATATTTGATCTAATTCATCCATTTTATCAACCAAATAATTATTAGGCACATTCTCAGACAAAATGGGGAAATCACTTGCTGGTATTAGTAATTTAATTGAATTTAGTGGAAAACAATGCTGATAATTAACAGTAAGTTTTTCCACAAATTCATTTGGCAATTCAGTAGAAGGCACTATTATGAGTTGTAATTTGTAGCTAAGATTATGATCTTCCCAGTTTCCCCTTATTCTGTTTGCTAATTCTTGTTGCGACATAGTACTGATAGCAACATCTGACTGATCATTTGTTTCATCTGTATCCTCACCCCTAACTTTACCTACAAGGTCAAAAGAAGGAATATTAAAATATTTGGAAAGTATGTTTTCACTACTAGAGTCTGAAACTCCTCCATGTAATGTAACTTTACTCAAATTTTTATCAAAATCACCAACATCATGATTATTTTCTGTAGCCCAAGACCTCATAACATTATAATACTTGTCATTCACATGAGAACCACTCTTCTCTCTTAAATATACTTTTGTTTCTGGAACTAATATCTTTTTGTCATTTACAGTAAAACTACGCAGACGAATTCTTTCTATTGGCTTAATTCCTCTTACTCCACGACATTTGTCCTCAAAAATTTCATCTGCATCTAAATCCACTCCTTCTAAATCGTCTGTATTAACCAAATATGAAACAATTCCACCAGTCCTAGCTTCAGATTGTGCAGATTTCCAATAACCTCTATTGGGGGAATGACAACTTGATGAATCTTCAAAATCAGACATCCTTACAATGTCTATTGGCTTTCTACTTATTACGACACTCTCTGGCAATTTATCAGGCTTTGGAACCTCTTGCCCTGTTTCAAATATTCTCAGTAATTGTTTGTAGTCTTGGTTATTAGGGCTTTTGTTTATCAAATTCTGCAAAAATCTACCTAGTTTAATAACTTGGTCTTTTTCACCTTGTTGTGTTACTGTTTTTTGAGTGACTTTCTTGTTGGCCCAATCAATCTTAACATTATCCTGATTTTCAATTTGCTTCAGTATGTCCTTGTCTTTACCATATGGTATGACAATTCTATCTTTATTGCCAAATATATGATTGAAACGCAGGTTTTCTGGGTATTCTTTTAAACCTTTTTCAAAGTTTTTCCAATTGTCAGCTTCTCTCGCATCAATTTCACTCAATAAAAACCATTCTCTGAATGTTAAATTATCTTTTTGCATATAAATTATATACTAATTTACATAAATAATACATGCAAACTTTTAACGAATGGGTTAAGACTAAAAAAGAATCTTTCGAACCCGAACATTGGTTGGCCGACACAGGAGCAGAAGCTAAGCCAAGAGGAGATTCCCACCCAGCTAAAGGTGGTTGGCTAAAACCTAAAATACAAGTATTAGACGATACACTCATTATTAAAAAACCAAAGTTTGCTAAAGCAGATATTGCTAAAATGGCAGAAGAATGGACTAAGAAGTTAAAAGATATAGGACATATAGTAGAATTAGAAAATAAACCAGACGAATCAATACTAAAATTCTATAACAATGAAAAAGCCCAAAGAGCTTTCCATTTTATTAATAAACTTTAATCTATTTAACTGATCCCATATATCTATTTGCTGTCTCTTTGCCAATTTTATTTATGAAATCTATTGTTTGGTTTAAAAACTCTTTTGATACTTGTTTTTTTACGTCTGAGTCACTTATCATTTTCCTCACATTAGCCTTATCAATAGCCTTCTTTTTTGCATTGAACTTACTTTGGTTTATATCAAGCCCCGCAGTGCCTGCTGCAAATACAATTCCACTTGCTACAGAAGTACCAACTGCAACAAATGATCCGGTTAAAAGTAAAATTCCGAATCCGGAAACCATTGACACGCCTCCTCCTATTACTGCTGCAAGCATCCATCTATCAAAATTTGCCTTATTTTTTATTAGTTCCGGCATTTTGCCACTTGTTTTCAACTTGTTTGCTTGAGCTTTCACAGCCTGCTCTATAGCTTCTTTAGTCCCTCTGCTTTTAAATTTTTCTGCTGCTTTGTTCAACAAATCCTTATATTCATTAGGAGGAAGATCACTTATTCTCTCCACCTCTGCTTGCAATTTAGCACTATTTTTATATGCTTCTCCAAGCTTTGAATTTTGAATTATTTTTATAAACTGACTTAAATCTAAACTACCATCTGCACTACCATCTGCTAATCTTTCCACTTTTTTGTACTGAGGAACTTTCATTACAATATCTTTGTATCCAGAATTTATAGCAAACCACGTCTTTGCACTTTTTAAAGCAGGGTCTTTTTCAATTAAAAATGTATGAATCCAATCTTCCCAAATCTTTTTAGCAACCATATACATTTGTTGAGCATATGCTCCTAAAGAATATCTTTGATCAGCTTCATTAAAATTCATAGGAGGAGGAGATGGAGCTTTATTAGCTTTAGAAATAAGTTTATTCATCCAATTATTATATCTATTTTTTAATTCTTCATGATATTTTTCTAAAGTAATTGCAGCTCTATTAAACGCATCGCTATCCTTATTTTTATATGCATTTAAAGTTTTGCCTATCATTCTTGTAATTTTTAGGTCTAATTCTTTTAAGAAATTATCGCCAGCCTTAGTTAATATTTCTTTATCTACTTCTGGAGTAGTTTCCAAATCAAAATCATCCAGATCAGAACTAGGACCGGGGGTTTTTGTAGGTTGAAAGGGACTACCAGGCTTTGGACCACCAGGCCTTGGACTACCTTTGCCAGTATTTTCATTTAACCATTTGCTAAATTCTAACATATGAAGTATTTAGGTCTCTGCGATGAAAAATTGAGTTTTCTTAGCCCCCACAAAGTTGTTTTTTGGCAAGCATATATAAATAAATTATGCAAAAAATAATTTCTCTTTATCATGCAACAACCAAACAATCTGCCGAATCTATATTAAAAACAAAGACTCTTAAGGCAGACAAAGAAAGACATGTATATGTTTCCAATTCTCCTACTATAACAAATGATTATGGAGATGGCACACTACTCAAAGTATATGTTGATCCCAGAAAATTGGAGCTTGATGATGAGTTCCCCACGGGGAGAAGGGATTACAGACTTCCTTCCCCCTATAGACCAGAAAAAATAGAACTTGTTTTTTCATACAAAGAATGCTTTAATATTATTAGCCTAGGAGAAAAACCCATGAAAAGTTTCAACGAATATGTAATTCTTAAAGAGAGTCGTGCGACTGTTGACATAAATGAGATTGCCAAAGATTTAAAATTTGTTCGTACTACGAAAAAGAAGCTAATGTACAAATATGTAGATTCAGATCAGAATATGCCTCCTTTGTCTTATACTGTTGCTAAAAACCAGACTCTTCATACACCTCTAGATCAAAGCACTAGACAAGTAAAAGAAGGTGATATATTAATGAGTGGCCCCAAAGGAGAGGTATATAGTCCTTCTGCTAAAAAGTTCGCCACAGATTATGTCGGAGAGATCGGTAGTACAGTTCACCCAGAACAATCAGAAAGGATAGTTGCCCAATATAATGGTGAGCCAATCACCTTTGTGCCAAGTTGGGGAGGAACTATGATTGCCGACCCAGGTGATTACATAGTAAAAGAAGGTGAAGGCAAATATTATAGAATCGAAAAAGAAGTTTTTGATATAACTTACAATCAAATTAATTAAATGGTTTTTTATTACACATATTGGGAGTTTGAATATCTATATGGAAAAAATAGGTTTAGCCATCATGTGTTATTATTGTCGGCAACACTATTAATTCATGCTTATCCAAATTCAACTATTAATATTTTAGTATATGATTTTATTCCAAAATCTTTAGATATATTAAAATCTTTGCCACAAGTAAATATAATTTTATTAAAATGCTATGTTGATAAAAAACAAGAAGAAAATCAATTATTAAATATAAATCTTACTAATGATAAAACTTTCACATTTCTATTGTCTAAGCCAATTGATGTTTTTAATTTGGCAAAAGAAAAAAATGAAATTTTTATATTACTTGATGTAGATTTTTTTGTTTTTAATAAATTTCAAAATTTAGATATTAACAAGATAGGATTTTTATTTTACAACAACAATTTAGATTCAAATGTAAATACTGGTTTAATAGTTTCTGGAACACAATCTTTTGAATGTAAATACTTTTTCGATTTATATGAAAGTTTCCTAAAATTATTTGATAATCAAAATCATTTAATTAAAGAAAAATTGGTATCTTTTGCTTATCCCCACCCATCAGCACAAGAAGAAATAATCATTTCAAGCATAGTTAAAAAATTTACAGAACTTAAAAACGTTGTTTTCTACGACATAACATCAAATAATCATCAATTGTATTGTTGTAACATTTATTTAAATTATCAAAATAATATTCATACAATGAATATGGATAAAAAAAGAATATGTTCGGTTATGTGTCAATTAGAACATGTAAAGAAAGTTTTAAATAGAAAAGATTTTTATATAATAAAAAAAGAACTAATAGAATACTCATACGAACAAGAGTTTAGTCAAGAAGAAAAAAGACTTATAAAAAACATAAATGATTCTATGCCTGTCAAAGATAAAAGAATCTTTCTATGATTCGCATTCCCATTTGCTATATTTTTTCCCTCTGGAATTCCTTAGCATCTTTGGCTTGCACTTGCCAATATTGCAAGCATTAGCTTTGTTCCACCCATTTACACAAAGCTTAGCACAAGATGATACTCTTTCACTTGACTTGACATCAATACACTTGCCAATTAAATTAGAACGAGTTAATGGGTCTAAACCACTACTAGTCATTTTCTTTTCAAAAGAATCATAGCCAACATCGAAAGCACTTTTCATATACCCAGGAAGTGCTCTTCCCATATTAACAACATTGTCCAACGAAGATTGCATTCCCAATTCGTCAGCACCAGGTAGGCCAGTATACATAGATGCAACATTCCCAACTATATTTGCCAAACTTTCATTTTTATCCAACCATTCTTTAAAATTCATACTTTATATATAAATAAATATAAAAAAAGGAAATTATGCCCACCATCCACCCAGATAAATTCTATAGCAGTGACTATGAGTCATACACCATCATCGCTATGCCATCCAAAAATCTACTATTTTCACAAGCATATCCAAAAACACACGAAGAAATGCTAGAATACGACCTATCACAAGATGATATGGAAAAACTCTATAACCAAGATCTATCACATGACTATGCTTATAGAGATGATGATGATCATAATTATGATCATGGCAAATCAAGCAGTTCTTACAACTCCTCTGGCATCAGGCAAAGCATCTATGATAGATACTACTTCCAAACACACGCCGATGGATACCTAGGTAGAGCTAGAATAACTAATAACGACCTAGAATTCTCCCTCTGGGCCTCCAAAGATAAATCCATGTATGCCCCAAGTAAAATACAACAAATAGCTAAACAATTGGCTGAATACTTCCACGTTCAAAACCTTACATTCCATGTCCCACAAGAAATATTCGATGTAAGTACACCTAGAATATATAAACAAAAAGTTGTACACTTCCGATACAATCCAGATAAAGATACAATCAAAAAAGTACCCGCCCCTGCCGAATCAAAACCAAAACCAATAGCAAATCCAATCTTTAATATAAAGAAATATGAAATAAACGGAGAAAAATACTCTTTAAATGACCTAGGCAATAGACGCAAAGAATTACACCTTAAAGGCGCTAGAAATATCGACCCAGTACTCTGCGCCATAGATGAAAAGAAATACCCAGAACTCAAAGGCTATAAGCCAATGAACTGCCCCAAAGAACAACTACCCACCCCAAAACTCAACCCTTGGACCGTAAAACGATCACCAGAAGACTGGAAAGGAATCCCCATAAATAGATTGACCTCAGAAAATCTAAGCTTTATAAATTATGTTAATAGAAGGGATACTGAAGTGTAATCTGCACTTCATAAATACTAATTATGATCTTTGAGTCAAGAAAACCCCCCCTTTAATACACACAATCAAAAAAATATTTTAATAAATAATTATTAAGTAAAATACATATATGCGGCATAACAAGTGAGGACAAATATGAAAAGTTTTATGCAGGTAATGATGGAGATGAATAGCGGCCTTGTTTCAATTAATGATGCAAAAGCTAAAAGATTGGTAACACACTACATGAATCCGATACCCAAGCTCAAGGCACAGGAAAAAAGCCTTGGACTTACTCCAAAAGAAATGGATGCTTTAGGCCAAATTGAAAGAGCTTCTCAAAAAGTAGGCATGAATTTGCGGAGTAGCTTAGTAAACATTCAAGATGTATATACCTATTTAAATTTATTAGGTGATTTGCAAAAAACTGATTTAAAGAAAATTGCAAATTATATTGATAATATTCGCCTGAGTGTAGAGGATGATTTAATGCCACATATTAAAGAAGCAAACCCCAGAGCCGATATGGGCAATTAATCATCTGTCTAATTTTGGCATGTACTCCGGTGGAACTATTGGTGGCAACACAAGCTTTTCATAATTTTCAACTCCCAATAATTCCTTTAATTGAGATAACTTTATCCTTTTACTATACAAATAAATGTATGGTCTTTTCATGTCATCCATAAGATTATACATTTTTATCCTTCTGGTGATTTCCGCATGCTTTATTGCATATGCTTCTCTTTGCCAATCCCAGCCAAAAATAACCTCATTTTGTTTAAGGTACTTCCAAGCATAAATTATAAAATCTACATAACGAACATTGTCTTCTTGACAATACCGCCAAACATCATCCGTGGTAGGTAAATTTTGATGAGGTGATAATTCAGATTTTGCATCCCTAATATATTTTGGTAATTGTCTAAAAGGTATTTTCCGGCACTCATGAACCCAATAATACCCACTATCCTCTATAGAAACAAAAATAATTTCCTTAATAGGCTCGGTCACATTTGTTGTAAACCAAGAAATTAACATACTCAAAACAAGCTTATTGTTAAACTTGACTAGCCAGCCAAATAACATATTCACCTTTAATATTTAAGTTAAACCATAAATAAAATTATGAAAAACTTTATAGAATTCTTGGCGGAAAAAGACCCTGCTCTATTACAAGAATATATATATTTAGCTAGCCTATCAGAAAACTCATGGCATAAATACTTGCTTCCCTTAATGCTAGGAGCGCAGGCAACTGCTCAAGCAGGAACTCCTACAGAACTAAAACAAAGACAAGATTATAATCAAAGTCTTAAAGATCCACGAAATTCCAGAAACGAAAAAGAATTACATAGCCGAATGTTTACCCAAGGAATAACAGTCGATGACTTAGTTGGTCGCAAATTTAGTTGGTCAAAAACTGATAGAAATAAAGATACAATGACCAAACTAGACCGCCTAGATCTTCCTGACGCTATGAGAAAAGGCATCCCAAGTGAACATGAAGAAGAATACAAACAAGAAGATATCTTGTTCAAAAAAGTAATAAATCCTTACGATTACATAAGATCGACACAGCATGATAAAGAAAAATTTGACAGAGATTACCAGAAACTAAATACGGATAATCCTAATGACAAAGGATTTTCCACCTTTAAACATAAATTCAACAACCAAGTATTAATGTATGTGGTGAAGGCAAATGCCCTTAGTAGAGTTGAACCTGGTGCATCTGGATATCATACTGTTACAATCAACCCAGATACTGGAAAAAAAATTGAGATGATAGTTCTGCCAGATACCGCCTTTAAGACATTGCCTTCTGGAAACTCCTTGGGCGAATTAACAGATGATGGAACGGCACTTTTAGCACATGAGTTAAGACACGGCACACAACGAAGTGAAAATGTGCCAGTCGGCAAATATCAGACCGATAACTCAAACTATCATCATTATATGCACGACCCTATGGAAATTGGGGTCAGATTAGCGGCTACCAAGAATTTAATGTCTCCTGATACAATCTTGCGCTTGACTAAAAATTATCCTAAACACCAAGAAATTGCAAAAAATATATTACAAAAAGCCAGCGAAAGCGAAAAAGAATTGATGAAGATGATTATGAATCCCGAAGGTGAAAACGCAAATACCTTGCATTTCATTAGAGATAGATTAAAAGTTATTAATAAAGATGTAGATTCTCTCTTCCAATTTTACGATACGCTCAAGGGTGCTGAAAAAGCAAATTTTATGAAACAACTAATCGATAATTATGATAATGTTGTAAAAAATAATACCAAAACATCCACTACTTAAAACTAAAGAGTTCGAGGTTTTATTGCCTCAAGGATCATAAATAAAAATATGAAATTCAAATTATGGCTCATTGAAGCCGAATACAAAGATGTAAGAAATACTTACAAAGACTTGATGGATTACTTAGAAAAAACATCAGAAGAAGTATTCGTAAACTTTAGCGATAGACCCAAAGGCTTGTTTGTTGCCAGCAAAAAAACCTCACACTATGACCCAATTGGGATTTACGGATTCGGCAAAGAATACATGCAAAGAAAAGATAATTCTAACCAAGGCTTCTGGAGCATGCCTTACATCACAGTATTTAAACTGAAGCCAGATGCTAATGTACTTGACTTAAGCACCATTACAGTTAATACCGCCAAAGAAATGCTCCAAAAAATGGACATAGAAGATTATATCGATAAACCATACCACAGAAAACCAGCCAATAACTCCGGTGGAGCACTCCTATGGAATACTATGGAAAAATACATAGCCACCAATAGGTTACATAAAAATACCGCATGGAATACACTATTCAAAAAAATAGATGTAGATGCCGTTAGAGATACAAATTCCATTATACACCACAATGAACCAGACCAAATCATAGTCCTAAACCCATCCAAAGCAGCAATCGTCAAAACAATAGAAAAACCACTCAATACTTGGCAGCAAAAAATACAAAAACAAATCTACGATTTGTTAACTGAATTGGGAAATAAATATCTTAAAGACTTCAAGATTACAAGCACCAGAAGAGGCTCAGCCGATATAACTAAAAATTATCCCAATTACGAACTTGCTGCCAAACCCGATATTTCAATGCTAGCCATTTCAAATAACCCAGAACTACCCTTGATCATTGAAATCTATTACACCGCTTATAACGGCAAATTAACAGGACATATAAGCCGAAAAGCCCCTCTCGACCGCCTGTTCAGAACCGAAATAAAACCAGATCAATTGTCAAGTGACCAAATTAATGTTGTCGATGTAGATTTCCCCAACATGAAATCACAAATGATAGAAGCCCTTGATAAAATTATACAAGAATTTACTCCATCGCAAATGGGCGAAACTAAAAATATACACCAAAATATAATCGACCAACTAAACTTTGCTAACTTCAAAACAAAATATGAAAATGGAGATTATAACTCCATAGCACAATTCAAAACAGGAAATTTCCCCGCCGCTCTTAAAGTCATCACCAGCCCTAGCGAAAATGGCGTAACCACTAACCTAAACTTATCCTACACCGCTAGAGATATAAACTGGGGTAAAAATAGAAGATACAAAATTCCTTTCGAATCAATAACAATTAATTCCGATGAGGATGCCAAAGATATAAAGTCCAAATTTAAAACCAAAATTAATACAATGATTGATAATATTCGTAATCATGAATTATCATATATGTATGACAATGACCTACATGCACTAAAAAATATGGAAAAATTATTGTAGGTGCCAGAACACGAGAAAAATAAGGACAAATATGAATAATTTTACCGAATGGCTTCAAATAAACGAAAACACAAATTGGGGACACGGTGGATGGAAAATTCATTTGCGAACAGGAACAGATAATAAAATTAGAGATCGAGCTTATCAAATAGTTCAAGAAATTATTAAAAATAATAAAAAAAATTGGCCTTCTAAAAAACTTGGTGGCGGCGAAGCCGATGAAAAAGATATTACCATTTATTGCGGACCTAAATCAGAAGCTAATCAAGCAGCTAAAGCAATATCAGAGCACCCCGAATTATCCAAATTACTTTCAAAACCAAGTGAAGAGATGTTGCGAGATGATGTAGAAATATTACCCGGCACAAATGTGTATGGAAGATTTAATGCTTCACTTTTAATGGCAATGACAAAAGGTGTTGAATTTCACCAATATGGATGCAAAGGTCATTCAATGCTAAATTCTTTTGTAACAAGATCTATGACAGATAAAGAAAACTTTGATAGAACAAAAGCTTGCCAAGATTCCTACAGGCTTCTTAAAAACTTATTCGGCAAAGATTTTACAGACAATTAATCACCATAAATTGGAAATAAATTCTAAAAACACAAAGGTAGAAAATGACACCAGATGATATTTTTAATAACGAAAAAATAATAAACCAAAAAACTTTTATATATTTCCCAGCAAAAAATAAACTAATAACCAAATCTTTTGATACTCATGGTATGATGTATAACAATATGCAACATGAAATGGGATCTAAAATAAATGGGTTTGACGGATTAACTAAAAAAGACATTTTTGCATCCTATATCGAAAAACATAAGAAATTACCACCATCATTCGCTGGCATCAGATTCGTTATGCAAAGTTATGGAGATGTTCTACTAGGAAGAGTAGGACTAGAAAAAGAAAATATATCAAACGCAATAGCCGCACTATGGCCAACAAAGAAAAAAGAATACATGTCAAATACAATTTATGAAAATATCATAAAAGAAATTCTTGAACTAAATAACTTTAACGATGTCCAAAATGTAAAACTGTTCGCTTCAAAAGAACTATATGATGCCAGTAATCTTAGAGAATATGAAAAAAATGAATTAATATACAAAACACAACCAAATCTAGAACTAATATCAAAAACAAAATTCTCAAAAGAAGAAGAAATAAAAAAAACCTATGTCATAGACGGAGAAATATACACACATGATGAATTAGTCGAAAGAAGAGCAAAATTACACCTCCTAGGAATGGCACATGTCGATAAAGTTCTATGCGCCATAGATCAAAAAAAATACCCAGAACTATTCGGCTTCATTCCCACTAACTGCGAAAGAAAACCAGAAATGAAACCCCTGCCATTCTCCGAACCTAGAGGTAAAGATGATTGGAAAGGAAACCCACTCTGGAGAAGAACCTCAGAAAACTTCTCCCAATATGTCGAATCACAAGATCTAAATCACTATTTAAATAATATATGAAACAATACTACTTACATAAGTCTGGCGGATTAGGAGATTGCATCTGGGCATACTTCAAACTATATCACCACCTTTTAACAGAACTTAAAAAAAATGAACCAAATTCACATGTAACCTATGTCGCTTGCTCAAATAACACCCAAATCCAAGAATTTTATAAAACAAATAAACTAATAGACCAAGCTTTTTATTACCCAATGTCAGATTACCACCACCAAACATGGAAAAAACATACAGAAAATAAAATATCCCTGCTAGATGCAATACAAGTTCCAGAACAACCACCAGCTAATCAATTCTGGCTCACTCCTGAAGAACAACAGTTTGCACATAATGTACTTAATATGGGCAAATTCGTCGCACTACACCCTTTCGGTGGTACACACGAAAGAACTATGAATAGGAATGACTTCTCCATCAACCAACTAATAACGTCTATTATAAATTTAAATTATAATTGCATAGTATTAGGAGGTAATGATGATCAAAGAAAATGTAACTTGCAAAAAATAAACTTCAACCACCCAAAATGCATCAATATAATCGATAAATTCTCATGCAGATTACACTCATTCTTCACAGCACATGCTAACGCTTTCATAGGAGTAAGTAGCTGCTACTCTGTAATAGCATCCCTATTCAAAGTCAAAGGACTTATTTATTACCCCACCTCACTTAAATGGTGGCAACAAGGAACACCACCACAAATAGGTATAGATGGATTCTCCCAAGCTTTCAGAGATAGCGGATTCTGGGCAGAATTCTTCGAACAACCATCCACTACAACAACACAACTAATAACAAACTTTCTAAATACTTAATATATAACTTTGAATAAATTCCCTTGCCAAGATAAAATACCCAAATGATAACATTCAAAGAATTCATGGAACTAAATCCACCCCTAAACCTAATACTAGAAGACCTAGAACCACAAGAGTCTACCATAGTACAAAAACTAAAAACCATTGCCACAGATATTATAAATAATATAAAAACTTCCCTAAAAATACCAGATCAAAAAACCCTAGACACCCAAGTACCCAAACTACTCAATAAACTCAAAAACAAATATAGCAAATACGCAAATGAAGACTATGATCTCTCCCTACTCTCAGGATTCAACTTCTTTAACCAAATAGATCACCTAAAAGAATTCTGGTCAAGTGTAGGAAAAGCTATACTAAAAGCTATAGTAGCTATAATCAAATGGCTATTCACTAGCCTAGCTAACCTAATCAAAGCATCACTCAACATGATCAAAGATTCTTTCTCAGAAGAAGGATTCTTCAAACTATGTGTCGTATGGGTGGCCCCAGCCATCTTAGCCTCCCCAGTTCTAGGTCTACAAACTATCTACGGAATAAACAACCTCATAGGACTAACACCATTCATCGCTTGGGTCATATGGCATGTATTCGTCGCTCCAGCATTAGATAAATTGGATTGATTACTCAGTACATTTTATATAAACCCGGGACTTTAATACAGTCCCGGGTTTTTTATTTCATTTTATTCCATATGATTTTCATGGCGTATTATAAAATACGCTAGCCGTGAATATGCTTAAAAGTTGTTATTATTAAAAATTGGAATTCAACATGAATATTAAAATAACCCATCCAGACATAGCAGCTCAAGCTCATAATTGGGATCCCACTATTGTTAGTGCTGGTAGCAATCAAAAAAAAGAGTGGATTTGCATCAAAGGACATATTTGGAAAACTACAGTTAATTCTAGAACTTCTGGCACAGGATGTCCTTATTGTTTTGGTTTAAAACCAATTGTAGGAGAAACAGATTTAAATACAACTCACCCAGATATAGCAGCACAAGCTTATAATTGGAGCCCAAAAACTATTAGTTATGGAAGCGATAAGGAAAAAATGCAATGGAAATGCAATGAAAATCATATTTGGATGGCAACTGTTAATAGTAGAACAAATATGAAATCCGGCTGTCCATATTGTGCATATGATGGATTTAAACTAAATCTAATATCATTTGTCTATCTGATTTGGAAACTAGGTAAATATAAAATAGGAATATATAATATAAATAGTGGAAGAATTGAAATACACAATCGAAAAGGATGGACTCTTATAGAAGAGTTTAAGACTAATGATGGTTATACAGCCAAACAAATAGAAAAGACAATAATACAGCAATTAGATAATAATAAAATACTAAGAGGCAAAAAAGCTTTTAGAAAAAAATTTTATGGTTGGACAGAATCATGGCAAGAAGTAGATCTACAAGTAATTAATATGATAGATCTATTTAAAAAATTAAATATGGTTCATCTAATACCTCAAGAGGTATTAATTCAATTGCAACCAAATACTTCGAAGCTTTCTTCTATATCAATGGGGCGAAGCCTTGAGGGGCAAGCGGGATCGGGGCTGTAGATAGGGGAGGCTTTACATATCTACACGCTACATGACATGATGTGTGATATTAAAGTGATATCATTTTGAGATCAATATAATAAATGACTGTGGATTAGGAGACCCTTTCCATATCCACACCCATATCCACACCCATATCCACAGGCATGTATACACGCATATCTACACGCATATCTACACGCATATCTACACTTAGAATTTTTATATCAATGTGATATCATATAGATATAGAGTTTGTTGTAACAGTTTAGTATGAGTTATATGAGTAGGGGGGTCTGGCCCGTTTCCTTCCCAGACCCCCCAAATTATTTCAAGCCCTTATTTCTCCCGAGCATCCGACCTTTTTTGATTAATTTGAATTACCTGTTTGGGCTTATTTTGAACTTTTTCAATTTTCCATGTGATGACTAAAATTCCATTTTCCAAGGAAGCGGTGGGGGGTAGACTGAGCAAACGAAGGATGATTGTCGTAGTTCACGGGCGTAGAACTGGGCAGATTCTGGGGCGTGTAAGTCGTGATGCATACGGCCCTTTATCGTGAGGGTGTTATCTTCGTTGTACGAGAGTTCTAGATCTTCGGAGGTACAGCCCGGTACAGCGAGGACTAGTTTGATTTCTTTGTCATCTAAGTAGTAATTAAGTTTTGGATAGCCGGTATTAGATTTAGCTGAGTTGAGTAGAGAATATCTTTGTCCGAAAAAATCGTTGAAGAATTTGTCAAAAGCGGCTTCCAATGGGAATAGAAATTCATCACGATGTGGTAAAATGTTCATAAAAACCTCACTAATGTTTTAATAGACCCCTCTAATTTTATTAGAGCGTTTCAAAAGTAATCGAATATGTTATACGGTTGTCGTGAGATTTTTTGCAAGCGAAAATTTTGTCGTCCACAGGGGGAGCCAGCCCATTTTATCTGGTTTATTGGAACCGTGTACTTTTCAATGGGCTGGTGTACTTTTTGATGGAGCCGTGTACTTTTCAATTGAACCGTGTACTTTCGAATGGGCCGGTGTACTTAAATGGGGCCGGTGATGGAGCTGTGTACTTAGTTCGGCCAGGGCGGGAGTCTCTGCCTCCCGAATATAGCTTTTTGTAGTCTAATGTTTTAATAGGTGCTTCGACTTTTATTAGATTATATAAATTTTAATAGATTTTAGAACAACTGTGCCACTAAATTTATAATTTATATAATTTATGATGGCTATCACAAATGTTATTTGTTATATTTAATGTAATGGCCTACAAAGGGAATTGGAGTAGGTCAATTCTAATTGGTGTGGGTACGAATCGGGAGGTTTTGGGTGTGGAGATGGCCCAAATGCGGTAGCGTTGCCTTATTATTATATGTGTGCGTAAGGGCGTGGGTGTGCCTGCGATAAAAAATGGAGAAGTATTAGGGGGCACCAGAAAAGGAGGCGGTGAAAATCTAGGATATGCAATGTTAATCTCACGCAAGGTGAGCGTTGTGAATTAAACCCGTGAATCCCCACCCGTCCTAGCGAAGGGGTTTTTACAACAATAAGGAGGGTTATATGACTAAGGGTTCTCGTGACTTGTTTCTTGCTGACATTCAGGCAGCGATTAAAGAGCATTACATACTTACTGAAAGGGAAGCTGAGTGTGTCTTGCATTCACTAAGAATTGATGTGCATGCAATTGATACATTGTTGAAATTCAAAAGATTGAGTCAAGACAAGGTTGACTTAATTCTCTCTAAATCTAGAGAGGCTGGGTTGGTTTAGGCTGCGATAAAAAATGGAGTGTCGTTAGGGATCGCAAAATCGAGATGTGGTTGATGAAGAATGATATCAATATTTTCTTGTGGTGTTTAGAGTTTGTGAAAAGGCTAAGAGTAGACAAAAAAAGGAGGGCTTAAAAATGAAAGAAGAGCATATGAAAGTTATAGAAGAACTTCGGGATCTGGGATATGCGGTGTGCATATTTACTCCAGAGGAGTTGAGTGGAGCAAAGCCTCATAAGGTAGAGGATGAGCTTGTTTCTGCTGGGTGGGACATTATTGATACTTTGGCTACAGAAGAGGAGGTTATATGATTGATCCTATTGTTGTTAAGTTGGATATAGACTGGGCTTCTTTGAGGGAACAAAAGGCTGAGTTAATTAAGTATGCTTGGAAAGATGCTGATAGCAATAAATTGCTTGAAGGGATCATCAGCATTATAGATGCTATTCAGGATCAAGCTGTGGATGAAAATGGTTTGAGTGAAATGTTGGTCTTTGGTGAGAATTTTGGGAAGTCTTGAAAATTACGATAATTTTATAGCGTATGACCAATTAAGGAGGGCTTAAAAATGGCTACCAGAGGTACTTATCAGTTCATTGATGATTCTACTAAGACTACCATTTATGTTCATTGGGACAATTATTTGGAAGGGGCAGCAAATTACTTTTATAATATGCTGACCAATCCTAGTAAAGGTAATTTGGCGACTCAATTTATTAGAGCAGTTAGTCATGCTGAAATAACAAGGTCTCATGCTCGTCATGGAGATACTGAATTTCAATATAATATAAAAGGTTCTGATGGTGGTGCAGAACTTGTAGTCAATAGTCCATGCACTAATACAGTTGTGTATAGTGGTGTACTTTTTGATTTTATCAACGATCATAGTAAGTTAATTGAAAATTACAAGCCTATAAGAAAGTATGTCAATGAGTGGGGTTCTATTCAGTATATGACTGTCGATATGGCTGAGAGAATGAAACTATGCTAAAAGTATTTTTATATCAAGAGGGCAGTTTATTTTCAGAAGGAAGTACAGGTAGCAAAGTATTTCCTTCTGATGAAAAAATTTATAAGTTTAAAAAAAAGCCATTTTCAAGTATGTGGACAGATGAAGTACTTCCTATGTTATGGCATAGTTTTTGGTTTAACAATGAATTTGGAAGTTCTTACCTTTTTGCAAGAAGTAACGATAGTTGGGAATGGGCTTTAGAGAATATGGTATTTGGCCCTAATTGGAGAGAGCAGAGAGAGAAGTATTAGGGGCTGCGATAAAAATAAGTTACTTTCTAGTGCCCGTAAGAATTAAAGTAAAGGAGGTGAATTATGCCTAATTGGTGTGCTAATGATTTGACTATCTCTGGAAAAACAACTGATATTAACGCTATGGTTGAATTATTTGATGTAGATGCTAATGGGGTTGTTATATTTAGTTTTGAAAAGATATATCCTACTCCAGATGAATTGAAGAATGATGATTTATGGTCATCTGGTACGAGTGCAGATACAATAGCAAAGCAATATAAAAGAAACGATCCTTTGACTGATATAGATGGAGTTTCATTGTTAGGTAGAGACTGTGTGTTATCAGAAGGGGTAAAAGAGTTTCTGGATGACAGTAGGTATATTGATTGGGTTAATTCATATGTTCTTTTAAAAGAAGAAGATGACGAAGATAAGATTATGAGTTTTGCTCAAGATTTTGTTAAAATGGTAAACAGACTGGAAGCTTATGGTTTTACTGGTTGGTATGGTTGGAGGGTTGCCAATTGGGGAACTAAATGGGATGTTGCTCCAGATGATGCATCAATCAATATTGTTGAATATAAGGGTAATAGAAACAAATCAAAATTTTCTTCAACATTTGATACAGCTTGGTCACCTCCTATTGGTGTATTGCATAAGTTATCAGAAAGGTTTCCAGAATTGGAAATTAAGGTAGCATTTTTTGAAGGTGGTTGTTGTTTTAAGGGTACTGCTAAGTTTAAGGGTGGAGAACTGATAAGTTCTACAGAGGGTTCGTATCGTGGCCCTAGAGGGGGTTAATAATAAAATTTGAACCTTTGACCAAAGATATATCGTCAACTACCCCCAGCTAAAGCAGGGAGCTTGTCATTCCAAGTTTCGTGCTGACTTTTAGTCCAGTTCCGGCTTTCAGCCGGAACACACGGAATCTGAAATCAGATTCAACGGACGACATTAGGCTGATTGATGCAGCCCTATGTTTAATTATAGTGTTGTTTTGTTTAAGTTCAAGAGCCAATTCCTCCCCCGACTAAAGTCAGGGGGGATTCCTTGGCTCGAAGATCTTGAAAAAGGGGATGCCTGAGATAAAAAGTGAGGTATGTCTAGTAGGAAAAGAAAAGGAGGTGCTTTGTGGATTTGGAATCTTTGAGGGAAAAGGTTGCCAACGAATTGTGGGAAGGTGCAGATCTACCTGAGCCTTTAAATAAGGAGGGTGAGCGCACCCAATGGGTTAAGTATAAAAAGCAAACCAATGTGTGGGTGCGATGTTTTCGGGGAAAGACTCGGAATGAAATTTTCCGAATTAAGTGGAAGTCAAAATCTATTGAATTTGTTTCAGCAGGTTTGATGTGAGACACATTCATAGGATACACATAGGGGTTTCCAATTCTATGTTAGATATGCCAGCTGACTGCGAGAAAGAAGGCTGGCGTATGGTTTGGGATTGGCAGGGGGAGAGATGGAGCTTCTCTGAATCCAATTGTTGTTCATTTAGAAATGACTTGAGACATAATAGGTTACTAGGTCAAGATTACAACGAAGGATTTTTTTATAGCTGAAAGGAGGTGTAACATGATTGAACTTAGTGATGTTATTCCTGCCGTATTAAAGACATACAAAAAAGAGCAGCGTGTATTTATTAATATTCGACCTAATGATAATAAGGTATATGTTAATAGAGAAGGAAGTTCTATACTAAAAGATAGTCAATTTATCAAGTCGGTTACAAAGTTAATGGGATTGTTTACAAATGAAGAGTTAGTTGAATCTGCTAAAACTTTAGCTAGGTGTTCATTTGGCAATTTGGCAAAAGATTTTGAAGATAGGGATTTTTTTATAGATATAGAAGATGGTATTTGTAATGATGAATTAACAAAAATTAGTTGGTTTATTCAGTTGTGTAGTTTGTCATTTGCTTATGATTTTTGTATAGCAGATATAGACTTTAGTGAATCTATTTCTGATATTGAAAATCCACATATAAAAGTAACTATTGTTTCAAATCAATCTAAAAACCAATTTGATGTTGTATATGATATTGATGAAGATGAAGGTGAATGTGAAGAATGTGGGTATCTAGAGTGTGAGTGCTGTGCAGATTGTGAGTGTGCAGATTGTGAGTGTTATGATGATGATGATTTTGATGATGATGATGATGATGATGAAGAGTGACTGCGATAAAATCTTGGGGTTGTCTAGTATTCAATTAAGAAAGGAAGTGTTGATATGAGTAGTAGCTTCTATATCTGCATTCATCTACATGAGATGTATATGATTAAAGGTTCTATGGTTTATATGTTAGAGAACGATCTTACTATGCTTAAAGAACAAGCCCAACTTTTGGCTAGAAGTTGTGAGTGGTTTGACAAGAAGTGTAGCAATAATGATATAATCAATGGTTGGAAAGCAAATGGCGATGATCTTGATGAGTGGATTATTGCATTATGGTTTGCTATGGATGTAGATCCAAATTTGAATGAAAATCATAAGGAAACATTGCGTAGATTGGCATGGTGGCTGGATGATGTAGTTGCTTCAGAATTACCGCTAGAGACTGTGCATAGTTCTCCGATGGTTGTAAAAGCGAGGGAAGTGGGCTAATTTTATTAGCTGGCCCGTATAATTTATTTTCAGGAGGGAAGCAATTATGCAAAGTAATGATAAATTAGCCAAGTGGAAGGCCCGTCTTAGTTATTTCAAGGATGAGATGGGTTTTGGCCCTTTGAAGCAATATCGCAACGAGGAGGGCAATCTTCATAGGGATGATGGCCCTGCGTGGATTTCCCCTACTAGAGTGATTTGGTATCAGAATGGGCGCAAGCATGGTCTTGATGCTGATATTCATGGTAGTATTCATTACTACTTTGAGAATATTAGGATACCTCCACACTTCTATACAAAGCCTGATTCTTTGACTGTAGAAGAAGTATTAGGCCATCCCAATGCAGAGTGCCGATATGTAGGCATGAAATGTATTGGTATGGATAAAGTAATGAATCATAAGAGGACAAAGGTGATTCACAAGGATAATAGCAAGGGTCAGGTTTTGTTTATGATTGGTGGTATATTTGATGAGCCTGTAGCTTATGTAAAGGTTGTTAATAGTACACAAGAGCCAGATGGTAGTTATAAAGACTATTATCTATGTGTTCCACCTACTTGTAAAACTTGTTCTGAAGCTGTCAGTTGGACTTTTGGCTTAACTGCTGATAGCTATCGTCCAGAGCAGGAGACATAGGCTGCGATAAAAAATTGAAAAGTTCTAGTGCTTGTACTGAGGGGCAAAGGAGGGACAAAGATGTTGGAACAGGCACTAGAACATTTGAAGCAGGATGAGTTTAGGGAAGCAATGATGCTTCTTTTGTCTAATCCTGATAAGTTTTCTTCTGAAGATAGGAAGAAGATTTCTAAGTATTGTTTATCATCATGTCCAGATATGGCAGATGAAATCTTTACATTGTGTAAGGTTAAGTCTGATACTGAAATGATGAAGCAAGCATTTCAGCATATCAAGCTTAGTAATAACAATACTCTTATCTACGCTATTGAATTGGGCCTTGATGCTGTAGCTGAAAGGCTAGTATCAGAGGGCAAGGTCAATAACTTAGATGCTGCCATTTATAAATGTTTGCTTTTGCAGAATGGTGTTCTAGCTGGCAAGCTATTGGATATTAAAGCAAAAAGGCAAGCTGAGAAGAACCAGCAATCCTGAGCCTGCGATAAAAATAAGTTATTCTCTAGTGGGCAACATTACTCTAGGAGGGACAACAAATGACTCATGCTGAAAAATTAGAACAGATTGAAAAATTCAATGAGCTTGCTCAGAATGGTGAGTGGGAGCAAGCGATAGATATGGTTATATCAGACTTTGATATAAGTTTGTTTAACCTTTCTTCCCGCAAGAAGTTTGTCCAGTATTGCAAAGATAATGTTACTGAAGATAACGATATTTCTAATAAAAATAAGGTTGTAATTTTCAAGTCTATTGAATCTTTGAGGGTTGTTACAGATAAGTTATTAGGTGTGCCGATTGCTGAAGAGAAGATAAATTCTCTCCATTCATTTATCCGTATGGGATATGGAATTACTGATTTTAGCAGGGATAAAATAGACTTTTTTTCTAGCATAGATTTTGCTAAGAATGAGTATTCTTATAACAAATTTGTTGGTGTATTCTTCAATAAAATGAATTTTTCGCATCCTGAGATAAATTGGTATATTACTAAGATTATGGATAGTGCTGGTAGGCATAGGTATAACATTAGTTTGGAGAACTCTAAGAAGTTGTTAGACATAGGTTTTTCTGAAAGTTATCCATTTAATATGGAAGGATTGTTTTCTATTGATAAATCTCTTATCAATAGAACTACTAAAATAGTTCTTGATAAAAAGAATACAGATTTGGCCAATTACTTATTTACTGCTTGCTGTGAGAGAAACAATAGAGAATATATTGTTTCTTTGCTTGATAATGGATTTAAGTCTATTACCAATGGAATTCAGATTGCAATAAATAGTAATCATTTTGGTCTTGCTACGCTTATATTGAAGTATAAGCCTAGAAAGTTCAGCCTTAGCATGGTTCAATGGCTTATGGACAGATACCACAATCTTGCTAGGAGGTATTCAGATCGCATTCTTACTATTGTGGATAAATATGCAAAATATGATGTATCTACTAGTAAAAGTTATGCTGAAGAAGCAACTAAGCATGCTAAGCTTAGTGTTGATGTTATCAATTGCATTCAATATTCACTTGATAGAAAGCCAGATGAAAGTTGTTTGAGCTATATCAAAACAGTTGCTAATGATGCCTCTCATTATTTGGATAAGATTAAAAACATTGGTTTAGAGATTGAATCCTATAATATTCCAGCGTTTAGGTGTTTTGATAATGACTTGCGACAAATGGATTCTTATCAATCTAATGTTGCTCGTTAGACTGCGATAAAAAATGGCTATTGGTTAGTAGTCATGCTCATCAAGGTGGTCTTGGTGAGAAAAGTAACCCTGCGATAAGTTATCGCAGTTTGCTAGTGTGTGCCGGTGGTGTTTATTACTTTGTTGTTAAGGAGGGTTAATACTATGGCTCGTACCAAATCTGCTTCTACTGTGTGGCTTGAGAATGTTTTGACTTCTAATCCTGATCTGCGTTTTGCAGAGGCAGTTGGCCATCCTGACTATGCCAGCAATGGCTTCAACTTCGATGCTGCGTATTTCAACGCAATTAAGTGTCGATATAAGAAGTCCCTTACTGGGGCTGGTGTTGGTACTGGTGGGTCTGTTGCTGTTGTTTCTCCGTCTCAGACTTCCGTAACTGATCGACAGAATTATGATTATGACTCTGATACAACAGAGATGATTCCATCTGTCGATCCGCACTATGTGCTGACTGGAGAGAACATTTCCTTCTTTGAATTGGTTCAGAAAATGTCTGATTCAAAGAATGTGAATGTGCGTCTGGTTGGGCCAGCTGGTTGTGGTAAGACTAGCTTTGCCAGCCAATATGCTGCAAAGTATAACTTGCCTCTTATGGTTGTCAACTGTGCGAATGTGCGTGAACCAAGAGATTGGTTCGGCTATCGCAAGTTGGATCAAGATAAGAATCTTGTCTGGCATGAAAGTCTCTTTGTTAGGATGCTAGAGACTCCTAATGCTGTTATCGTGCTGGACGAAACGAATCGTTGTCCTATGCACACACTTAACACTTTGTATCCTCTGCTTGACCATCGTAGGTCTAGCTATCTTGAGGAGGCTAATCGTACTCTAACTGTTGCAGAAGGCGTTACCTTTTGGGCAGCTATGAACGAGGGCAATCAGTTTACTGGTACTACTCAGCTAGACGAGGCTTTTGCTGATCGTACTGGTCTGGTGCATGAGTGTAAGTTTCTTTCTCTAGAGGACGAGACACTTGTGTTGCACAATCGTACTGGTCTTGATAAAGCAAACTCGTTAAAGCTAGTGGAGATTGCCGATCAAGTGCGTAAGAAAGCACTTATGGATAGTGGTGATAGCTTTAGCAAGCCTATCTCTACTCGTATGCTTGAGGAGGCTGCTGCTGCGTTTGTGATTGGGGGGCCTAATACTATGGTCTATACTCTGCTTAATCACTTTAGTTCAAGTGGTGGCACTACTAGCGAGCGTCATAACTTGAAGACTCTACTGACTGGTAAGTTTGGCCAGCTGTAAGGTTTTAGTTGTTTTTTCTGCCCCCTACCCATATAACTTATGGGTAGGGGTTTTTTCGTTGACGAAAACAACCCTGCGATAAAAAATAGATTATCTCTAGTGTGTGTGGTGGTAAGGTAACTTAAAGGAGGGCCAAAAAATGAGCAATAATGATGATGGCTTGTTTGACTTTGACAATGAGGATTTGGATTTGGAGAAAGATTTGCGTGGCCCTTCTAAGTTTGATGCTTCAAGTATTCCAGATGACCACCCATATCTTCCACAGAATCAAAATAAGGCTCCGAAGACTTACGATGTTACCAACTGGCATGAAGGTCAGTTTGGTCAACGCACTAGCTGGTACACTTCCTTCACTCCGATGAAGTCTACTTCAGAGTATCTCCGTAGTAGCAGCTATGGTAGCTATGGATATTATGATAACTATTCTTCTTACAAGAAGAAAACTGATACTGAAGTTATTTTGCAAGAGCAATTGCATGAAGTTCTGAAAGAGCTTAACAAGACTATCAATCTTACCAGTAACTCTAATACTGGCAAAGAGGAAGTTCTTAATGTTAAGTATTCTAATGGCATGGTTGTTAATGATCTAATGTCTAACACTTTGTTTGTTTCTCCTAATGTTATGCTGGAGAATGAAGAAAAATTAAAGAGTGGCGACACTTATTATGACTCTCTTGATGGTCTTAATGGTCAAGCTATGTTGTGTGCCTTTATGAAAAAGGGCATTCATGCTGATGCTAACATTCAGTACAAAGAGAGTGCGTCTTGGGCTACTCGTAATATCTTTATGTCAGATATTCAATCTACTGCTGCTGGTGAAGTGTTTAGCAAGTGGCCTGGCTTTATGAGCTATATCACACAACAGATGACTGTATTTGGTGTGCGTAAAGATGTAGTTCTCAATCGCTTTCGTCAGGAAGTTATTCTTCTTGATGATCTAGTTGAGTGCCTTTGCTATAATCGTCTTGCACCAGATAAGATTGACTATAGTATGTTCGACGAAGAAATTGTTAAGAAGATGCTGCTTGCAGATAAAGACTTCAACGATATGATGGATATTGATTGTGAGTCTGCTTTAAGATTCCAGAAAGCAATTCGCATCTATGAGAATGTTCGTGATATTCTCAATCTTAATTCGATGGATTTGAATGCTAGGTTTAATGCTTCTGGTATGAGTGTTCCAGCAAAACCTACAGATGATAGTGTTGACGAATCACTTTCTGGCAAGAAAGAGATTAAAGATGAGCCTTCTGAATTGAAGCGAGACTTTACTGGCGACAATAGTTACAACAATCATAAAGAGATTGAAGGTGATATTGTCTCTGGTATTCTTGACCACAATAAGAAGATGAAAGAAAGACTGAAGGAGTTGGAAGATAAGTTGGCTAGTGATCTCAGTCAGATGGAGATTCTGAATGATGTTACTTACAAAATGATGATTCCTCCAGTCAATAAGGAACAGATTGCTGATTATGATAACTATGTCCGTAGCAATCGTAAAGCTATCGACAGTATCAAAAATGGTATGATGTTCCATAACAATCATCCTAATGTCTTCAGTTATGGTTTGACTGATGGCGATATTGATGAACATGCTCTCTATAAGATTCACTTTGGAGAATGTCAGCGTATCTTTGAGCGCAAAGATATAATTGGTGATAAGAGCTATCATGTTACTTTGGTTATTGACCAATCTGGTAGCATGGGTGGAGGAAAGATTACTGAAGCTGCAAAGCTATGTATCTTGTTCTCTGAGGCTTTAAAGTATCTCAAAGCTACAGAAGTGTCTATCTATGGTTTTGAGACGCATGATATTCGCACTTGGGTCTATAAGGATAAGATTTATGATAAGACTAAGGCTTTGATTCATGCTAAAGAAGATGGTGGTACTGCAATGGGATACCATTTGGGTTCTATTGGTGATAAGGTACTCACTCAGTATGGGGAGTTTGATAACAAGTTTATGTTTGTTATCTGTGATGGTGGCCCTACTCATGCACCTGAAGGTATGCACCCAAAACAGCATACTGCTAAGGTTATTCAGAAGTTGCGACAGAAAGGTATCAAAGTATATGGGATTGGTATCCTGAATGCTTTTGATGATTCTACTGGCAATGATATATTCGGTGAAGGAAACTTTACTGTAATCAATGATATTGCTGGTAGTCTTCCTGTCCTTTGCAATAGGATGCGTAAGTATCTGCAAAAGACTTCTAAGGCGTGATAGCAAAAGGGGGCTGAGATAAAAACTCAGCCCCCCTTAGTTGTCAAAAGAAAAGAGGTGTGCAATGGTAAGTAAAGAATTCATTCTGGCAGGGAGAGCAATCTTCTCTATTACTATACCAGAGGGTTTTGCTAAGAAGAATAAGATTGCCACCTCTTTCATCTACAGAGTAGCTAAGAAGCCAGACGCTTCTGTTTACTTTGTCAGTATCATGGATGCTGCTAACAATGATTATCAATACATTGGTATGTTAAGTGCAGATACTGGTGAGGTCAACCTTACCCGCAGTTCGCATATCAACACCGAAAGTTTGGTCTATAAGCTAATCAATAGAATCCTACAAAATATTTGGGGTGGAACTAGCGATAAGATTATAGAGTCAGGATTCCAAGTTGAACACTTGGGCAAGTGTGGAAGGTGCGGATGCAAATTACTAACCAAAGAATCGATGGTTAGAGGCATCGGTCCAGAATGTCTAGCTATGTTAGGATTGAGCTAGCATTAAATATAAACTATAAAGGTTCCCAGCCTCTTAATGGGACCGTGTACTTAATAAGGGGGTGCCCAATGCAACCCGGGAATACTCACAAGGTCCTGATCAATAATAAATGGCAAGGGGCAATCATAGTCAGGGAGAGACCAGATATCTATGAAGTAAGACTGAGTGATTCTAATTCAGTCATAGGCATTCGAAAATCGTTTCTAAAGGCCTTTCGACCCCTGCCCAAGGGACTTGGATCAGATAGCCCCCTGATCGCCCGTTTTAGGGCCATAAATTATGATGAGCTGCTTAGACTGGTGCTGCAGGCAAGCAAGTTCTTAGACCCCGGGGAAGTGCTCAAAATAAACCAAGATGGTTCGATATCTGATGGTTCCGGAGCTGTAACAATCAAAGTTGGGACAATGGATCAGGTTACTGATGAATTCATTGAAGAGGTCCCAGCATGGGTTATTACTCTTAATGACCCATATGTTGGCACCAGCGTCGTAGCCACTTGTGTGGAGGCCCTTCCTGCTGCAGAGGCTTTTACTAAAGCTTGGTATCACAGAAAAGCTACTCTTTACTTCGATACTTTGAGACTAAGTACTTTTAGGATATTAGTCTGACTGCGATAAAAAATAAGTTATTCCTAGGGAGTATAACAAACGAAAAGGAGGTGTCGAATGGAAACAACACTTAACGACAGGTTCGCAGTTGGTAAGGATGTTATTGTTATGGCTACTAAAGCTGTTGGCAAAGTAGTAAAGCATGAAGGGGGCGAAGGGGAACTTCGTCAGACTAGAGTTTCTTTTGGGAGTTATGAAAAGGTCTACGATCAGTATTATCTGGCACCATATAAGAAAATCAGATCTGATGCTCTGGATACCTTTTGTTTGCTAGTTGACAATCTGGTTGAATCTATTAATAATGTTTGCACTAAATTCAATCTGCCTAAAGTGCAATATAGTGATGGTCGAATTTTTGATAGTGTTTATGGACTGAGTTTAACTCCTACTGTATCATATCGTCATAGTATTAGTGGGTTTATTGAATATTGCTGTTGGGAGATGTCTATCAGCAGTACTATGTCTAAGGATCATGGATGGGATGGCACTATTCATGTTTTTGAAGAAATGAATGAAGTTATGACTAGCATTTATAATGCTACTAAGGTATATGTTGCGGAGTTAGCTAAGATCGCTGTTAATCATGCAGTTAATAAAGAATTTGAATAATGATTTAAAGAGCCACCGATTGGACTTGAACCAACAATGAGAAAACTCGCCGGTTTACAAAACCGGTCCCTTACCATTCGGGGCACGGTGGCGTGATACTTTATTATAGTTCGCCTGCGATAAAAATCCAATACATCTTAGTTTGCAAAGGAGGGCCAACAATGCAAACGATTCTTCATACTTTTCAATTCTGCGAACATAACTTTCATTATGTGCAAGCCCCTTGTCCTACATCCCACGCCGTCACCCATGAGGTGGTTGGCGTGACGAAGGATGATTCAGAGTTCCTCTATTCCAATGAGGAACTACTTCATGCTGTTTTTGAATATGGCAGGATAATCTGGTTATCTAAGAAGGACGAACTAAAAGAAGAAAGTGTGCCAAGTATGACGCTTGATGAGGCTCAAAAGTTAGGCGAAGGCATGGAAGTTAATTATCAAGGCTATTCTTGTCTGATAAGGAAAGTCATGTTCTTCGGTGGGAACCATCCTTACTGGATATTGGCCCCAGAGATGGGAATGCCGAAACAAATGCGTGTGAAGGTGGGAGGAGGCCCTATTAGCTATGCTGCTTGCCAGCCTGTTGGGCTGCGATAAATTTTCGAAGAATACTGTGGATTGGGAAAAAATGATTGCCGTATAATTCCCTGTGCGGAGGTGGTCTCTGCACTAAGTTTAATCTGTGTTTGATTTTAAGTGTATAAAGGAGTATTAGCACATGAACCCTAAATTTGCCACCAACAATCGCTACGAAGATAATCCCCAGTTCAACATTGGTCTACTTGGCAAATTTGTTTGTCTAAGTTGCAACAAGAAGATGCTTTCTGACATTAAGGATATTATTTCCAATGATGGAGAAAGCAGCAAGGATTTTACTAACTTCTTGGATGATGCTGTAAGAATGATGGCTTGCGAAGGCACTACTTCGGAAACGGAAGAGTATCAGATTGCTCGGTTCGATGGTGTTTACACCATTCACATGACCCAGGAATTTGCAAAGGATGTTTCTTATTGTTTGTACGATATTCTAAGATCTCAAACTAGCAATCATCCTAGGGCCAATGTGGTGTTTGCTCTTAGCAAACGGTTGAACCTAGCTGCTGAAGGTGATTTCAAGGCACTTCAGACAACTGCTGCCGGTAGGCAGATGCCTCCTCCGATGCCTTACCCGATGTTTGGCTACTATCCTCCACAGCCCCGTGGCGGGAGGTTTAGTTATGGCCGGTAAATTGATTAGGCTTCATAAGGTTAAGATTCGCAAACCTTTGGAAGTTTCTAATGGGAAGATGGTTTT